GCAGGAGACGTTCCGATTGCGCCCTGTCCGCCTTTTCCTCCTGGTGCAGTGAGCAGGTAGGAACTCGCTCCGAACTGAAGTGTTGTGGCAGTTCCGTCGCCTCCATCGCCCCCGTTCGGAAACGGCGAGACCTCGCCCATGCCACCGAAGCCGCCCGCACCGCCCGCACCGGGGGTAATCGCCAATGTCGCCGCCGTGGATGTAAAGAGATGCTGCAGTGTATAGCCAGCTCCCCCTCCCCCACCAGAGGTGCCTGGGACGGTTCCGCCACCACCTCCGCCTCCGCCCCCAACAAGGGTTACATGCGCCTGTGTATAGCCCTCGGGCCAGGCGAGACTCGGCGTGCTCTCGGTAATGTAGTAGACAACCTCGCTCGTTGCTCCTCCACCTCCGCCGCCTCCGCCGAGGGTCACCGCTGCACTCAACGTCCCGCAGACATCCAAATTCCCGTAGATATAGGTTTTGTTGCTTGTGACAACGAGACGGGTGGACTGTCCCACTGCAACTCCAAGCGCTCCGGTTCCATAACTCTCGGTTTGGGCCTGGAACAGCCCCGTCCCCGAGACATCCCAGAAGGTAAAGGCGGGTTCCGTCTCGGACCCCGGCCCCGAAAAGAACGCGCTCGACCTCGTGGTCGAGTTGCAGAGGGTGCCGTTCGAGAGTTCGACGCCCCCGATGAAATTGCTCGTGTACGAGTCGTTGGTCATGTTGCCCCCCGAGTAGATGGTGACGCCACTGTCCCAGGGAGTCTGGCCGACGGCGGCGGTACTGGCGATAACCTGCCCACTTGTTAGAGTGACCCCGCCAATGGTATTGATTGAATTGGAGGTCGTTCCCAGCAGCGCACCGCTAAATGTGAGGTTGCCGTCACTGATGTCGAGCGTGCGGGTGCCATCCGTTGTGCCTCGAATGTACCGCGAGGCGGTCATCCCGCCCAACGACACATCTCCGGTGTTCAAGATGGACATGCGATTCACGCCGCCCGTTGAGAACCCAAGCCTACCGAATGCATGCAGATAGAGCCCTGTGGTCGAATCATTGCTGAACGTAAAGGAGGGAGCCGAGGCTGTTCCATTTGAGGCAATTGTGCCACCACCGCCACCGCCGCCTCCACCGCCACCTCCCCCCGAGGACGAACTAAAGTTTCCGCAGACATCCAGATTTCCGAAGATATACGTGGTGCTAGTCCCGACAACGAGGCGCGGGACCTGGTTCACGGTGATGCCGATGGACCCAGGCCCATAGGTCTCGTCGTCTTGATAGAACCCCGTTCCCGAGACGTCCCAGAAGGTAATCGCAGGCGTCGTCGATGACCCCCGGTTCGCAAAGAACGTACCTGACCTCGTGGTCGAGTTGCTGAGGGTGCCGTTCGAGAGTGTGACGCCTCCAATAGAATTGCTCGTGGTCGAGCCAGTGAAGAGGCGCCCCGCGCTCAAATCGATGCCTCCGATGCTATTGCTCGAGTTCGAGAAATTGCTAATGGCTCCGATGGATGTCCCTTCCCCCACTGTGAATGACCCCCCTGCGAAGCGCGCGATGGTGGCGGAAACCAGACCACTTTCCAGAGTCACTCCTGCGATGATACTCCTCGTACCCGGGGCGGTGAGGGTCCCGTTTTCCAGAGTCACTCCTCCGATGGAATTGCTCCCGGTCGAATTCGTGGAGCGAAACACCCCTGAGCGCGTCGTCCCCGAGTTGCTGAGGTTCCCCCCGCTGATATCGAAGGTGCTTGGAATCAGGGCATTCCGGAGGTAGCCTGAGGCAATGAGGTTCGTCGACGTCGTTGTGCCGGAGTTGCTGAGGTTCCCCCCGCTGATATCGAAGGTGCTTGGAGTCAATGCATTCCGGAGGTAGCCTGAGGCAATGAGGTTCGTCGACGTCGTTGTGCCGGAGTTGCTGAGGTTGCCCCCGCTGATATCGAAGGTGGTTGGAATCAGGGCATTCCGGAGATAGGTCGCCACGAGGCCGGCTGTCGTATGGACTCCCGAGTTGCTGAGGTTGCCCCCGCTGATATCGAAGGTGCTTGGAGTCAATGCATTCCGGACAATCGGTGCGCGGACAATGCCAGCTGCACTCATGCAGATGTCCAGGTTTGCGAGCGTGACTCCGCCAAGTGTATTGGACGTGGAGGCTGCTGTGACAAGCGCCCCGGTCGACGACACGAGCGAGGTTCCGGAGACATCAATCGTCCCGTTGCTGAAGGTGATGTTGCCAGTCCTCCCAATCACGCGAAGGACACCGGAGACGTCGAGGGCATTGGAGGGGGTTCTCGTCCCGATGCCGATGTTGGAGTTGGAAATCCGCATCCGCTCTGTTCCGCCTGCCGTGAAGCCGACCATGTTCGCGCCCGGGAAGAAGATTCCCGTTGAGCGGTCATCGGAGAAGGTGTAGTGAGGTGCAGTTTGCGTGCCGCCGGGTCCGTTGTAGACGTTCGCCGAGATGTCTCCCGACACATCCAGCGCAACGCGAGGGTTCAGGGTTCCAATGCCCACGAAGCCTCCCGAAATACACATGCGCGCCCGTCCGGTCGTGGCAAAGCCGAGGACTGATGTGTTGTGAAGGTAAAGTCCCGTTGCAGCGTCATTGGAAAACGTGAACGAGGGCGCAGCTGCTGTTCCGTTGGTTGCGATGGTTCCGCTGCCTCCGCCCCCTCCGCCTCCTCCGCCACTGATTCCTGCTGCTGCACTCAATGCCCCGCAGACATCCAGGTCTCCATAGATATAGGTTTTGTTGCTGGCGACGACAAGCCGAGTCATGCCGTTCACAGAAATCCCAACAGCCCCCGTGCCGTAGCTCGCATCCGAGGCTTGATACATGCCCGACGACAGGTCGCGGAAGCCGTAGATAGGCGTGGCGGCAGTTCCGCTTCCCACGATGAAGCGGTCTGACACATAGAGAGACCCATTGACATCAAGCGAGTAGGCCGGGTAGGGATTCTGAACTCCGACCTTCCCGCGGAAGTAGCTAATCCCACTGACATCCAAGGCTGTCTCAGGGGTCGACGTGTTCACACCCAGCCGTCCCAGCGAGAGGTCGCCATAGAGAAACTGTCCGAGCTGAAAGCGGTAGTTCCCATTTCCAGCCGAGAGGTCCGCCCCGATGAGGATATTGTAGCTGCCGTCCCCCATCGTGACATTGGGACCGAGGAGAACGTTCTTGAATCCGCGCCCAGTGATATCCGTCCTATCTCCGACGGCAACGTTGGAGGACGAGTTCGACACACCATCTAGCGAGAACGCACCGAGGGCGACGTTGTTGGACGAGTTGACGGCTCCTCCCATGGCACTGTAGCCAATTCCAACGTTGGACGCCGTATTGCTCGCATAGACACCCGCATTGGCCCCAATGTAGGTATTGTCATTGGAGTCGCTGATGACAAGGGCATCCGCCTTGATACGGGAGGCGATGACCTCGCTCACATTGGAGATAGACAGCGAGGGAACGAATCCCGTCCCCGGCTGGTATTTATACGTCGGTCGAAAGACGTTCACGAGCAGGTCCTGAACGTTACTCGTACTGCTCATTGTTCTCTCTCTCCAGAATATCGTTTAGGTGTTTTCTGCGGTAAGTATACAGCACGAATGTCCGGCTATACCCTGTTCCCCATCAAGTCGTCCGAGGAGCACCTGTACAAGATGTACAAGCAAGCCGTCGGCTCGTTTTGGACGCCGGAGGAGATTGCCTTCGGAAAGGACGCCGAGGACTGGGCGAAGCTGACCGCCGAGGAGCAGCATTTCATCAAGCAGGTGCTGGCCTTCTTTGCAGGGTCGGACGGCATCGTCCAGGAGAACCTGGCGAGCCGCTTCCAGCGCGAGGTGACCTCTCCCGTGGTCAAGCTGTTTTACTCCTTCCAGAACGCGATGGAGGGCATCCACAGCGAGACGTACTCGCTCCTCATCGACACCTACGTCAAGGACAAGCAGGAGCAGCATACCCTCTTCAATGCCATCGACACCATCCCCTGCATTGGACGGAAGGCGGCGTGGGCGGTGAAGTGGATTGACTCCCAGGCCGACTTTGCCAAGCGGTTGGTCGCCTTTGCGGCTGTGGAGGGCATCTTCTTCAGCGGCGCCTTCTGCTCGATTTACTGGCTCAAGAAGCGTGGTCTCATGCCAGGGCTGACCTTTAGCAACGAGCTCATCTCTCGCGATGAGGGCCTCCATACGCTCTTCGCAGTGGCGCTCTACCATACGCTTCCTCAGCCGCTGTCCCCCGAGGAGCTCAGGACCATCATCACCGAGGCCGTGGAGATTGAGCAGGACTTCATCACCGAGGCGCTGCCGTGCAGCCTCATCGGCATGAACGCCAAGCTCATGAAGCAGTACATCGCGTTCGTGGCGGACCGTCTCCTCGTCCAGTTGGGCGGAGAGAAGGTCTACAAGGTGTCCAATCCGTTTGATTTCATGGAGCTCATCTCGCTGGAGGGCAAGACGAACTTCTTTGAGAAGAAGGTCTCCGAGTACTCGCGCCCCACAGAGAGTGTCGATGCGATTCGGTTTGATGATGAGTTTTAATCCCACGAGGGGTCGCCGAGCGAGGAAAACGACCCGCCGCGGTCGTGGTCGTTCCTGAACAGTCAATACATAATGACGTTGCCCGCGGGGGTCACGACCTTCTCATCACCTTCCTTCGACGGCACGGTGGGAACGAAGCCCTCCTTGGGGACGGCCAGACCGATGAGCCAGAACACGAGCGAGACCACCAGCAGAATCGCCAGGATAACAAGCGCATACTTGGCCAGCGTCCAAAGAAGTTCACCCATACTGTTGGAGTTCTTTGCGGCGTACGCGCCAATTCCGGCCGCAGCCATATTTCCGATGAAGCTATCTTCGCCACCTTTCATCTTTCGGCGTGCCATTTCTTCTAGTCTGAGAACAAAATGCGTGGACTCAAGGGATGGCTGCTCTTTCTCGCTGGACTTCTTGCCGCCTATGCGGTGATTCAAGCGGTAACGGGATGCACGTATGGGGGTCACGCTGGACTTGGAGGAACGGGAACGTTCAGCTGTGCCCGGCGTTAAACGGACGGGCTTCTTGTCCGACCTCCTTCACAAATGGAGTTTCTTCATGCCTCGCTTGCGCTTCTTGCGTCGATGGTGCTCGTGCTCGCCGGGATGGTCGGATGGCTCTATTGGCAGCAGACGCGCCTCTTCCAGAACATGAACAGCATCATCATGGTCATCGGAGAACTGACTCGCCCGCCCCCGCCGATGGAGGAGGAGCTGGTCGACCTCGTGGGACTCTCCGAGAAGGTCGGAGAGCAGATTGCCGAGCTCAAGGAGGAGACTCCTGCGCCGGAGGAGGATGACCGCGCGTCTGTCGAGCCGGAGGCCTCGAAGACGGATGTGGTGGAGGGACCCCCGCCGCCCCTGGACACGGATGGGCTGGAGTCCAAGTCCAAGAAGGAGCTGCAGGACATCCTCACCAAGCGCGGCATCCCGTTCGGGAAGGGAGACACCAAGACCGGTCTCATCTCGCTCCTCAAGGCAACGGCGTAAACATTTACAACCCTGACACATACGAAGACAATGAAATTGGTCTCCTTTGACGTTGGACTGCGGAATCTCGCCGTCTGCGTCCTCGAAGGAACCTCCCGGGCGGATGTCAAAATCGTCCACTGGGAGGTGATAGACGTTCTCGCAGAGCAGAGTGGATTGGACAATCCTCGCTGTTTTCGCTGTACCCAAGGCGCAACGTGGAAGCATGCCTCCGAAGGGACACTCGCCTGTTCGCGGCATATCCCCAAGCGCAAAGAGAAAGTGACCAAGTCCTCTCTCACGAAGCTGACCTCCGAGGAGCTCAAGGGGGAACTCGACCGCCTGGGACTCGTCTGCCCCACCAAGCGGAAGCCCGAGATGGTGACGATGCTCTACCTTCACGCACGCCAGAACACCTGGCTTCGATGCGTCAAGACGGTTCACACCGGGGCTGTGATGGAACTGGCACCCCATATCAAGGCCAGTCTAGACAAACGGGCGGCAGTCTGGCGGGGCTCTGACAAGGTGTGCTTTGAGAATCAGCCCGAGCGCAAGATGTTCGCCGTCCAGGCGATGCTCCAGATGTATTTCTGTTGCCAAGGCTTTGCCTGTGAGGGCGTGTCGGCGACCCACAAGCTGAACAACATCATTACCGTGGACGACCGTGTGGACAGCTACAAGGGGCGCAAGAAGACCGGCATTGTTCACGCCCAGGCCCTTGTTCCTCCTGTCTGGCTGGAGCACCTGAGCAAGCACCCGAAGAAGGACGACCTAGCGGATTCGTTTCTTCAGGGTCTTTGGGTTCTTGAGCATGCGACGGCGCAGCTTGTGCGTGCGTCTCCGGCGTCCTCCTGAGAGGGGGAGAACTCGAAGCTCCCCGGTGTCGGTCTGTCCAAAGCGAATCACACGAACGCCTGCAGGAACGCCTGTGGGGACGGTCCGTCCGGTCAGGACGGCCTTGAGATACGTCTGGGGTGGGTCTGGTCCGAGAACGCGCGTCGGGGAAAAGAGAACGGCGGAGGGAACATCCAAGCGCCGCAAGAGCTCAACCCGAGCCACGAGCGTGGGGTCATCTCCCTCGGGGGTAAAGAGGTCGGGCATGAACTCGAGTCCACCCCACTGGGTGCGAAGCTGCGCAACGAACGCTTTCCAGGCGAGGGCGGCAATGAGAGTCGGAGATGAAGGCACTGTCAGTCTCCCCTCAAGGACGTCGACGACACGAGCCCCGAAGGACGCCATCTTGGCGAGACTAGACTTGTCAGGTCCCCGAAGGACGGACTCCAGTGCATCACGGACCAACGGCTCACTTGGAGCCTCCGTCGTCGCCCAGGTGCGAGACACGGTAGTATACGTTGCAACAAGCGCGTCCAGATTTGCACGAGAGAGACGGAGAATTCGCGTCGGGTCTGGTGTGTCGAGGTCAGTGGAGAAGGAGCTCTCTGGAATCTCCAGGACATAGACGAAGAGCGGTGTCCAGGGAAGGGGCTTTGCCTCACCCTCCGCTGCGACTGGAACGTCCGTCCCATCCACCCCATGGGACACCGCTGCGAGAATCCGTCCCACAGGTTCGCGTCCTGGAGCCTCTTTGTCGGGACGTGGGGTCCAGTCTCGGGCTTGGTCCATCAGAGCGACCCAAGTGAGGTCGCGGGCCATCCAAACCCCGTTCGGTTTGGCACTGCGCGGAATCACCCGGCCACCCTCCTCCTTCCACGATGTGAAGGGTTTGTCCGCAATGTGGAGGAACCGGACCATTGTCTCTACGCGGTAGAACTTTCAGAAGGAACACCAGAGGAAGGTACAAGAATGGATACCGAGCTTCTCGTCAATCCAAAACTCGGCGGAACCGCGAGTCTGGAGACCGTGGACATCCCGACGCTCTCGTTCAATGACCTCCCGACCTCCGAAGCGCCTGCAGCCCCCGCTGCGCCCAGGCTTGTTCCCACCTTTGAGGAGACGGGCCCTGTGACCCTCGGTGGATTTGAGAACCTCAACGCGGAAGCCTTCGCGCCGGCGCCGACCCGGTCGGTCAAGATGTCCGACGATGTGGTGATGAAGGAGAAGTACGAGCTCCTGCGCAAGTTTGAGCGTCTCTCCAAGCTCGGTGTTCCGATGCGCAAGCGCTTCACCATCGACAGCCCGCTCGAGGAGATGAAGATGGAGCTGGAGTTCATCAAGCGCGAGAAGGCGATGGACTCGACCATCAAGCAGTTCTCCGAGTGGTTCGTCACGGGCATGTCCGGTCTTGAGTGGGGCTCCAAGAATGTTGGGATGATGAAGGCCTTCGGGCTTCAGCTCGATGGTCTCTCTGAGGCCGCGCAGATGAACGTCGTGGACCTGGAGGATGACTTCGAGGAGCTCTATGACCTCTATGGCGAGAACCTCAAGATGCACCCGATGGTGCGCATCCCGCTGCGTGTCTGCATGATGGTCTACATGGTTCACCTGACCAACCAGATGACCCGCAAGGCGCCCATCCCGAACATTGATGAGATTATGCGCCAGAACCCGGACATCGCTCGCTCTCTCGCTGCGGCCGCCATGCAGAACCAGTCCCAGCAGATGCGCGGCTCAGCCGCCGTTCCTCCTCCCCAGCCTCCGGCCAATCCCCTCGCAGGTCTCATGAGCTTCATGCAGCAGTCGGTTCCTCCTGCCCCTCCTCCGAACCTGATTCCCAAGGTCGCAGAGAACAAGCCCATTCAGATTGGCGCCGCCCCTCGGAAGTCCGCGATGAAGCCCATGGCCGCTCCCCCGAATCCGCCTCCTGCAGCTCCCTCCATGAAGCCGCCCTCGGTGAACATTGACGACCTCCTCAAGGACATCAAGCAGAGCGTTCTCCCGCCGTCGGGTCCTCCTCCTCCCCCGCCTGAGAAGATTAAGAAGCCCGGGAAGGCTGGCTCGACCGGGAAGAATTCTGTCGTGATTAAGCTGTAATGGGAGAGCCAATCGAGATTGACAAGATCCGCGTTGGCGACATTGTTCGCGTCGTCAACACAATGAACGACTCGACCTTCACCGTGCGAGAGATTACGCCCAGGGAGGATGGCTTTCGGTTCATCGTGGGTGCCCCCATCCCCCCTGCCACCCGCCTGATCCCAGGCGTCTTTGGAGGTCGTCCAGGAGTTGCCGGTCAGTACAATACCTTCTTTCTCGTCGAGAGGCCTCGCAGTCCGTCTCAGACGAAGCACTCTCGCATGCTCACAGAGCTCCAGATAGGCAAACCGCAACTTCCCGAAGACATCCTCAACTATAAACTCGCGCCAATGCTCGGACTCAAGAAGACAGCCAAGAAGGGAGGACGTCGCCGCAAAACGCGCAAGTCTCGCCGATAAACAATGAACCGCGTCCCTCTCGCAGCCCTCGAGGTTGGCAGGCAAGTCACGGCGCACCTGAAATGGCCGTTCATGGCCGACGAGCGTGTTGAAACAGGCCTCATCCAGAGCATTCAGGATGTGGGGCCTGCACGGATTGTCCGTGTCAATGGCATTGATATCTTTGCAACGGGAGCTCGCGACAGCCCGGGGTGGTTCACGGACTATGACCCTCCTGCACTCCCAGTCGTCCCTCGGGCCCGGGCCCAGACACCTCCTCGGCGGATTCGGGTTCCCAAAGTCGACCCCACGCCCCCGCGTCCACGCAGCACGGGAGCTCGTCGTCGCCGCCGGAATCAGACGCGCCGTCGTTAGGCAAACAGGAGAGGTGTCTTCGTATCATAGGCGGGTTGGTCGGCTTTGGGCTTCTCGGTCTCCGCCTCCTGGTTCGCCATGCCCTCGCGGTTCTTCATCGAGACGCCCGTAGAGATGATGATGAAGGCTGCCGTCAGCAGAATGGAAATGATGATGTCGCGGGTGCCAACGAAGCACACGGCAAACACCGCAAACCGGCGCAGGATGAGGTTGCGGTTGTATTCCTCTGGATTCGCACTGAACTCGTCCACGAGATGGCGCGACCCCAGATTGAGCGTGAGCAGCATAATGCCGAGGAAGAACTTATTGTCGTTCAGGGCTTCCATTGTTAGGTCCGGAGGTCTTTTTTACGCGCTTGCCGGCACGGAGGAGGTCTGTCCACCGCTCGGCTGGACACCGCCATAGCCACCAGAGGGAACGAACCGGTCCCGAACAAGCGCCGCGCCCGCGCTTCCCGTGGTCATCGGAACTTCAGAGGGTCCCTTGCGTCCGTCGGCGACGGGTGCGGCTCCGAAGAGAGAGGTTCCGATTCCTCCAAAGAACTCACGGCCATTCGCGAACCCCTCGGTGGGCTTGCTGGCGGGCGTCGTCGCGTCCGTCGTTTCCGTCTTCGGCTCAGGGGTCGGGACAATCGCCGCCTCGGCCGCCTTCGCATCCTTGGACTCCTGGTCGAGCGACGCTGCAACGGGATTCTCCGTCGGGGGCACAGGCGCCTGGGTATTCGTGACCGGAATGCACTGCTTCTTTCCCTTCTCCCCTCCATCCCAGGCATACCCGTTCGTGCAGGTACAGGTCTTCACGGCCCCCGCTGCATTTCCGGTTGCGTCCTTGCACGTCTTGGACTGAGAGTCCCAGATGGCCGCCGAGTTCTCGCAGGTACAGGCCGTCTCCGCCCCCGAGAACCCCTCCCAGACGTTCCACTTGGCACAACGCATGAAGGAGATGGTCAGGAGAATCGCGATGATGGGGCTCACGAACTTCCAGACGTAGACGATAGTTGCAAGGACTGCCGCCTTGCCGAGGGGTGTCGCGAGGATGTCCTTGACAACCTGCATCCCCGGGGTGAACGCAATATAGACAATCAGAGCTGCGATGACCGCCCACTCGGTATTCCGCGTCAGCTTCATTTGGTAACTCTGCACATTTTTCTATGCCCGTCTACACAATGGACTATACGTCGCTTGAGGAGGCGTATGGGTCGACGTTCGGACAACGGTCGCCCATCACGCAACAGCGAGCCAGTGAAGCGACGGATGCTCCCCTTCAGGTCTCCAAGCCCATCGAACAGCGGGGAGCCGAGTCCGTGGAGAAGCACAAGTCCCTCATTGACTCTGTCAAGAAGACCATTGGATATGACACGGACGTGAAGACGGAGTCCTTTGCGGCCCCTCCGCAGCAGCGTGAGCAGGTGCGTGAGCGGTTCGCCAGCTCGCAGCCTGCCAACATTGTCACGGACTTCAACCAGTCTGACAAACTCTCCCGGATTCTCCGCTTGATTGAGCAGAACAAGACGGGCTATGAACGCCCTGCGGTGCAGGACATGGTCCTGTACATCGCCACAGGCATCTTCTTTCTGTTTACCTTTGATACCTTTGTCGTCCTCGGAAAATCTATGCGGGGAAAGCAATGAAGCGCTCGTGGACCTCCTATGTTCGATATGCCGCCGCAGCCCTCCTCCTCTACCTCGTGTTTGTGTGGTCGCGTGAGCACATGGAGGGCGAGGAGCCCGAGTGCCCCGTCGGTCAGTCGGCAACCCAGGACAGCGACAAGTCCTGGCGGTGCAAATGCAATGACCCTGAACTGACGCTCCTCGACGGGGTCTGCAGTCCGCCGAAGAAACTGGTGGACCCGATGGACCCCAAGACCTGGTCTTACCGCACGTAGTTGACCGGATTCAGCCGCGTCTCAAAGGACGAGAAGTCCGTGAACCCATTGTCCAGCATCTCCACTTCAAACGTAAAACTGTTCTCACTGGTCCCGAACGTAATCGGGGCATTGAGAACACGACCCGTGACATCGCCAGGAGCAGACGTCGATGCAGCAGGACCCGCGTGGTACTTCAGCATGATGTGGAAGCGGTCCAGCGTACCAAGGGGAGGCGTATACCGAACGATGTTCTCCTCATCGACATTGTCGTTGTAGAAGATAGTGAGGTCGTTCCCCGTCGAGGCCTTCGTGAAGTTGGGGTTTGCAATGCGGGCAAAGGTATTGTCAATGAACCCCGCCTTGTTCGCGCCATAGGCGGTCTCGTCCATCTTGTCGAGTCCCTCGAGGGAGAGGAGCACATAGTTGCTCGTGAAGTTGTCGGTCTGCGGAGCTGCGATGATGGCAGACTTCAGCCGAAGGGAGACCACGCTCTGGAGGGGGCGTGGGAGATAGACGACGTAATCGCCCGGGTCCGATGCGCTCGCACCAGCATTGACCTTGACGTACTTGGTCGGGTCACGGTCCCGAGAGTCAATGAGAATCGTCTTCTTGACGGTGCGAAGCTCCTTCACAGGCTGCGTGGTCCGCACAAGGGTTCCGTTGCGGTCAAAGTTCATTACTTCTTGCCACGAGATGTTTTCCGTGCAAGGTCCGCATCTGCAGTTCGATACGTCTTGCCATGCGTGACGAAGGAATGAACCCGTGCCATGCCCCAGGCGTGCTGTGAGGCTCCAGGGCGATGTCCCGTCCTCCAGGCGGCCATCCCGCGGTTGTAGACCTGCCGCAGCGTCTTCGTGGGAACCTTGGTGCAGCGTGAAATCTGAGGCAGACTCTTCGCCGTGGGACAGACCTTGCGGAACCGTGCGGTATAGCTGGACCTGCGGGTGGTCACGCCCTTGTCCGTCCTGAAGGGAGTATAGGCTCTGGGATTCCGCCAGGACATCCGAGTCCGACGTGTTGCGTCACGTTTGCGCTCGCGGGTCTTCCGGGTAGAAAGACCGCGCGAATACTTAGCCGGCCAGTACATTGTTTTCCCGCGCGTTTAAAAACAAAGCGATGGGCGATGCCACCTCGACAGCCGAGCTGTCCAAGGACATTCACTGGACAGAGCGACTCGAAGAGTATTTCGTGACAACGGGTGAAAAGGCCAATTGCCTTGCCTGGGTGCACAAGAAGTCCGAGGAACTGTTTAGTGTGCGCAAGACCTTTATTGATTTGCCGGTCATTGTGGGGTCGGGGGTGATTGCTTTTTTGAACGCCGGCTCGCAGTCCATGTTTGAGGACGCGCGCCTGGCCTCGATTTCTCTCGGTGTGGGCTCGCTGGTTGTCGGCATTCTGAACACCATGGGGACGTACTTCGGCTGGGCCAAGCGTGCAGAAGGCCACCGGATTTCTGCGATTAATTACGCGAAGCTGTATCGCTTTATTGCTGTGGAACTCGCGCTCCCCCGAGATGAACGTCTCTCGCCGCATGACTTCCTCAAGATGGTCAAAGATAGCTACGACCGTCTTGCCGAGATTAGCCCGCTTGTTCCGGCTGCCATCATTCACAAGTTCCAGAAGCGATTCAAAAAGGTCCATGATATCGCCAAGCCCGAGGAAGCGAACGGACTCCACAAGATTGAAGTCTATCGTCAGCCTGGCGATGATGTCAAGTCTCCGGACACTCGGTTTAGTCTCAAAGATGCGCCCAGCTTCACCCAGGAGAATCCCATGCGGGGCGCCAAGCCCACCAAGCCTATGGAGCGCGTCCCGTCAACCGAAGAGCTGGAGGACATTGCCAAGTCCGTCCAGATTCCATCGCTTCCGAAGGCTATCGCGCGGGCGGCTGAAGCGTCATTACCCTAACCGTATACGACCGCTTCTTGTAGAGCGCATTCCGCTCTTGGAACTGCCGACGAAATTGAGGGTCGACAAGGTCCAGAATCAGCGGATGAGTCGTGCGCGCAGACTTCTCCACGCGGAGAATCCGCCCGACAATCTGGTCGACATCCGGGCGGGGAGTCGCCATGACCAGGGTATTGAGTGTTGGGACATCAAAGCCTTCCTTGCACATCGCGTACGTCGCAAGGAGAACCGTCTTGGTCGCGCAGAACTCGGCCCGGGCGGCTGCCTTGACATCCGTGGAGAGAATGGCCGAGCGTCCCCGAAGCTCCTCCGGAAGCGCCGCCAAGATATCCTTCGTGTGCTGCACTCGGTCGGTCAAGACAAGGACCTGGCGTTGGGGCTCATCGTCCAGCACATCGGTCAGAATCTCCACAAGCCACTTGGTTCTGACTCCGCAGTCTGCTAGTTTATTCACCATGAGACTCGTGAACATCACGCCCTGCGCATTGTAGAGAATCTCGTTGAACACGGGGTCCTCGTTTTTGTACTCATAGACCTCCACGTGGACGCCACGGTCTTCCTTGTCGCCCGTGTCGGAGGTATAGAGCAGCGGTCCCAGAAACCAATTCGCGACGAACATCAGCCCATCCTTCCGAGAGGGCGTTGCCGACAACCCCAGCATATACTTGCTCGTGACCTTGGGCAGGGCCTGCACGAAGACCTCGGACGCAATGTGGTGGCACTCATCGACGATGACGAGGCCCAGGGGTCGGAAGGTCACAATGGGAATGGACTTCATGGACAGCGTCTGGAGCATCGCGATAATGACGTCCTTTCCGTCGAGTTCACAGAGGTCTCCCTGAATCCGCCCAATGCGAGCGTTCGGCAAGAACATCTTGACACGCTCCTCCCACTGGTCGCGCAAGAAGGAGTTGTGGACAATGACCAGCGTCGGGAGCTTCAGCTGACTCGCAATGTAGAGCGCACAGACAGTCTTGCCTCCTCCGGTGTGGAGACTGAGGATTCCGTCATGCGGCTCGGGCTTGAGAAAGGCGTCGACGACGGGCTGTTGGATGGGGCGAAGACTTCCGGCAAAGGTCCAGAACTCATCTGGCGTCTGGGGAACATCGCGGGTGGTGGAGGTTGGGGGTCCGTACGTGGACATCCCGAAGTGTTTGGGGAGGTACAGGCAATCAGGTGCCTCACCATACACTTTGTAGCGTGGAACTGCATTCGGGTTGGAGACAAAGACCTTCGGCACCATCGGCTTCACGGTCAGGGTCTTCCGCAGCTCCTCGAGAGGAGGGTTCGTGGATTTGAGAAGTTTATATCCATTGAGAGTCAGCATTACACTTACTCCACAGGAGTGCGCACGGTCCGTTTTAGCTTCACCTCCGCCACATTGACGCGGAGCGACTGGAACAGCATCTCGTCAAAGACATCCTGGACGCGGCGGCAGCCCACGTCCATGGCCGAGAACAGGATGGACGGGTGGATGGCCGTCTGAATCTGGACATGCTCAAACGGGTCCACATCGTTGTTCATCGCATGGAGGATGTTGCGGACATACGAGAGCACGTCACGGCTCGTCATGTAGAACTCATTGGACTTCTTGGTGTGGTCGCCCGGGGTGTAGACCACGCGAACCATGTCCACGTGCGTGTCATCGTCATACATCTGGATGATATCGTCAGCTCCCCGGCGGCGAGTGAAGTACAGCTTGGCCTTCTGCATTTGATACTCTCCTACGTGCAGCCTCTAAATTGAAGTCTCCGCGTCATCCAGCACGGTCGCTTCATACGGGTCCCGGCCCTCGCGAAAGGGCACGGCTTCATAGTCGCCATAATTGCCATTGTCCACACCTGCGCCGGCATTGGAGGCTGCAATATCCCCTCCCTCCACGGTATCTTGCGGGAGTCCGACCCCGACGTCCACGAGATGCGAGAGGTCGACACGCCCCATCTGGGTCCGTTCGGCCAGGTCAATGATAGTCGGGGCCATCCCCAGCTTGGCGAGTTCCATATTGACTTCACGCTCCAAGTCCGTGAAGTCGGCCATGCGCTGGGTATACGTGATGCGCTCCGTGGCGCGAATCTTGCGCGCTTCCGCCTTGGACTTGTTGTAGTCTGCAAGCAGACAGAAGAGGGTGACGTCCTTGCTCGGGTCTCCCACATAGCCCTGCGACGCTTCCTGGAGAAAGCCCTTCGCGATACTCTTGAGCATCGCAGGAGACTGGGTCGGGTCAATCTCCGCAATCGGAAGGGCTTTGCGCTGAAGCGAGGCCAACCGGGTCGCAAGCAAGAGATTCGTGCGAGGACCGTCCTTCACCAGACGCGGGTCTCCCTTGAGCGCAACACGGCGACGAACCTGGTCCGCGGGTGTGGGACGAACCTCCACTCGCTCGGAGACAGGAACCCGAACGGGCTGCCGAACCCCGGCTTGAATCCCCCGACGAAGGGACAGAGTGGGCTGTCGACTCTCCGGCAGGGCCTTTCCTGTGAAGATAGCCTGTCCACCCGGACACACCGGGTAGCCTCGTGTCGTGAGGGTCGGTGGGCGAATGGGAAGGAACGGAACGATGGGAGGAGGCACGGGAAGCTGGGCAACCAAGGCCCGAGCGGCTTGGAGCGCCTTCTGAATCTCGGGGTTCTGCAGCAACCGCATCTCGAGCTGAACCAGGACAATCGACCGAACCTTGGTGGGGTCTGTGAGAACGGCACGAACCGCATGCTTGTGGGGCCCGGTGACAGCCCGAGGGAACCCGCGATACGTGTTCTCCAACACCATGAGAAGGATGTCGAGAATTCCAAAGTCCCCCGAGGTCCACTGGGCATCGCGAGGATAGCCTGCGAACGTCGTCGGCTTGGACCAGAACGACCGACGGGGTTCCAAGAGCGGAATGTGGCACTGGAAGAGGAGCGCCGCAATCGCAATCCCCGCAATCCCGCGGAATTCCAGCCCCGCGGTCGTATTCGAGTCGCTCTTCTTGGCCTTGACAGCCTTGCCCTGGTCCAAAAAGAATCGGACCGTCTCGGCGTCCGGAAGGAGTTGGAACAGCGAGATAAACTCAAAGACAATCGCATCACTGGGGTCCTCCTCGATGTTGAACTGGGCCGACAGCTCTTTGAGGCCCTTGCCAAAGGCCATCAGCGACTCTCCGACATATATCTGGGGAGTCTCGAGGGCCTCCTTTTGGTTGAGGACAAGCCCCTGTTCGTCGCGCTCCGCCTGGTCCACAAGGTCCTCTCCGACGAGCCGCTCTCCGCAGAACTTGCAGACGCGCCACCCCTCCGCCGTTGCCGTCCACACATCATAGAAATACAGCCGGTCTCGTTCCAGGTCGCCTGCGAGAAGGGCGAGTGTATGGGCGCAGAGGACAAACTGCTGGTCCGCATCCCGATAGAGATTCCCGTCCAAGAGGTCGTCCTTGACAACATCCTTGAGGTCCTGCAGCTTGTCTCGCGGATGCCGGCGGGGGTCATTCAGGACGGCCACGACATCCCGGCGATGGGCAGACTCTGGTTTCCCCGGGGTTTTCTGCTCGGCCAGGATAGGAATCTCTGGCTCCTGCCGGCGCGAGTTCCGAAGGGCCATGAGATGGCCTCGCGGGATGGCGTCCTTCGTCTCATCACCCCAGGGCTTGCGGTTGAGATACCCAACCCGGGCCCGCTCCTGCCGAATGAACTCCAGCGGGGCACAGACGAGGGGTCCCTTGAAGGTGTCCTGTCCCTTCTCGAGCTGAGGGACTCGGCGAAGGACTCCCTTCACGAGAAAGTCAGGGAAGGAGAGTCCCATGAGCCCACATGCCTCGAGCGTGGTCGGAGGCGGCGCCGGCATCGGAAGGTCAATCCCCGGGATGGATTCCACGCTTCCCGCTGCACTGGACAGCGACTGGAGCGCACGCACGACGAATTCTCCACCATCGTCCCGCCGCATCAGCCATTCACGAACCGAGAGACCCGGCGCATACGGTGCCTTGTACGCCTTGAGAATGGTGTCCGACGGAGCATCGCCCTCAACCTTCGGAAAGGGAATCTCGGATTTGTCGCGAAGAGTCTGCTCCACCTCCACGGGCGGAAACCGAGACTTCCATGAGGACCAGGGAATGGAGGACAGGTTGATATCGTAGAGCTTGAGATAGGCCCCTCCGATGCCATAGGGGTCGGTTGTCACGGGAACTCCGTGCGTCAGAACCGCATCCAGTGAGGGAAGAACATCGTCGAGTGAGGCTGTGGAGTCGACGAAGGTCGGTTCATTCGCCTTGAGGAACGGGTGGTCTGCAAGCGGATTCGGAATCTCCAGCGGGCGCTTGTCCAGGTAGTAGCCAAGCCGATTCACGACATCCTCGCTCCCCGGCATCGGACGCGGTGCAATCTCAATCGTCCGGTCTTCGTGCTCAATGGACTGGGTCGTTGTGAAGACCGGGAGGACACGGAGCCGTTTCTCGCCTCCTGCATTGACGAACTCCGTCGGTTCAGAGACCGCATGCTGAGCCCCTCCGGTTGTGAGGTAGGGTCTGGGGAGCGCCGCAATCATTCGCGAATAGAATCCGGGAGCCTGTTTCGCCTCCTCGGCAAACAGGGGACTCCACTTCGAGGCAACATCGTAGGCCTGGAGCTGGACATCCGCGTAGACAGGATGCACCCACGAGAGATTCGTCCCGCGCTCAGGCTCTCGGAGGGCATAGGCATCGGGAAGGGCGAGGACGTAGCTATCATAGAGGTCCCGCATCCGCTCAATGACATCGCGGACTTCATCCCGCTGAAACTGCGTCGTCCGTCCTTTCGGAAGCAAGAGTTCAAAGGCGTCTGTCTCCTGCTCCTCGATGGTAAAAAAGCGAACCGCTTCCGGTCGCTGAATTGTCTCGTCAACCTCCAGGGAATCTTCAAGCACCACAAACTCCGACGGGTCAAAGGTGAGGACCCTCGCGCTACTCATTATACAGTCCGAAGAACATTCTCGCACAGCTCAAGCGCCTCGCGTTTGAAGGTCTCCAGCACCTTTTCGGGCTGCTGCTTCGTGCTGAAGCGAATGACAAGCTTCGGCTGGAGCGGATGTCCGATATCCCGACTCACGAAGTCCACATTCTTATCACGGTAGAGAAGGTCCTGAACAAGCTGCCCAAGTGTATAGGTTTCGTTCTCCACCTCAATCCGGTACCATCCGGGCTCTTCACGCTGGACCGGCTGCTTCAGGAACTCCACCAGCTTGTCCTTCAGGACCTGAACGGCAAGGGTCAGCAGGTCCTTCGCAGGGAGAACGCCTACGCTCTCAATTGCGAGGTCAAACCAGTAGGGACGGTCGTTCTCGTCGCGCTCGTAGAACTTCTGAAAGTAGAAGTTGTCGAACTCACGGACGTCCTTGCCCGAGACCTCCCAGTCCCGACGAACCGTCTTGAGCTTCTCAGGGTCGCAGTGATTGCGGAACGTGGACACGCAGACATGAGAGCCAGAGCCAAGTCCAAGCGAGGCCTTGAGAGAGAGGGTCTGACCAGGAGCCAGCCGCAGGAAGAAGCCAGGCGTCTGCAGGTCTCGGTCCTTCAGGAGAATCTCCTTGCGGGGGCCGAACACCGTGATGTCGTCTGTCGTCACCTCCACAGGGGTCTCCGTCGCCCCCGTCTTCAGCTCGAGGCGGGTATCCCGAATCACGCCGACCTCGTCGGGCTTGACATTCACGGGCATCATCTCCACGCGGTGCCGCAGCATCTCATGGGTCAGGCTGGTCGTGTTCTCCAGAATGTCCACGTTGGTCAGGACAACAATCGGAAGCTCCGCCAGCGTAATCCGGCGAATCGCATTCACGAACGCAACCGGCACGCCCTTGAGCTCACAGTCCAGGCGAAATCCATTGAGGGAGGTCTTGACGTTCTCCATTGCCCTCTTGTTTATACGTTCATGCTGTTCCGTTTTTCTCGCCAGACCGAACAATGAGCCAGCCGTACCTCTTCGTTCACACGAAGGACCAGAACTGCATCAAGATTGTGGAGACCCTGAAGCAGCTCAACAAGGACACGCTCTGCCGCATTGTCTCCATCGACGGCAAGCAGCGCCATGAGCTCCCGGCGTTCCTCAAGAGCGTCCCGACCCTCTATGTTCCCGACACCAAGGACATGTACGTCGGCAAGGATATCTACTCCTACATCGCCAAGCCCGTCACCGCACGCCGTGAGATTCCGACGGCGTCGTCGTCCGGGGCAGCGGCTGCAGCGTCGTCGGCTCCGAAGGACTACCAGGCGTGGGGCTTTGGCGGGTCAGGCTTCACTGACGCCTATTCCAGTTGGGAGGCTCCTGGCAAGTTCATGGGGGATGACCAGCTGCAGTATTCCTTCCTCGGCGGGGGTGGCGCCGCCCCCGGTCCCAAGGAGCCGGAGACGAAGCAGTCCTATGAGGGAGGGAAGCAGGGGCGGAATGATGACATCGGCGCCCGCATGGAGCAGTACAAAAAGGTCCGGGAGAGCGAGTTTAAAGGGATTTCGCGCCAGTAAACACAATGTCCAAGACCATCTTCCTTAGCGCGTTTTATACCCAGTTTACTCTGTTCCTCGACCAGCTCATCGTCGTGTTTCCCGACGACTCGGATTTTCCCACCTTCAAGAGTGGTCTCTTTCTGCTCCAGAAGACCAACCCAAAACTCGTCCCCGAACAAGTTGTCACCCACGTGGGTCCGTTTGAGACAACTATCCGTGCGCGGGATGAGGATTTCTTTAAGCGGCGGGGCTTTCCCGAGTATGCAGACGATAACGCGCTCGACTTGATTCTTCAGAAGATGATGACGCTCTGGGACACACTCAGTCCCGAGAACAAGGTCGTGATTTGGGACTACGTTACTCTCTTGCTAGACCTTGCGACGCGGTGTACTGCGTAATCGTCTCGTCCAGGCTAGTGTACAGTTGGCCCGCAAGCTGGTGGCGAGACCGACCCGCCATGTCGAGAACTGAGAACCGCCCCGGTCCCGACCGTGCAGCGTTCTCGAAGACATCCACCATCCTGTCGGTGTGGCGGGTGATGCGCACAAAGGTGTAGTGGAATCCCTCGCGAACGAACTGGCGGACAATCGTTGCGGGGTCCAGACCGAAGGGGTCGCCTTCCGGATAGGTATCCGAGACGTCCTCGTCGTGGTAGAACAAGCCGTGCGCAGGCGCGTCGGCAATGTGATAGAGCAAGGAGAGGTCTGCGTTGGACCAGCTCAGGGTGTGGGCCTGCCGAAGGCCGCCCGCAACATCTTCCGCGGCGTCATCGCCTCCCGTGGCGACAACGCGGTTGAGCGTGTTGATGAGGTCCGGAACATCGGAGAAGTCGTGGAGGATAATGCGCTCGGCGTCCCCGTGGTCCCGGTAGCCCACAAAGGCGACCTGAATGTCTGCATGCGGGTGCCGCTCTTCCACCGAGTCAATGAGGTTCAGGATTTCGCTCCGGGCTGTGCGAATCCACGGCTCCATCGACGATGTGCAATCCATGACGAAGCAGACTTTGACAGCGAAGATGTACATCTTAGACGATGAGAGGAAGGTCTGTCGACTGCTCCGTTCCGTTTTCTGCGAATCCATCCAGGGTCTCTCGGGTCAGGGTCAGGAGCTCCTTGACCGCCGTCTCGGGGTCTGTGAAGTTGCGGAAGAGAATCTGGTTGACCTCCGCAGGTGTCCACTTGTACTCCAACGTCTCCTCCTCGGGAATCACAATCTCGCGCTCATAGAACGCCGAGGCCATCTCGCAAAGAATGGCGCGATTGCACTTCTTGAAGGGGAGAATCATGTCAATGCGTCCTGGACGGATGAGGGCCCGGTCCAGCCGCTCCGGAAAGTTGGTTGTCACAATGAGAATGCGCCCGGACGCCTCCAGCGTGCCATCCAGAAGATTGAGAAGGAAAGACAGGTCGAACGTCTCCTGCTCGGCTTCCTTCTGGCGGTCCAGCCAGGCATCTTCATCGCTCTTGGGCTTCTGCGAGGCAGGGGTTGGCTTCTTCCATTCACGGCGCAGAACGGCGTCTCCCATGGCATCGATGTCCTCAATCACGTAGAGGCGCTCGGAGACCGGAATCGTGTACTTCTCCGTGTTCATCCCATTGTAGACGTGGAGCTCATCATTGAAGAAGAGGTGCTGGAGCTGGGCCTTGGTCTTAAGCTCGGAGAGCTGGATGTTGATGATGTGGCGCCGTCCCTCATTTGCAATCGCCTTCACGCAGGAGGTCTTGCCGGTTCCGGGCGGACCGTGAAACATGAAGCCCATCGTATAGGGGATGCCCTTCTTGTCGTACCATGCGCGGTTGTTCAGGAAGAACTGGGTGCGCGACTTGACATGCTCCCGCTCCTCGAAGAAGACGTTCTCAAAGGTGCGATTGGTCGTGAACTTCGTCTTGCTAAACACGAGGTGAGTCGTCGGCAGAGGATTCTGAGTCCCGCGCACCTTGGACTGAACGACCTGGTCAAAGAAGTAGCGATGGGTCCCCAGCTTGTTCGCCAGACGACGCTCGTAGTCGGCCGTGCAGGTCTCGAGGAACGCCTGGAGGTGCTGAACGTCGTGCTCGTAACTGAGGAGCTTGAACTTGATGAGCTCTGGAGCACCGTCCTTGACCTTGAGCTCGAGAAGCTGGAAGAAGATGTCCGCGTCCACCTCCAGGGGCTCCAGTTCGTTCGGCAGGTAATCGTGGTGCGTCATCGCGAGGAGACTCTTGACAGCCGGACGGGTCGTAACAAACTGAACGACGGCATCCATGCGAAGCTGATACGGAGTGACCTGAACAGGACGCTGCGGAGTGGCCTGGAGGACACCCCGCTCACAGGTAATGGCCGCACGAGGCGGACGCTCGAGAGTCTTCTGCCGCTTGAACATACTTCATTTTCGGAGTGTAAAGGTAAATGGGACTCCGTGAGGCCTTTGCCGCGTTGTTCAAGAAGACCCAACGGGTGAAGAAGGAGGTTGTGGCCAAGACCCGCAAGGCCAAGGTGGCCAAGAAGAAGGTCTCCACCGCAGAGACCAAGCTCACTGCGTGCAAGGCGGAAGTCGCTCTGGCCAAGCAGAAGGCCACGGTCGCCGATGCAGCCGCCCGGGATGCCGTGAAGTCTGCGGATACGACCATCAAGCAGATGTCCAAGGCGGCCCAGAAGGAGATTTCGGACACCAAGAAGACAGCCAAGTCGCTCATGTCCCTGAAGATTAAGCGCCCCCTGCGGAAGGTTGTCGTGCAGCCCGCGGCTCCCGCGGCTCCCGCACCCACGACGCAGTCTCTCCCTCCCGTCTAAAACCGCATACACTTGTCCAGCGTCGCCACATTGGCATGCACAGGCTTGGAGCGCTTGAGGCGGAGCTCCTTGCTGGCTTTGTCCACGGTCTCCTGCGAGAGCGCCACGAACTTCTTCACGTCCCGAACGGGACCCTGCGTATTCATGCTCGGCACATGGAGACGCAGCGGTGGAAGCTGAACACTCACGACCTCTTCTCCAAAGGCCGTCTGCTCGCGGAATTGCTCGATGCTCAACGGTCCTCCAAACAACCGAAGGGTGGCTCTCGGGGGCGCCGGCAGGAGGTCCCGCTTGAGATAGAGCGTTCGATACATATCGTTGAGAAGCGCGTGGCGCATCCAGCGGGTTCCATCGGCAAGGGTGGGCTCTGCATAGAGATAGGCGAGGGCGCATTCGGGGGAGCAGAAGTGCCCCTCACAGGTGTACATCGTCTCATACGCATCATAGGAAACCGGGAGGACGCATGGGGTATGAGGAAACGAATGGCAACACCAGAAGCACGCCGTGGCGGGTGTATAGGTCGGACGCCGCGTCCGTGTGAGAATCTCCTTCATGACCTCTGTACTGAACCGCTCTGCTGCGTGCGACACTTCCACCGCCTGCAGGATGTCGGAGTAATTGGTGAGACCGTCCGCCGGCACCGGGACACTCTCTTCCGTCGGGAGTCGAAGGGTAAAAATCACGGGAGCCTCAGGAAGCGGTTTCTTGGGGGGCATTTCCTTTAGAGAGGCGCAGACTCTGAAAGTGAATGGACATTGGCACGGTCTTCCTGATTGGGATTCCCCTTGCCATTGGGCTCTACCTCTGGTGGGTCTACAGAAAACGGACCTAACCGGGGCCTGGGAGGAGACCCGCACTACAATGGATCTCGCCAAGGCCTACAAGAAGCAGACGCACCGGGAGCACATTCTCTCGCTCCCCGACACCTACATTGGGAGTGTAGAGACCGCACAGGAGGAGGTCTGGCTCCCCACTGCCTCCGGACCATTCGCGCGTGAGACCATTGCCGTCAACCCTGGATTCTTCAAGCTGGTCGACGAGCTCTTCGTCAATGCCCACGACCATGTCGTTCGGCTGCGGCAGCGCAAGAGTGAGACCCCGGTCAAGCACATTGAGATTGCATGCGATGGGCGGACGCTCGCCGTGGAGAACGACGGCGACCCGATTGATGTCGCAGAGCACCCCGAGCACAAGGTCTGGATTCCCCAGCTCATCTTCGGCGAGCTCCTGACCTCAACGAACTACGACAAGGAGGAGAAGAAGCTCGTCGGCGGCAAGAACGGGTATGGCGTCAAGCTCGTCAACATCTTCGCGACGGAGCTGGAGGTGTCCATCGTGGACGCCGGTCGCAAGCTCCACTACACGCAGACCTTCGCGAGCAACATGACCGTCGTCGGGAAGCCGAAGACGAAGGCAAGCAAGGGGAAGTCGTACGTTCGACTGACCTGGACGCCGGACTTCGCGCGGTTCGGGTTCGCGGACCGCATTCCCGAGGACATGGTCCGGCTGATTCAGCGCCGTGCAACGGACCTGGCGATGACGGTCGGAAAGGAGGTGAAGGTGACCTGGAATGGCGAGCCGGTGAAGTGCCGGTCGCTGATGGACTATGCAAAGGCGTATGGAGCGGAGCAGGTTGTGTCCGAGAGCCCGAATGAGCGCTGGACGATTGCGCTGACGCCGACCCCTGCCGACGGGTTCTTCGCGTCCTCGTTCGTGAACGGCATCTGGACGAGCAAGGGAGGCACGCATGTGGACGCAGTGGCCTCGCAGGTGGTAGCCCATGTGGTGGAGTACCTGGAGACGAAGAAGAAGGTCAAGGTCAAGCCGAGTCTGGTGCGCGAGACCCTCGGCGTGTTCGTGAACGCGCTCATCGAGAACCCGAGCTTCACGTCGCAGACCAAGGAGACGCTCACGACCAAGGTGTCGGCGTTCGGGAGCAGTCCCAAGCTGAGCGAGGAGACCCTCAAGAAGGTCGTCAGTAAGCTGGGCATCGTGGAGGGCATTCTGGAGGCCCAGGCGGCGAAGGACAGCAAGGACAATACGAAGACGGACGGGAAGAAGCAGAGCCGGATTACGGGCATTCCCAAGCTGGACGATGCAGTCCAGGCAGGGACCAAGGACTCGGCGAAGTGTACGCTGATTCTGACGGAGGGAGACTCGGCCAAGGCGATGGCGCTCTCGGGGTTGTCGCAGGAGCAGCGGAAGACGTTCGGAGTCTATCCGCTCAAGGGCAAGGTGTTGAACGTCAAGGACACGTCGGACAGCAAGGTGGAGCAGACGAAGGAAATTGCAGAGCTGAAGAAGATTCTGGGGCTTCAGTCGGGGCGGAAGTACAAGGATGTCTCGGAGCTCCGCTACGGCAGCATCATGATTATGACCGACCAGGACTATGACGGCTCGCACATTCGCGGGCTCCTCATCAACCTGTTTCACGAACTCTGGCACGACCTCATTGCACTCCCCGGCTTCCTGACCTACATGGCCACGCCCATCGTCAAGGCAACCAAGGGGAAGGAGACGAAGAACTTCTACAGCCAGTACGACTACGAGCAGTGGCGCACGGACCATCCGACCGGCTGGACGGTCAAGTATTACAAGGGACTCGGCACCTCGACGCGCGACGAGGCGAAGCAGTACTTCCTCAAGCCGCAGGCGGTTACGTTCGCCTACACGGACACGGCGGATGAGGCGATTGACTTGGCGTTCAACAAGCAGCGGGCGGACGACCGCAAGGTCTGGCTCCAGGGCTACGACAAGGCGGCTATCCTCCCGCCCGGGACGAGCCTGCCGTATCGGGACTTCATCCACAAGGACCTCATCCACTTCTCCAACTACAACCTGGAGCGGTCCATCCCGAGCGTGATGGATGGCCTCAAGACTTCGCAGCGGAAGATTCTGTACTCGGCCTTCAAGCGGAACCTGACGGCAGAGATTCGTGTCGCGCAGTTCGCGGGATACGTCTCCGAGCACAGCGGCTACCATCACGGCGAGGCGTCGCTGAACGAGGCCATCATTGGCATGGCCCAGGACTTCATGGGCGCGAACAACATGCCCTGGCTGGTTCCGGCCGGGCAGTTCGGCACCCGACTCCAGGGCGGCAAGGACTCGGCCTCTCCCCGCTACATCCACACCCACCTCCAGCCCTGCATCAAGCAGCTGGTTCCCAGCGCGGACTTCCCGGTGCTGACCTATCGCGATGATGACGGTCTGCCCGTGGAGCCGGACTGGTATGCGCCGATTCTCCCGATGCTCCTGGTCAATGGAGCGCGCGGCATCGGCACGGGCTACTCGACCTTCATCCCGCCCTACAACCCCCGGCAGCTGCGGTCGATGCTGACGGCCTGGCTGAGTGGAGTGGACGATGCGCTGGACGAGACGCTGACGCCCTACGTGCAGGGCTTCAAGGGCACCATCAAGGATGACGGGACGGTTGTGGGGGTCTACGTGAAGGAGAAGGACGCCTTCCGGATTACGGAGCTGCCCCCGGGGACATGGACGCAGGACTATCGCGAGTGGCTGGAGAAGGAGCTGGCGGAGGGACGTCTGAAGGACTATGTGGACGTGTCGACGGACACGCAGGTCAATATCCTCGTGAAGGGGATGGAGGAGGCTGCGCTGGTGAAGAGCCTGACGGACAAGCTGAAGACGACGAACATGCACGCCTTCAATGCGACCGGTCAGATTACCAAGTATGCAACCCCGAACGCCATTCTGAAGGAGTATGCGGAGGTCCGCCTGTCGCTCTACGAGACACGTCGACTCCACCAGATTCAGGCGCTGGAGTCGGAGCTGCCCTATCACACCAACGTGATGCGGTTCATTGACGACCAGTGCCTGGAGGCCCCGGAGGTTGTGCTGAAGAAGAAGAGTCGTGCAGAGTGCGACGCACTCTTCGGCAAGTTCGGGTACGCTCCCCTGGAGGGAGGCTACGACTATCTGCTGCGGCTCCCGGTGAGCAGCTTCACAGCCGAGCAGAGTGCCAAGCATCGAGTGAAGCTGGAGGAGCTCCGGGCAGAGATTGCAGAGCTGAAGGCGACAGAGGCTGCGGACCTGTGGCTTACGGAATTGTCCGCCCTCTAAGCAATGAGTGACTACCTGAAATTGATGATGCGCGAGCAGGCGGAAGCGCGCAAGGCCTATACCTATGACCCTCGTGAACGACTCTTGACACAACCCCTGTCGAGGTCCACTGTGGAGACCTTTTCAAATTCCAAGTCGACGAACATCATGTCCGTGGACTACACGGGAATCCCAGAGGGCTCGCGGTCGGACCCGGACATCGTCCAGGAGACGCCCAAGACGAAGACTGTGAAGCGCTATGTCATCATGGACGCCTCGCAACGTGACTGGCTCAAGCAGCCCAATCCGTACACGAATCTCGTGTATACCTTCGGCAGTCAGTCGACAACCGCGACGAGTCCTCCCGTCTACGAGAACAATTCCTTTGTGCCAACGTTTGCCGTGGAGCAGCAGCTCCTCCCCCAACCGATTCCCGGCCTCCCCAATTCGGGGGGATGGACACTGACCGCTGAACCCTCCAACATTCGCTATCCTCCCTACAACTCCAGTCTCACGCGGGGTAACTTCATTGCGTACGATACGGGCTACATCATTCAGCCCTCGGGGTCGGGGTTCGGAAGTGTGTTCACGCCGTCAAACGTGTCGGCCATTCGCCTGGTTCGCGCCGTGCTTCCCCAGCGCCAGTTTTTTAGCATTCCGATTGACCCGGGGACGAATCCGACGGATGCCTCCACGTCGCAGTTCATTCAGGCCAACATCACCGGCAAGCCGTATTCCAGCTTTGGCACGTATTCCTATCTGCTCTTCTACCTCAACGAGTACTTCGGACAGTACGTCGGAGGCAATGAGCCGATGCGTCGGGCCTTCTCTGTCATGACGCAGAAAGCCCGTCAACAGACGAACTTCGAGACGGGCATCGGTGTGCAGCAGTATGACTACGAGCCCTGGAACCATGAGGCCCTCTACCTCCAGAGTCCGATTACGAACTTCCAGCGGATTGCCGTCACCATCACGGACCCGATTGGAACGAACTTTGCGCAAAACGACTCGCTCACGCTCAGTCTGATTCAGGCGACGAGCAATCAGGTCTATCTGAAGTGCTTCACGGGGTCGTTTCAATACTTCAGCAGCAATGACCTCCGTGTCGGCGACCGCATTACGCTCTATTCGAACACGATTGCGGAGATTCTGAAGTCCCCCATCCTGAACAACCAATCCGTAGACAAAACGTCCTTCATCAATTCGCTGTTGAATGCAACCTTCCCCGTCCTCCAGCTTCTCGATTACGTTCCGGACGAGAACGGCATCTACGTTCCGCGTGAAGATGTCTCGGGAGCGGCCCGTACAGCTCCCTACGTGTCGTCGTACAATGGATTCCTGATTCCGAACTTCGTCACCATTACACCCCTTGGAGATGCCTCCACGAGCTACCCAGGCGCGATTGACCCGGTGACAAACAACGTGCTGGAGCCGAACCTCTACGTGGGGTCCAACCTTCCCTTCCTCAACACGAGCCTTCAGCCCGTGTACACGCTCGAGTTGGAAACCCAAGAACCGGATACGGGGTCCATCGGGGGGAAAATCGTCGTGTGAAGGAGTAAATGTCTCGCATTGCGAACTACGAAGTTCCTGACCTTGCGACGTTTTACACGGCGTCCGCCATTCCCGATGCCCCCAAGCACACGGGACGTCTTCCGCTGTCTGGAAAGGAAGAAACCCTGAGCGTTCCGCCGTCTGTGCTGTTTGCGGCAGAGCCCTACCTCACCCCGACCAACGTGTCGGAGCAGATTCAGTACCGCCACTCGGATACGCCCCTGAACAAGCTGTTCTTTAGCCAGGGGAACATCGATACGGTGCAGGGCCAGATTCAGTCCACGGTCCAGCAGATGGTGAACGCGAGCATTGACCGCCAGAGCGACTCGGACCTCCTCATGGTCATGCGCTCGTACTACCTGCAGTACGCGCAGAACAACCCGTCTCGCATTGCAGAGGAACTCGCGGAGCTGAACACCCGCGTGGTCAACTTCTGCGCGAACCGTATCTCCGTGGAGGTGGAGGCGTACCGCTATTACCGCAAGGACATCATGGACTTCCCGGCCCCCATCGCGAACCCCATGAACGTGAAGAAGTATGGCTCTGCGCCCGGAGAACTGCGTTCGTTCTTCTAACCCAAATCCGCACTGAACAACAATGAGTCTCGTCAAGGTCGGAGACACGGTCCTCCTTCAAGTGAAGACGGTCTGGTTCCTCTGGGAGCCGGCGTGGGAGTCCTGGCGTCCGGTCAGTGCGCTCGCATGGGATGGCACCGGACTTCGCCTCGACGACCGTGCCTACTGTGCCGACCCCACGGACCCTCTGTACGGATATGGAAGTGCCAAGATGCAGGAGCTCTGCGCCCTGCTCACGAAGACCTATCCAGCGTCAGACGCCAAACCTGGACTCCTTCCAGCGGTCGGGCCCCAGGAATGGTTCTATGACCGGTTCCTCAGCCTGACTCGATGCGCACCCCGAGACAAGGCCTCGTGGAAGCGATTCCACCGGGGACGCTACCGGACTCCCCAGAGTGCGCCCAAAACCAGACTGACACGGCGCGTCTCAACTCTTAAGATTTAGACATCGGACCCTCACAGAGACAAATGCGGATTAACCTGATTGGCAACCATCGTACCGGGACCGGAGTGTCCCATGACGTCCGGATTCTCCATGGTCTGGTCGCTCACGTTCTGGGAGACACGGCGCAGATTCGCCATGTCCCTCATTACTATCCACAGTGCCCCCAGGCAGAGGTCAACCTCTTCGTTGAGGTCTTCAACCCGAGCCTCCTGGCCTGTGCAGGCAAGAATATCTGGGTCCCGAACCCCGAGTGGACCTACAAGAGCTGGGAACCCTACGCCAAGATGGTGGATGAGATTTGGGTGAAGACCCGGGAAGCCGAGAAGCTCTTCGCCCAGTGGGTGGACCCGGAGCGGATTCGCTATGTGGGCTGGACGTCCATCGACAAGGTGCTGCCCGACAAGAAGAACTACTGGAAGGCGATTGTCCCAGTGGGCAAGAACATCTGGCGCAACCCACGCCCCATCATTCAGACCTACATGGCCATCAAGCGGAGTGACCCGAACCTCTATGCAGCCCTCCCCGAGCTGAACATTGTCTATGACCCTCAGGCCATTCAGCTTCCGCCGATTCCCGAGGAGTTCCAGCCGAAGGTCAAGCTCCACGAGACGCTCTCGGAGGCCGAGTATGATGCCCTCCTCCATGAGTGCGGTCTCTGCATCTGCCTCTCGGCGGCTGAGGGCTTTGGACACGCCGTCAATGAAGCGATGTCGGCGGGCTGTCTCCTTCTTCTGAACCCCATTGAGGCCTTCCGCGAGCTGGCGGACGATGTTCTCTGGACGTCCACCCACAAGACGACGCCGAATCCGAACTGCCTTGGCGTGCTGGAGGATGTGGACCTCGAGTCCATTCGCGATGCGCTGCTCGTCTATGTCTCCTCGCAGTTCAGCTGGAAGCGCACCAAGACGGCTCTCGTCCGGTCGGAGTACGAGGGACGCCATGCCTCCTTCGTGGCGCGCATGACGGAGACCCTGACGAACCTCTTCCGCGACCTGCCCACCTATTCGCTGGAGGACCGCCTGCCGAAGGAGGACACGCTTCCTGCCGTGTCGGTGGTGACCATCACCAAGGACCGCCGCGCATTCATCCCTCTGGCGAAGTACTGCTTCCTCGCTCAGGCCTACCCCGAGGACAAGCTGGAGTGGGTCATCGTCGACGACGGGACAGACCAAATCAAGGACCTCGTCAGCGACCTTCCGAACGTGACCTATGTGCTCTGTGAGCGTCCCATGACCATCGGTGAGAAGCGCAACCTCGCTGTCGAGCGGGCCAAGCATGATGTCCTCGTGATGCTGGACGATGATGATGTCTATCCCAACAACAGTGTGGTCTCGCGTGTGGCGAGCATGCTGGCTCAGCCGGCCAAGGACTGTGGCTTCTGCACGACCATCCCATGCTACGATATCCACGAGACCAAGTCGTTCATGAATGTCCCGCCGATGACGCTGCCGATGAGTGAGCGGGTGTCGGAGGCGACGCTGTGCTTCACGCGCGCTTTCTGGGAGGAGCGGAAGTTTGCCGAGGTGCAGATTGCAGAAGGAAACGCCTTCGTTCGCGGTCGCGAGCAAAGGTGTCGGGAGATGTCTCCCCAGGATGTGATTGTGAGTCTGACGCACAAGTCCACCACGTCAGACCGAAAGGCTCCGGCTGGCGACCCGAATGGCTGCCATTACGGGTTTGTCGACGAGCTGTTTACGCTTGTGTCCGAGATTGGGCAAGCGATTGCTTAATAGAGAAGACCGGAGCGGCGAGTCTTGCGGGACTTGCGGCGGCGGCGCGCACCCTCAGTGGCGGCAGGGGTCTCAGCCGCAACGACGGCGGCGTCCTCACCACCCTTCATGGCCGCCTTGAGGGCCGCGGGGCTCATCTTCTTGAGCATCTTGAGCACCTTCTTGGAGAGCTTGCGGGTCTTGCGGCGCTTGCCACCGCCGAGGGGGAGGGGGGAGAGCATCATGCCACCCTTCATCGGGGTCGCGGCAGCGGCGGCGCCGGGGACGGGCTGGCCGCCAGAGGAGGGAACCATAACAGACGAAGGAGGAGCAGGGGTAGACATTTGTTTGTTCTAAGCCCCACAGAATTTTACGCGGAGCAGGTGGTGCAGGCGGGAGGTTCCACTGTGAATTGCTGGGCCTTGGCGACCGACTTGGTGCGAAGATAATAGCAGCCCGTCTTGAGCCCCTGCTTCCAGGCGAACAGGTGCATGGAGGACAGCTTGGAATAGGAGGGCTCGGCGACGAACAGATTCAGCGACTGGCTCTGGCAGATGAAGGGGGCCCGGTCGGCGGCAAGGGTAATGAGTGTCTTCATGGGAATCTCCCAGGCGGTCCGATACAGCTCACGCAGTTCAGACGGCAACTCGAGGATACTCTGAATGGACCCATTGTTCGCAATAATCTGAGCCCGAATGTCGGCGGTCCACATGTTCCGCGCGACGAGGTCATCGACGAGATACTTGTTGATGACGACGAACTCCCCGGCGAGGACGCGGCGGCTGTACATGTTGCTCGTGAAGGGCTCGATGCACTCGTTGTTGCCGAGAATCTGCGAGGTGCTGGCGGTCGGCATCGGGGCGAGGAGGAGGGAGTTGCGCATCCCATACCGGGCGACCATCTCCTTCAGGCCCGCCCAGTCGAGGTAGGGAGTCTCGCGAGGCTGCTGCTCCCAGAGGTCGAACTGAAGCTGTCCCGCGGCGGCCGGCGAGCCCTCGAAGCTGGAATACGCTCCACGGCGAGGGGTCTCAATGGGAATCCCGTGCCACTCGCCCTCCCCGTCTCCCGCCCCTCCAGCCTCACGCGCACAGTCCACACTCTCGCGCACTGCAGCGTAGTAGATGTTCTCAAAGAGCTCGCGATTGAGCTTGGTCGCGGTCTGCGAGGACCAGGGAAGACGAAGCTGGGCGAAGACATCCGCGAGTCCCTGCACGCCAATGCCGATGGGGCGGTGGCGAAGGTTGGACCGCTTGCACTTCTCCGTGGGGTAGAAGTTCATGTCAATCACCTTGTTGAGGTTGCGCGTAAGGATGGCGGTATACGCACGGAGCGCGGCGAAGTCGAACGCGCCGTCCTTGATGAACCGAGGCAGAGCCAGCGAGCCCAGGTTGCAGACAGCCGTCTCATCCGGGCTCGTATACTCAAAGATTTCGGTGCAGAGGTTGCTGGACTTGATGGTACCGAGGTTCTGCTGGTTGCTCTTCCGGTTGGCGGCATCCTTATAACACAGATACGGGGTTCCCGTTTGAATCTGTGCGTCGAGGATGAACTGCCAGAGCTTCTTCGCGGGGACCTGGCGACGTGCCTTGCCCTCGGACTCGTACTTGGTATACAGCGCCTCAAACTCCTCGCCCCAGCAGTCGGCAAGCCCCGGGCACTCGTTGGGGCACATCAGGGACCAGGACTTGTCCTCCTCGACACGCTTCATGAAGAGGTCCGGAATCCAGAGCCCATAGAAGAGGTCGCGTGCACGGTCCTCCTCTGCGCCCGTATTCAGCTTCAGTCGCAGGAAGTCCTCAATGTCTGCATGCCAGGGCTCCATATAGATGGCGAAGGACCCATTGCGCTTGCCGCCCTGGTTCACGTACTTGGCCGTGTCATTGAAGACCTTGAGCATCGGAACGATGCCCGTCGACTTGCCGTTGGTGCCCTGGATGTGGCTATCCCGGGCGCGGATGTTGTGGATGGAGAGACCGATGCCTCCCGCCCACTTGGAAATCTGGGCGCACTCCCCGAGGGTGTTGTAGATGCCCTGGATGCTGTCGGACTCCATCTGGACGAGGAAGCACGAGCTGAGCTGCGGGTGATTCGTGCCTGCATTGAAGAGCGTGGGCGTTGCGTGGATGAAGTAGCCCTGGGACAGCGCATTGTAGGTCTCGCGAATCCTCGCAGCATCGGTTCCGTGCAGCTGAATCGCGACACGCATCCACAGGTGCTGGGGGCGCTCGAGAACCTTGCCGGCCTTGGTCCGCAGCAGGTAGCCATTGAGAAGCGTCTTGAAGCCGAAGTAGTCGAAGTTGAAGTCCCACGAATAGTCAATCCAGCCCTCCACGGGGAGAGCTCTGGCGTTCGCCAGAACCTCCGCAGAGACAATTCCCTCCGCCGCCAGCCTCTCCATCGTCTCCACGAACGTGGCAGGTGTGTTCTTCTGGTGGTTGTCAATCACAAGGCGTGCCGCAAGCTTGCCGTAGTTGGGGTGGTTGCGGGCCTGCATCATCGCACACGTCTCAGCGGCAAACTCATCCAGCTTGGAGGTCTCAATCCCGTCGGCAAGCTGCGAGCACACCTTCTGGGCCACGAGGTCGGGGTTCACATGGTCGAGTCCATCGGCGAGTCCCTGGATGCGCTTGAGAATCTTGTCGAAGCTCACCGGCTCCTTGCGGCCACTGCGAGTTGTGACGTAAAGATGGTCAGACATGCTACTTACCCTAGACATTGCGAGTTACCTGTAAACAGGCGAGAAAAAGAGGTTATACGTTCAGACACAGGGTCTAGTATGTGCGAACTCGGTCAGCTCTTTGCGCGGTATGGCAGCGATAAGGACAGGAATGGATACACCCCCGTCTATCATTCTCTCCTGAAGCATCTTCGGTCGCGCGACATCGCGATTCTTGAGATTGGGATTGGAACCCTGATTCCAGGCGTTCCGTCCTCGATGGTCGGATATTCGCTTCCTGGGTATGCGCCGGGAGGCTCGCTTCGGGCGTGGCGCGACTACTTCCCGACGGGTCAGATTGTCGGCGTAGACATTCAGCCCGATACACAGTTCACAGAGGACCGGATTACGACGTACCTCGCCGATTCGTCCAAGAAGGACCAGCTCGATGCCGTTCTTGGTGACCGGACGTTCGATGTGATTGTCGACGATGGGCTTCACTGGGATGAGACGCAGATGCAGACCCTTCGGAATCTCTGGAGCCGCGTCCGCCCTGGGGGGTTCTATATCATCGAGGACATCACGGTGTGGAGCCGAATCCCTACAGACTTCCGCAGCCAGATTCCTGGAATCGTCGGAGACTCCCCGTTCTTCTTCACGGAGCTCAAGAACGTTCTGGTTATCAGCAAGAACTCTGCGTGAGGTACAATGGCCCTCGCCTTCCTGGTCGGCGTCCTCTTCAAGGTCTACGATGATTTCGTGGACGATGAGCAGATTCTGACAGACGAGTATGGTGTCACTGCGCTTCGTACGCTTCAGAGCGCACTCTCTGCAGTTGTGCTTGCGAACGATTTCGGGCTGTGTCTGGTCTTCGCACTCTTCAATGGGCTCTGTGCCCTGTCTAGCCTACAGGAATACTCAAGACCGCACGTGGTTTCCTACGCGGTCTTGTCTCCAGTTCTGTTGGCATTGAGTTGGCCAACGCGACCCTCGCTTGGGTCTACGGATTGGGCGGTCATCGTGGGACTTCTGGGGCTTGCGCTGTTTGAACCCAAGGCCTTTCCGGAGGAGACGAGCTGGCTCAAGGGAGTCTCACGGCTCTGGGGAGCGGTCGTTCTGCTTACGGCTGTGCGGGTGATTCCTCGGCTGAGTCCGTCCGTTGTGTCAGCGCTGCTGATGTTTGCGGGATATTCACTTGCGTCATCGATGGCGCAGATGCTGAAACTAACTGGACTGATACGTGCATCGACTCCAACTCCTGCGTGAACAGCGCCATGGAATAGGGCATGTCCAGTCTATCGCGAGAGGTGTCGACCTTCCCCGTTTCCACGTCAAACTGAACGGTTGCCTTATCGGACCGCTCCATCAGAGACTCCGTGAGAAACTTGGACATGCCATGGGCCAGCAGCGCATCTCGCTCCATCTCGCCAATGCGCAGACCGCCCTCATCGCCACGGCCTTGGGTCGGCTGGCGGGTCAGGAGCTTCTTCGGACCTGTGGTGCGGTAGTTCACTTTGTCCGCGACCATGTGCTTGAGGCGCTGATAGTAGATGGGACCGAGAAAGATATCGGCTTCCATCATCTCGCCCGTCATTCCATTGTAAAGCTTCTCATGCCCGTACGACTCGAACCCCGTCGCGAGAAGCGCAGCCCGCAGTTCCCCCACCCGATTTGTCGTCGTAAACGGCGTCGCATCGGTGTAGGCTCCCAGATGAACCCCCAACTTATTCGACGCCATCTCCAAGAACTGCCCCATGGTCATGCGGGTCGGAATGCCATGCGGGTTGAAGATGAGGTCCGGACGAAGCCCACTTGCTGTGAACGGCATGTCCGCTTCGTCGAGAACTTGTCCCACAGTGCCCTTCTGGGAGTGACGCGAGGCCATCTTGTCGCCGAGAATCGGGAACCGCTCTTCCAGAATGCGAATCTTCACGCCACGCCGTCCGTCCGACGTGGCATAGGTATAGACCGCGTCCACGCGCCCATGCTGTCCCCGCTTGGTCTCCATGGAGATATCACGATAGCCCGTCACCTGTCCCGTCGGAGAGGTCTTCGGGGAGAGGTGTCCCACCAGGATGGTGTTCTCCTTGACGAGCGTTCCGACCCGGACAATCCCGTTGGCATCCAGTTGCTCGTAGTCCATTCCCGGCTTGCGCTTGATGGTCTCATTGCGAAGCGGGTTGCTGAACTCTGTCTTTGTCTTGGAGACGGGGTCCAGGATGTCCTCCTCCAGCTTGTAGCTGTGCCAGTACATCGTCCGATACATCCCCCGTGCAAGCGAGGCTGCATTGAGCGTCACAGAGTCCTCCTGGTTCTGCCCTCCGTACATCGTAATCGCGACGATGGCATTCTCACCATAGGGCATGCAGCCACCCCGACCCATCATCTGACTGTACATCCAGGTCTGTGCCAGCGGCTTCTGCGGACAGACGGCCATCATCGCGATGGTGTCAAAGCGCTTCTGGTAGTTCGTGTGATACCAGGACGCAGCCTGCTTCTGCTGCGCAATGCTGAAGACAGAGCGTGAGCTTGGGTTGTGGTCGGAAAACGGGACGAGGTTTGCGGCGACCGAGTAGTTCATGGTCATGTGAATCTCCGAGCGCTGCTCGGGGTGGAACGGCTCCATGGACAGGAGGAGCGAGTCCGACTCGGAGGCATCGATGAAGTCCAGGAGCTGGTTCATCTCCGCCCAGGTCTTCGCAGCCAGGACCTTCTCACGGGTCACGCCCTCCCGATAGACAGGGCGAATGGGCCGCCCTGCATCGCAATAGAGTGTGTAGGCGTTGTTGATGCGCATCCACGAGAGCGACACCGACTCGGCGAGCTGTCCAGACCGACGGGCGGCCAGCAGCTTGCGATGGAACTCCTCTGTGTTCCCGATGCAGACCCCGATAAGCTGGGAGTTGAGCCGCACAGGCGTCCACTCGGGTCTCCAGGTGGAGGGGTGAATGTCCTCGGTCGCCCGGAAGAGACCTGTCGCCACAAGCGCTGCCCGAACTGTCGCCGTCGGGACCGCCGTGGAAATGCGAGCAAGCACGGTGAGAGCCTTCTTGTACCCGATGTCAGAGCCGTCCGGAGAGTCAATCGGACAGATGATGCCAAACTGCGACGCAATCAACCGACGAGGAGGCGCCGTGCTAATCGTCCGGTCAATCTGGAGAATGCTCAACCGCAGATGGTGAATCGCGGCAAGATAGCTTGGGCGGGCAAGAATGTCTCCCACGCCCAGTTTCCCACCCCAGGCCCCCTTGAAGGAGTTCTCAAAGGAGGCGAGCAATTTCCAGGAGCGCCAGTACTTCTGAATGGTCTCCGGAACGAGGAGGAGCGCAAGGTTCTTGTCCGTGTACGTCTTCGCCTCGTACTGAACCCGACGGTCCATTGCCAGGAGCATATCATCCCGCATCTCCGTGTACGCGCGCTTGAACTCCTCGAAGCAGAGAACGCCAGAGGTCTTGAACCGCTTGAACTGCATATTGTCGCGGTCCGACGGCTTGCGACGTCCAATCTCGACATCCAGCGCCATCCGGAGCATCTCTCCGAGGGCATAGGCCTTGCGACGGAACAGCACGCCGGTATCGCCCGAGCTGTCCTCGATGTGCGAGAAGATGGACTCATGGAGCACCTGAACGACTTCGGCGCGCGACTTGGTCCGCGTGTACATCGCGAGGATGTCCAGGTCGGGAATCGGCAGCGGCTTCCCAGAGCCCTCGGCCCGTTCCTTCTCCTTGGCGAGGAACCGCTCGTGGGAGAGGATGAGCTGATAGACCACATCATCGTAGAGAAGCCGGTCCGGGTCCGACACCCCTGCAAGCACCGTCTCGTAGAGGTCGCGGTCGGAGGCGCATCCAAGCGCCCGGAACACAGACAGGAGGGGAACCGGGTCACTGAATCCCGGAAGCTGAACAAGCGCAAGCCGACGGTCCCGGCCAAGGTCCCCCCGCATGTCCTCCAGGGACGTCGGAAGGAGAGTTGCCGCCGGTAGGACGAGGAAATGTGAATAGGGACCGCGTGCTCCATCGTCGGACATCGACTTGAGCCCCACGTACGTCTCGGTGACGTCTTCCACCTCCAGGTCCTTTTCCATGGTCCGCTCATCCTTCAAGAACGTAATGGGTTCATCCTTCTCCACGAGGGCCTTTGTGGCTCCCTTGGGGGCCTTCCGCTGGCGAACACCCACGTAGAGCATGTTGTTGCCCAGGACCTCCTGCGTCACAAGGACACGCTCAGTTCCTCCGATAATGAAATAGCCCCCCAGCTCGTAGATGCACTCTCCGGCTGCAGACGGCTCCACTGTATTCAGATAGCAGTACTTGCTTCGCAGCATGAGGGGAATCGTTCCAAGCTCAAGGTTCGGGAAGGTTCGCAGTTCCGTCGTCTTGTCGTTGAACTCGTATTCCACGTCAACATCGCCCCGGAGGGTCAGTGCGTAGGTTCGGCTGTCCAGACGGCAGGCGTGCGGGAGAATCGGCGTTCCGTCTCGCTCCGTTGGAGGGGTATACCGGAGCTTGGTACCGTCCTTGCCTCCGAGGTACACGCGAATCTGACGACGTGCATCGGGTCCTGCGACACGGTCAGGGACCTCACGGACCATCGGATTGGAAACCCGCAAGAACGTTGGGATGTCAACGTCGAGCAGTGCATTGTACGAGTCGAGGTGATGCTGAATGAGCGGGAAGTCCGTGGTCTCAAAATAGGTTTGGAGCACGTGCCGCGGGGCGTCCATTGTCTTCTGGGCAGAACTCATTTTCGGGATGACGACGAGACACTCGCATGTGGAGTGAAACTCGCCGCCCAGACCGGGTGGAGGGAGTCGTCGGACATGCCGATGTGAAGACACGCGTCCTGACGTATCTCCGGAGTCCGCCCTATTCCAAGGTCCTCCTTCTCCATGGCCCGCCTGGAATTGGGAAGACGACGCTGGCCCTCGCCAGTGCAGTGTCGGCCGAGTTTGAACCGCTCGAGCTGAATGCCTCTCAGTCTCTGCGGAGTTTCGCGGACATTGAGACGCTTGCGCAGTCCTGTACGCATACACGAAGCATCACGGCCCTCCTTCGAGGTGACGTGAGGCCTCTCTGTTTGGTGTTGGATGAAGTCGATGGCTCAGACCCCCACGCCCAGCGCAAGCTGGCGGAGTGGATGGAAAGTCCTCGGCGACGGATTCCGATTCTCATGACCTGCAATGAGATTCCGCGCATCTTCAAGGGGAAGGAGACGATAGAGCTTGTGCGCTGTTATCCGCCCAAGCCAGCAGACCTTGGTCCTCTCTTTCCCGACCAGGATGTCCATGCGCTTGCGAAACAGTTCAAGCACGATGTTCGGAGGATGTTGCAGTTCCTTCAGTACGGGCCGTCGGATGCACTTCCGGCGGTTCCGCACCCCACGGAATGCAGTCCGGAAGCGATGCTGGTGCTTCGTCAACAAACGTACGTCTCCAAAGACCCCATTCGATTGGCCAACGCGACCGGAACGCCATCTTCCCGTTGATGTCATTCACAACCTTCGCATTGAACATCTGCGGCCGAAGCAGAAGCTGGGACTTGTCGACCGTGTTGCGACTGTGTCCCATCACAACAATCGTATCCTCTGCAGGAATCTGCTTGAGCTTCGCCGTCCATCCCTTCGTAAAGGTCACCTCTTCTCCTCGGGCCTTCTCAGGGTCAAACCGATGGGTCTCAGCATATCGGCGGCGAATCGTATGCGTCGCAGCTGTCGCGTGCAGGTCGTGGAAGGGTCCCGTTGTCATCAGGACGTTCTCACGGGTCAGAAGGAGGTACATTAGCGAGGAGCCTGTCATGTCTAGCGTCGGGTCCGCTTCGAGCGCCCGGACGCCCGAGGAAATGCGTGTCGGTGGATAGTAGTCATCGTCGTCCCAGAAGACGATGTAGTCTGCGCCGTGCTCCAGCGCGAGCTCTAGGCAACGATTGCGAAGCCAGCCAATCGGCTTCTCCTCAAAGATGCGATGATAGTGGACATACGAGAGGTCCCGTGCAATGGACCAGTCATCCGCCGGACGTGTGCTGTTGTCGACGATAATCCAGAGGTCGGGCTTCAGGGTTTGGGAGAGGAGACACCCATTGGAGAACTCAAACGCCCATCGCCTATTCTTCGTCGGAGTACATGCGACTACTTTGGGGGACATTACTCTGACTACGGGGCGTCGCCTGTAAGCTGCGAATGTCATGACGACACACTGGGCAGCGCGGGTTCATTGTGAACCACTGCCCGATACACGAGGAGTGGAAGCAATGCCCACAGGCCCGAATCCGCGTGGCACACTCGACGGGCTCCTGGCAGATGGCGCAGGTCTGGTCCGGAACGTTCACATGCGCCTCGGTGGCGGCCCGAATCTGCTCTCCTGTGGGAATCACGGGAACAGGGTCAAAAAAGTTCCCCGAGGCATCAAACGCCGCCGTGGGAATGGGAATGGTCAGCGTCATATTCGTGACGGGGCTCGACCGCATGTATTCGCGAAGAAGCGTCAGGGCAAGCGAGGTGTTCCGCTGATGGGCGGCCACGACGTGGGTGCGATGCTGTCCATCTAAAAAGCGAACCACGCCATAGAACTGGCGCTCGGCTTCATACATCTGGGCTAGAATGTCTAGAACATCTCGTTCGTCCTCCATTAGGGTTTCTAGAGAGATTGTCTCTAAGCGCGACGACGCCGAGTCTTGCGCGCCGTCTTGGACTTGCGAGTCTTGCGAGACTTCTTGCCACCGGACCTTCCAAACTCTTTCTTGAGCTGTTCCCGGGCTTTGTGAATGTTAGTAAGTGCCTGAGTGTTACGGTGTATCTTTGCTTGGAGTTCATGCTTATCAAGCTCAGCAACGCGCTCTTCGTACGAACGAATGGGAAGAGGTGTAGCTGCTTTCGCCTGGGCGAGCCCTTTTCCATACTCTGAGCGAGCGGGAGCACCTTGCCTCAGTCTCTCGTATTCGGACGTATTCAGTGGACGTTCAGGCCACATCCAGAATTGGCCAGGGAAATGCGGGATATCGCGTGCAGGGTCAGTCATTTGTCTACCCTCTAGAATTTACGCCATCCTTCGAGGAATGTTCCGGGACCGACGCCGGGTCTTGCGCGCCGTCTTGGACTTGCGAGTCTTGCGACGACCGCCCAACGAGCAGATCATGAGCTTGGACTTGAGGGCTCCGAGCTTGGCGTCAATGATGGAATCAATCCGCTCCAAGTGTTGAGTGGCACAGGCGTCCTTGAACTCGGGCTGGGCGATAAGCTCAGTTGAAAAGGAGGTCAAGACATCGGGGTGGGCCTCCAGATATTCCCGAACCTTCCCCGGGAAGATGCGGCTGGCTTTCATCTGCTCGAGCATCGTCGACGTGAGCATCGACGGAAACTCAGGCGAGCAAATGTTGGCCTGGTGGGTCCGAACTGTCTCCTTGACGAAGGCTCCTAGCTGCTTCGTCCCCTGCTCACAGGCGACCGCAAGTGCTTTCTTCGCGAGTGGAATCGCGAGCATCGCCATTTTTAGTTCGCTCAGACTTTCTTCGCGAAGAACGCGTCCAGCGGTCCAGAGCGGTTCTTGCGGAGGAGTTTCTGCAGCGGAGGGCTTCCAAGGAACAGCAGAGACTCCAGTTGGCGCTCCTTCTTCTCGAGAACCGCGAGGGTTGCTTCCTCCTCGTTGTCCTTGTACTTCGCCAGCATGTCCTTCATCAGACTCGCGTAGGAGACCGACGGGGACGCATAGCCCTCCATCTGCTCAAGACATAGGGCGAACAGCTGGGCGACCGGGTTCTGGATTTGGTTCGTGATGTAGAACTGCGTGTCCGGATGCAGGCCCTTCTTCCGCGCATAGCCAATCTCCTCAATCTTGTCGCCCTGCTTCGTCGCGCTCTTGTTCTCCGCCACGTAGACGTACGCGATGCGGTCACCCACCTTGGGAGCTGTCCCGGGGTCCCGGACGGCCATGCGGTCGGCTAGAACCCTGTGGGCAATCTGGTCCGGGTTCTTGTAGTCATCCCGCAGCGCCTTCGTGACGATGAACTTCTCCAGCGGAACCTTGTTCTCCAGCACCTTCATCAGCATGTCGGTGACGAACGCCTGGGCCTTCTTGATGTTCCGCTCCTGCATCAGGACATCGAGGGCGCCCCCGAAGACGTCCTTCACAATCGGCGCATTGTCCCGCCGCTTCAGCACAATCCCCATGCTCTTGCGCTTGGGCTTGATGGTCGGGTCCTCCTCGTACATCATTCCGACGTAGCGCTTCCGACAGAAGAGGATGAACGGATAGAAGGTCTTCTCGTAGGCAATTTTATACGGAGTCCGGTTGATGCTGGCGGTAATCCGTTTGCCCGCATCAATGCCAAGACGGATTGACTCTGCAAGGTCCTGGGTGGGGAACTTGATGAAGATGGAATCTGTATCCCCGTAGACGACCTCGGCTCCGTACTCCGTCTCCGCAATTCGCTTGGCCGTGAAGAGGGCCTTTCGTCCGGCGGCTGTGGTGCAGGCGGCGACGCAGAGCTTTCGGATGGGACTGGTTCGGGAGCCGGTTTGACCGTAGACGGAGTTCGCGACCACCTTGTACGCCAGCTGGAGACCATTGAAGACAGAGCGCTGAGCTTCATCATATGTTTCATCCTCCATCTTCGTTTTGAACTCCTTTCGCTTCTTCAGCAGGATGTCGAGGGTCTTGGGGAGGATGCCCTCGGTCATCGGCTCGCGACTGTTGGTCTGGATGTAGGTGCAGACCGTCTTGCCAGCGGACGTGTCGTACTCAATCTCATCCAAGATGTAGCCCGCCTCCTCCAGACGGGCGAAGTCCTTCTTCGCGTAGCCCTCGGACCCGATGAGCTGTCCCTCCTCGTTGTAGACCCGCATGGACACCAGTGTGTCAGGACTGAGGTTGTAGGCAATCATGTTCGACGGATAGAGACTGTTGAAATCCAGCACCGAGACCGGTTGGTCGAGGTACATGCCAATCTTGGGCGGCAGGACGATGGCGCCCTCGTAGCCCGTGTCTCCCTCCAGGTTCTCCTGGACCCGGAGAATCTGGTCGCGCTGCGAGGCGTAGTACAGAACCGCGCTGAAGATTTTGATGCCCTGTCCACGGCGGAGCACATAGTCCATCGGCACCTTGCACACATCGGCCATTCCGCGGGCGTTGACCAGCGTGTCGAGCTTCGCCATCAGCGTGAGGACGAGGTCGCAATCCTGCAAACAGTACTTGGCGATGGTCGCACGGTCGGCCGGCGTTCCCTTGTGCATCCGGAAGAGGTCGTGGGGCTCCACGTCATCCTTCGAGAACGTCCACTCCAGCGACGTCCGCTCCTTCTCCGTCAGGTCCGTGAAGAGGTCACCGGGAGCCTCCAGCCGGAAGGACTTGGGAGACACCTCCATGACCACATACTTCTCGCCTTCCCGATAGGGGTCCGTCGTGTTCCCGACCACGTCAAACCGGACGTAGTTTCCCACGTGAAGTCCACGGGTGCTCTTCGTCCGAATGACGGGGCCCTCTACGCCCAGGACCTTGTCGCGCAGGAACACCGAGGCGACGTTGTCCAGCTTGAAGCTGTCCAGGCTGTGCTCACGGCGCATGTTCAGGAGCAGGTCCAGTCCCAACCGCCCGCGCAGCGTCATGAACCGGAGGTCATACTTGCCCGACGCCAGCTCGAACTTCTTGGTCTCAAAGGCCTTCTGTCCAAAGTCCGCGACCTTGCGAGAGAGGTCAAACGGCACGTTCAGTCTCGCCGCACGCGCCTCCAGATAGGCATCATCAAAGCCGAAGGTGTTGTAGCCGCAGAGGACATCCGGATTGACGTCGGTGACCTCGTCGACAAACTCCTGGAGGAGCTCCCGCTCGGTTGCACACGAGATGTACTCCACGTCGTCCTCCTCGGGCGCATCGACGGACCCGAGCACGAAGACCACGCGGCGCGAGGGCTTCAGGAGATTCGTGGACCAGCGATAGGAGATGCCAATCTGGATGATAGGGTCTCCACGCTCGGCCTGGGGGAACTTGCCGGACTCCGAGTACATCTCCAAGTCATAGCACCCGACGAGAAGGGGAATGGTGGTCTCGTGCGGGACGATATCGCGGTAGTCGACCGTCCAGACCTCGTCCACTGCGTACACCGGGTCTCCGTCGCGGGTTGTCGGGCCCTCGTCCAGAAGGGTTGCGGCCTCGCACCGAAGCGGAGAGGCGGGACCCAGATGCCGCTCGTGGAAGAGACGGAGGAACGGAGGCAGGTTCGACTCGTAGAGCTGACGGTTGGACCAGACGGACTTTGCAGCTTGGAAGGTCGCGAGACTCGGGCAGGTGGCTCGCCAGACCTGTGTCTGTGTCAGCTCGGAGAACCCCGCGAAGACGTCAAACTTGGTGTTCCGGACGAAGGTCGGAGGCTTGTTCTCGGCGATGAGGTTGGGGTAGACGAGGAAGCCGTAGTCCTCCTGTCCCATCTTTGGGCCTCCCTTGTAGGTGAGCGTCTTGTTCGCCTTCTGGTAGACGGGAGCGGTCGGAGGCTGCGTCTCCCCGCCCACGTAGAAGTAGGGCTTGAAGCCCGTCACTTGGAGGCACACGACCCTCCCGGCAGAGGAGCGCCCGAAGACATCCACGCGATAGGCGCCCTTGTGGTCATACTCCACCCAATCACACGGTTGCAGAATGAGCTCCATGTCAGTACCGTCGTCTCTTGAACTCCTCGAAACGTCCGTTTTCCCCGAAACTTTCGCGCAGAAGGACAAGATGACGACCAACGTCCTGGACTACTTCTTTGCTCCGACCCGGATTCGGTCGGACGAATACGATGCGGCGAGCAAGGACTTCGGCAACCAGTCCGCGCTTACCCGTCAGACGAACTCCACGGATGCGGGGTGCTCAGCGACCCTCAACCCTGCCGCCGCGATGGCGGACCAGCCCGGAATGATTGCCCGGGGTGGATTCGGGAATGCGGGTGGTTGCAAAATTGATGAGAACACCGACCTTCGCTGGGGCACTCCGGGAGCCTGGCGGCAGAAGGGGCCCAAGCAGCTCTGGGCGCGTCCCTTTGCGACCACGCCCAATCTGGGCGGCGGCGACCCGGGTGTCGTGGAGGATGAGACCGGCCTCATCTTCAGCGAGCCTCCCCGCAATCGCAAGGAGGCGTCGACCATCATGGACAAGGCCATCCCGAACTTCTACCAGCCCCTCATCAGCCTGAAGTCGTCCGAGTACTCCAACCCCCACAATTGGATTGAGGCCTGGACGCGCGGTGGGGCTCCGACGCGACTGGTTCAGACGCAGCGTGTCGAGGAAGCCTAATGGAGGGCATGTCGATGCTGACCGGAATGGTCTTGCTTCTCGCAGGAGGCATGCTCCTTCCGACCTCGGAGAAGAATCTGGGGATTATCTTCATGACCTGCTTCTGGGCGCCCTACGGACTCTACTGGTATACGAGTCGCGTGTGTGGTCGACAGCCACCCCTCGAGAAGCTTCCGACTGCCCCTGTGTACACCGGACCCCTCCCTGTCGCGGTGGTTGTGGACGAAGACCCCGTGTAGATGCGCCTTCCGAGCCAGAACGAACTCCCATGAACACATAATGAAAGTGCTTTTCTTCGCCAATAAAATGCCCGACCTCTGTGGTGCGTTTCTGCACGACATCGATTTGGGCACAGAGCTCCAGCGCCGAGGCCATCAGGTGGTCTTTCTGACCTTCAAGGTTCCGGCCACGGGGGTCAATGGCGGAACCTATCGCAGCTTCCGGTACATGCACTTCAGCGCAGGCACGTCCTTTCTGGAGACCTCGGACATCTGGATTTGCCCCCACGCACCCGTTCTCCCGGACGTTCGGAAGCTCAACGCCCGCTGGTACAATCGCCCCATCGTCGCGACGTGCCACTATGACGGCAATTACACGATGATTACGGGCAACGGAGGGCGCGGATGGTCGGAGATGCTCTGCTTCATCAACCGCATCATGGAGACCAACTACCGCCGGAACATCAGCCCGTGGCCGTCGCAGATTGCGCGCACGGAGACCATTCGTCCCATCCTCCATCGCGACCAGATTGTCATCCCGGAGCCCTTCCAGGGAGACTGCATTACGCTCATCAATGCCAACGAGAACAAGGGCGTCCATCAGTTTCTTGAGCTTGCGCGCCGGATGCCGGACCGCAAGTTCCTGGGCGTTCGCCCGTACTATGGAAATATGACCACGCCCCTTCCCCTGGGCGGGAACATTGAGTGGGTGCTCTTCAGCGATGACATCCGGACGATTCTCCGGAGGACGCGCATCCTTCTTGTGCCCAGTTACTACGAGAGCTTCGGACGTGTTGCCGTGGAGGCGATGGTGAATGGCATCCCGGTTCTCTATTCGAAGCCTGCGAAGACCTCGCCCTATCCCGGAGGGTCCATGGAGGGGATGCAGTCCTGGATTGGAGACGCCGCCTTCCAGTGTGACCGCGATACACCCGAGGAATGGATGGTTGCGATTGGGCTTCTGGACGACGAGGAGATGTATGCCAAGTGGTCGGAGATTTCCAAGGCTCACATTGAGTCGATGGACCTCTTCACTGAAGCGTCTCGGATTGCAGGGTTGGTAGAGTCATTCTCTCGGGAGCACCCTGCGGCGATGCGGGCGGTGCAGCCGGCAAAGCAGGAGACGCAGCGTCGGGAGGTGATGCCTGCACTTCCGAAGGAGCCGACTCGCCCAGTGGGCTTCGGGTTTGTGAATGGGCGACTGAGAATACAGCGTTAACCTGGTCTTGGAGCCACCGTCCCTTGCGACACCGCTCCTCCTGCTCGGGAGTCAGTCCGCGGTCAATCGTTGGCGGCGAGGGAAGATAGCGGTCCCCCGACACCGTCGGCTTGACGAGAAGTGCAGCAATGGCATCTTCCACGGTCCCATGGTCGGCCAAGGCGCGCTCGGCCGTCGTCCGGTCCACCCCTGCAAGCTCCATGACAAGTTCCATTTCTCTCTTGAGTATACAAATGCAGGTCATTGAAAGCCTTTGTCCCCCAGCGCTTCTCTTCGCCATCTTCCTCGCCCTTCAGCTTGGGTTGGATACGGCACTCGGTCTCTTCGCGACGGCCGTCGTGAAGGCCATCCTCGGAGTTGCAGCCGTCTTTGTCCTCGACATGTTCTGCGGGGTTGAGCTGTCGGTTGTCTCTTGGTTCCTCGTGGCCTCGCCCTTCATCATTTCAGTCCTCGCGACGGCCATCTCCATCGGGACGGGCTTTGACGAGAAGGTCCTGAATGGACTTCTGTACGAGACATTTTTGGTCAAGGACGCGAAAACGGATGACCTTCCGGCTGACTCCAATGCAGTAAACCCGCAAGAATGAACACTGTCCTCCGTCTGATTGCATTTGAGTCGCTTCGGTATGCCACGATGGCGTGGGATGCAGCCCACGGACTGTGGGACACCTTCTGGGACTGGTACTTCTGGACGCCTGAGCCTCGCCCGACTCGCCGCTACTTCATCAATCACCAGGAGGAGTTCGATGAGTACTTCAGCGAGGTTCCCGAGGGAGCCATCTACGTTGAGGAGTGGGGTCTCGGACACAACCGCAAGTGCGTTGTCCGCTACGGCGGCGAGCTCATCCCGACCTCCTGGGACTCCTCCCCGCATCTGCTCTCGGCGAAGTGCCCGTGGATTTGGGTCGGAGACAAGAACACGGAAATCGACCTGACGCAGACCTTCGCTCGGTTCCTGGTTCCGGGCAATCGAATCACGGTTGCACTGGTGGAGCACCTCATCCGAATCACCGACCAGACCAATCTCGTCTACATTGAGTTCGGTTCGTTTGAGGAGAAGGAATTTCCTGGCGAGGGACTTCTAATTAAGGCGAATGGACCCCTTTAAGGTCGCAGAACGCTATCTCCAACTGAAAAAGGTTTGCGCTCCCCGGTCAATGGGAGACACAATGTTACGAATCAACGAGATGATTCTCAGCCCGTTGATTAGTCTTACATTTTTGTGCTTGAATTCGTGGGACAGTATGTCGCTACTCACAGCGGCGATTTCAACCTATCGCGTTTGGATGGAATGGCTGGAGTACTCTGAGCTTCGCTTTTCGATGCAGCACATGTATCTGACGACGATGGCGACAGGTGGACCGCAGATTGTGACGAATGACCCCGAGTACCTTCCGTATGTCTATGCCGATGCCGTGGTTAGACATGGTATGCGCCGTCCGGGTTCTGGCTGGCTCCCCCAGACGAGGGCGGCACCTTGGACGCGTATCCAGTTGCGTCAGCCAGTCCCCGCGAGCCCTCCCCCGTAAAGCCGTAGCCCACCGGCGCAATCGACTGCCAGGTCGCCCCGCCGCGCATCGTGCGACGACGCTTGCCGCCCTTCTTGCTCTTCTTGGACTTGCGACGACGACCACCCGTCACCGGCGGGCGCTGGGCCGTATCGTAGATAGGCTCTCCGCTCTTGGTAATCTCACCGCCCCAGGACGACCCCCACGCAGGGCCGCTCGTCCCGCCATCGAGCGCGCCCTGAAAGCCGTAGCCCATTCCACCGCGCATCGTGCGGCGACGACGGCGACGACCGCCGGGCATGCCGCAGGACCCCTCACCCCCCTTCATCGCCTTCTTGGACCGACGACGGCCGCCGAGCATGCTTCCACAGGTTCCGGCCATTTATTCATTGACAGGACAAAATACGCCTCCGCTTCCAGGAGTCTCATCGTAGTGCTCATAGCCGCGAACTGGTGTGTCTCCGAGGGGAATCTGGGCGGGCGTCTCCAACGAGATGAGGTCGGGAAAGTGAAAGGCCTCCAAGACCTCTGCAAGTGTCTCCTGCCGCTGGCGATACGACCGTGTCTCCAGCAACGAGGTGCCATTGAAGACCGGAAGGTCATACGCCACATAGCGCCAGGGTCCCAGCTTGACTACGCGAAGAATGGTGTCCGAGAAGACACGCTCGTCCATCACGAGGTAGACAATCTCAATTCGCTCTTGCTTGTCCGCGAACATCGCAATTGGGTCTCCGGACTCATTATGACTGAGCAGGAGCCACCCGGGAGTCCCCACGAATTGAGGTACTTTCAGCAGGTGGCGGGCCTCGACGCTCCCCGCCTTCACGAGGGGGCTCCGCGGCAGCAGCCGTTTCATACGTCGGTAGGACCACGCGCTGGACATCTTGGGGAGGAGGAGGCGGCTCTGCGAAAGTGACAGTGGGACGAGGCTCTGCGAGGGGTTCGGGCTGGACCTGCACCTGAGCCTGGGGGACGGGAGGATACAGAGTCTTAACAACCCAGTAGACGGCGAGGTGCGCCAGAACCAGAACGATGAGCGTTGCAACAGCCGTTCCAACAATGTCGGTCACGTTCATTTGTTTGGGAAGGATCTTTTGGAGTGAGGAAACAAACCGCGATGCAAACCAATCCCCTTCACGAGACGGATGCGCAGCTGGACGCCCAGGTGGACGCCCTCTACCGGACCATCAAGGGACGGATTGACTGGGACAACCTTATTCCGACCTGCCTGGAGCTCGGGCGTGAGCTCTCGGGCCTCACCCACCTTCGGGGGAAGGAGCGCCTGGAGCTTCTCCAGAAGACCCTTCGGTTTGCCCTGAAGGACACGGACAAGTCCGCTGAAGAGAAGGAGCGCATTCTCCATACCATCGACAGCGTGGTCCCCATCGCGATGCAGGCGGCGGTGCTGGCGTCCAAGCTGCCCTTTCGGGTTCAGGTGCCGACCTGCTGGAAGAAGTGTGTCTCGTAAGGAGAGAGCTCTTCCGCCCACACCTTCGGGCTGTCCGAGTAGACGACGATGCGGACATGCTCGGCAGCATACACACGCGAAAAGGCACGCCCCTCATGCGGCCGTTCGGTATACAGAAGTTTCCCCTCCGGGGTCACAGAAATCGTGGACAAGACCTTGCGCTCCACGTCATAGCGGCTAAATCCAGTGTAGAGCATGCGGGTCTCAGAGTCCCGTAAGGGTCGCCGTCCCTGCCAGGCGAGCGGAACGCCGTTCGTCAGTGTGACCTCCATTGTCTACACAGACCGTGTTTGCGAAGACCACTCGTTTCAGCTCCTCGTCATCTGCAGCAATCGCATTCAACGTCGCCACTCCGGCCTCAACGGCCGTCTGAAGGGTTGCCCACTTCGCGGGGTCATTCAGATACTTCGTGTGGCGAGTCTGTCCATCGGGGAAGCGCTCAATCAGCTCCGACTCCGCGGCGTCATACATGGTCATGTAACAGCGGAGCTGAATCTCGTCGTAGAGCGGCACCTGGGGCCAGTGGCGGGTGCGGTCCTTGGAGTCGACGATGCGGTTCTCCGAGGCGACATAGCCATCGCAGCGCCCCACGAGAGTCCAAGACCCCATGGGCTTCTTGAGGGTCTTGGTATTGCGCTCCGTGACCTTGACCTCACGCGCAGCCTCGTAGGTATTCAGAATGGCGTCCTCATTGGCGAGGCCGCGGCGCTTGGAGACCTGTCCACGGACCTCGTCGACGAGACGCGCCTTTACCTCAGGGTCGAACGTGTCATGCACCAGGTCCAGGATAACTCCGGCCCGGTCCTGGACGGCCTTGAGAACCCCGCTGACATTGGAGGTGTGCCGGGCATCGCGAATCCCGGTGCTGATAAGGTCGGAGATGGCCGACCCCTTGAGGACGTCCTTCGCGAGAGCCGTGAAGGCACGCCGGCCGTATTGCTGTTCGAGACCAAGGATGCGCGCGCACGTGTCCTTGTCCTTGAGAAGAAGTTCATACTGGAGCTCATTGGCATTCTGGTACTTGTGGAGACCGATAAAGCCGGCGACCTTGGAGGCAGAGAGTTCAGGGACAATCATTTTGGGATGAGAGCGTTCGTCTTGGGGAGGCCGGTTCCGTTTTAGTCTTTGCTGCTCCGATTCCCGCCGCGGCTGGCGAAGGCCGAGAGCTGCTTGTCCGTGAGGCAGACGCACCCGCGGTCGCCAGAGAAGGGGCTGGGGCAGCAGTCTGCACTCATGCGGTTGCCCTCAAACTGGAAGAGCTCCTGGTCGTTCGCCATGTCATAGGGACGCTCGGGGACCGGCTTGGGCTCTGACCCCAGCAGGGGAGGCGTCCCACTGTAGCCCGCGACACCCACAGGGCCCTTCACGGTCTCCATGTCGAGGGGCATCCCAATCTCACGCTGGAAGAAGCGCTCCTTGCCGTCCTCCGAGTCACTGTCCGAGTCGTCTCCCCGCTTCACAGGGGATGTCTTGGAGGTATAGCGAACGAAAAGTCCTGCAAGAAGGGCCGCGAGAAACATGGCGAAGACAACGACGGTTTTCTTCATTGTTCCTAGACCGGAGAAAAACGGATGCGTCCGTGGTCTGGGAGGAGGACAGTACCATGGACTATTCAGCGATGTCCCTCCTCGAACTCAAGCGGGTCGCCAAGGGGCGCCGCATCAAACTCTACTACATTCTTCCCAAGGATGAACTCGTTCGCCTCCTCTCACTCCCGGAGCTCCCCCTCGCGCTTCAACTGCAGAAGAAGACGATTCGTCAGCTTCGTCAGGAAGCCAAGGAGCGGAACTTCTCGGGCTTCTGGTCCCTCTCTCGTGGCGAGCTCCTAACTCTTCTGTATCCCGACCAGCAGGGTGCCGCGGACAAGAATGAGAAGAATCAGCGCCACACAAATGAACATGATGCCCCAGAGAAGCATGGCGCCTAGGAGATACGGATACAGAACATTGAAAATAGAGACGAGGAGGGGTCGCAGGATTGCATTCTGAATCTCTGGACGTTGAAGGTGCTCTGCCGCGTCCGCGAGAAGCGCGTCAAAGACTTTCTTCATCCGAAATTTGTCTATCAGTTCATATAAACATGAAGCTTTCGCAGACGAAGATGGTCCGCCTTGGGTTCGTGCTCGCTGGGGTTGTTGCCCTCTACGTTCTTTTTACCTCCTATTCGGGTGCCAAGGGGGCAGTCCTGGACAAGGCCGAGGAGCTTGGTGGTCTCGGGACCCCGGGCCCCCTCTCGGAGCAGGGCCCCTCCATGGGCAGCCCCCACGCGGTCGCCGGCAATGCCGCGAACGTCCAGGGCATGCAGGGCCGCACCCCTGCGTCGCAGCAGACGTACTCCGCCACCAGCCTCTCCTCCTCTGAGCTCCTCCCCAAGGGCGAGCTCGGTGCATCCTTCGCGGCCGTGAACCCCGTCGGCGCCGAGGACCTCAAGGGCCAGAACTTCCTCCAGGCCGGCTACCACTCCAACATCAACATCGTCGGCATTGCGCAGACCAACCGCAACCCCTCCTACGATGTCCGCACGGAGACCCCGAACCCCCAGGCGAAGGTCGGCCCCTTCCTCCAGACCACCATCGACCCCGACCCGTTCAAGGCGACCCACGCCCAGGATGGTCTTGCGGCGTAAGCTTGACCACAGGCTCAGGGGACTGCGCTGACGTGACGGTCCTCGGTCGTATCCAGAAGGTTCGCTCTGTATCGCACGCAAAGCAGTACATCCGATAATGATTCGGCTTCCCGTCCTCGTGCTGCCACATCGCATACCACGCTCCCTCTTTGTGAGCCCGGAGACAGGTGCGAGTGTCCATACTCTTTCTCTTCGTCCCTCTCTATAATATGCTTCCCGTTGCCGCTGTCGGCATTGGCGCCCTGGCCCTCTACGCCCTCCAGGGACCGCGCAACACGATTCGTATGACAGGACCGGATGGTCAGTCCTACGAGATGCAGAACCTCCCCAACAAAGAGAAGGCTGTCGCTCTGATGGCTGATGTCAAGGCGCGCCTCGTCAAGCTCTTCACCCATTACAAAAGCGACCAGGCCCTTGCAGCCGACCCACCAGTGCGTCGCTTCCTCGAGCGGTTCAACACCGACGTCTTCATCGAGAACGACATGTCGTCCAAGGACACCTCGTACAGCGAGAACAAGGGGCAGAAGATTGTCGTCTGTCTTCGCGACAAGACCAAGGCGCCCGAGTATCCGCTCATCGACGGGAACACCATCATGTTCGTCGTCCTCCACGAGATGGCCCACCTCATGACAGAGACCATCGGACACACGCAGGAGTTCTGGAGCAACTTCCGTCGCATCCTCGGAGACGCCACCCAACTTGGACTCTATTCGCCCGTCAACTACAGCCAGCGCCCGACCCCGTACTGCGGCATGACCATCACGGATTCTCCCCTGTAAAGGGTAATGAAGACCCTTCCCATCGAGGGGACCCTCACCGAGGTGTCGTTCTACGACGATGACACAATTGAGCGGGTCCGCGAGCTCATCGCCATCAACCAAGGCTCGCATCCAGACCGCCTCTTCGTCCAGATTCGCGTGACCCTCCCCGAAGGCTACTATGCTACACCCAAGGAGTGGACCGCGCTCTTTTTCCGTCTGTCACGCGATGGCCGAACGATTGCGGAAGACGACCTTCGCACCTATCTGACGGATGTCCGTCCTGGGGTTGCGGACTTCCCTGCCCGCGCGTATACCCAAGAGGACTGGGAGGCTGTCTCCCCGAAGGCTCCGGTTCGGGATGGAGGTCAGGAATGGCACATTCTCGGGGCCAAGACGCAGACGATTCTTCCCCTCCCGCCCAAGGATGTGCAGCTCCCTGCGAACGCAATTCCCCTGCTGTCCCTCCAGAGTCTGCTTGAGACCCTCCACCCCTTCCCGGTCTCCGAACTTCGCGTCACACCCGCTCCCGCTGCACCATCGGACGCTGTCTTGCGCGCCTACTTCCCTCGTCTGGACCTCAAGACAACCCCCGTCAACCTCGATGCGAGCAAACCCGCGATTCTCAAGGCCCAAGCAGACCTTGGGGCCCTCCTTGCGCTTCCCGTGAAGCGGCATACCTCAGCCGTCCTGACCAAGGCGAAGTGGTACATTCCGCTCAATGCAACCCGCTTGGCCCACCCTCGGTCCACCTTTGAGCAAATCTTCTACGGACTCACCGTCTCCGAGACCACTCCCTTCATCGCGTATTCAATGACCGGAGAGACGGCCCTTCGGAGCAAGTTCTATGTCGAGGACCCGAAGACGAAGAGCCCGGTCTTGGACCCCAGTCTCGTCAAAGCGTGGTACGAGTCTACGAAACCCAACCGTCGCCGCCCGACGCTTCTTCTGTACCGCGGGTCGAGCCGGTCTAGCTTTCAGCGGATTGCGATGACCTCCATCGACATCACGATTGACATTCGCAAGGACAAGACCTCCACCAAGACCCTGGAGGAGATGCAGGCAGAAGCCGAGGAGTGGCTCCTCTCGCTCGATGCAATTGTCCCGTTTCTGGACCCCCGGGACCTCTCCCGCGACCGCTGGACGCTCACAGACATGTCCCTCCTCGCCACGTACGCCAAGGAAGAGACGGACTTTGATATGCTTCGGTTTCCCTGCCTCCGCTCCATCTTTGGAGAAGAGGGCGGGTCCTTCCGCTTGCTTCGTGTCGACCAAGGCACTGTCCCGCGTCGCCTTCTGGATGCCTGTCAGGTTCTCGCCCAAGAGGATGCAACGCCCACCCCCGAGTTTCTTGCAAATGCCCTCGGAACCTCGACTGAGGAAGCGACCGCCCTTCTCGCGCCGATTCTCTCGGGGGAGGTCAACTGCGACCGAGCCTTGCAAGACTTCCCCGTGCTTCGGTTTAGCCGAAAGGAGGTCGAGATTGACTTCGCGACAACGCCTGAGCGTGTCCTTCTCTACGCCGACATCCTCCGGTATGTTCTGACCTCCGACGCGCCTGCAGTGAATGCGGTGTGCCCTCGTCGCCAGGAAGCTGTCTCGGCAGTGGCCGCGGTTCCCCAGATGAAGCCTGCAGAGGAGGAGGACGACGATGACGATGATGGGTTTGATATCTCGGCGTTGACCGTCTCTGCCTCAGCTGCACCGCCTCCGCCTCCTCCTACCGTTGCTCCCGCAAAGAAGAGTCGCGTCGTCAAGGTTGCCAAGGAGCAGACGAATACCCAGAACTACTTCAATGCAGAGCTGAAGAAGTTCAACGCCGAGCTGTTCGGTCCTCCGTACTCCAAGGAATGTGAGAAGAACAATCAGGTCGTCGTTCTGACACCCGAGGCGAAGGAGACGATTCGCGCGGAGAAAGGTGAGGCCTATACCTACGAGGAGGCCCCCGAGGACGAGCAGGTCGATATCCCCGGCGGGACGGCCATCTGTCCACCGTATTGGTGCATGACCGACCTCATTCCGCTCCGTGCCGACCAACTCGTGGAGGGTCCCGATGGCGCGCTTCATTGCCCGGTCTGCAACGGCAAGGTTCGTCCCAACGACAAGGTGAGCACACGCGAGTTCCCCGTCATCAAGCGGGAGACCTCCAAGGGGGTCCTGTCCCCGTATCCGCGGTTCCTGAAGAAACGAGAGGGCGTTCCCTGTTGCTATCCGACGCCGGCGAAGGAACCTGTCACCCTCAATCAGCGGTCGGATGTCACCTACGTCCTGACAGAGGACCTCTACGATGTCCCGCCCAAGCGAGTTGCGCGCCTCTCCGCGGACCTCGCAAGTCGTCTGGGGGTCAAGACCTCCTACGACACGACGATTGTGAACAAGCGGCTTGAGTTTGGAGCCGAGGACGTGTTTCGGATTGGACTCGGTCGCCCGCGAGACACACTCCCGGAGTTCCTGGGACCCACCCCCATCAAGTCCCCTGCACGGAACCAGGACAGTCTTCGCCAGTGCTCCTTCTTTAGCACACTTCGAGCTGCAGACCCCGTGGCCGAAGCGGAGCGCAGGTGGACGGAAAAGACCCTGGACCCCATCGATGAGTTGGAATATCTGTCCTTCGTCTTCAGCTACAGCGTGATTCTGGTCTCGGTGGACCGTGGGAAGGTCCTCTGCGGGTTCCGGCCCCTGGATATCGCAGCGCGGAGCAAAACACTCGTTGTCTTGCTGCGGTCGGGAGGGGCGCCTGAGCTTCTGGGAACCATGCGCCGAAAGCGAAAGGGGAAGGGAGAGTCCCAAAAGCGAGAGACGGTCTATACAGTGGATGTCTGGCAGTCACCTCTCGCAGAGATGACGCTAGGGCTTCGGACCGCCCACGAGGCTGCCTGCAGAGGAGACCTCCCCACCCAACAAACTGCATGGGAGGCCCTTCAAGAGCTCGGGGTGGCAGACTTCATCGGAATCACCGACCCTCTGGGCCGTCTCCAGGGATTCCTCGCCCCTGGGGTTGTTTGGATTCCGTTTGTTCCGACAAGCCAAGGCATTGCAACGGAGGCCAAACCCGCAACGACGCGGGCCCTGCATGAAGTCCTCGAGGCAGACCTTCCGACCTATGAGGCGGAGAGAGACGCACTCAACGCGCTCAAAAAGGGAGCCCATCTGTTCCGCCACGAGCCGTCCAAGGACCGCCGCAACTCCGATGGGCAGGTTGTCGAAGTAGAGACCGTCACGGGGTTTCGGATTCCAGTTCGCTCCACAGAGTCCTCTCCGGGCCCTGCCACTGAAGTTCTGCAGACGGTCCGAACCGCTCCGAGTGGCGAGGCCATGCTCCTCTCGGGAGAGCCGGACTCCGAAGGTCCTGCCCTCAAGGCCGCGATTGACTACAGCTCCGAACTCTATGAGTTCCTTCTCTTCTCGCTCGCGAATGACATTGCAGTGGACCGGAGCGGGGAGTGTACGGATGTTGAGTGCTGTGGCTTGCGAGATGCAATTGTCAATCGAAAGGCAGCGTGCCTGGAGAAAGAGCTCGCCGCGTGGTACAAGGCTCGCGTGGATGAGACCATTGAAACGAAAGCCTACGAGTTCATCAGCAAGGTCCGGACACCCTGTGGGCAGCTGAAGGGGAAGGCGTGCGAGGATTCCCTCCTCTGTGGGTGGGTCAAGGACGATGGGACAGATGTCTGCAAGATTCAAGTTCGGACGACACAGGCCGACCCGAACGTGCTCTTGAAACGACTTCGTCGAACGCTACTTGAGAACGACAAGCAGCGGGCTCTGGTGTTAGACAATCGGTTCTCGCGCTTCTTCAGCACGATGCTCTTTCAGGAACTGCCGCATGAGAAGATTACCGTGCTTTGAATGGATTACGACGTTGCCTTGAGCTTGAAACGGTGGATGAGATACTTGCGAAACTCGTCCTCCTCCGGATACACCCCGTCCTCCGCGGCCTCGTTGTAGGCTCGTATCATTGTGTCGACTTGGGTGTCCGTCAACCTCAACTCAGCTTTCAGCCGTTCAAACATCTGGAGGGTCGGAGGGGCTCCCAGGAGACTCTCGGCCATGCGAACTCCGACGTGATTGGGGTCGAGGTCATTTCCTCCGCGATGGCGACGACGAGTCTTGCGGCGAGACTTCTTCCCCGTCTTGGTCTTCTTGCGACCGCCCATTCCTTCAAGTCGGCTTGTCGGGACCACTGCAGGGGCCGTGGCTTGTGGACGCGCGACCTCTCCAAACTGGAGCATACGCTTGGCTTCCGCAAACTGCGAGAGATTCTCCTCGGAGCCTTGCCGTTGCGGACGACGCGGGGTTGGGGGAGCACCAGCGCGCATTGTCTCTAGCGTGACAGGTTTTTCGCAGGTGCCCTTGATCCTCTTACACTCAGCCTTTGCGCTTGCATCATGAATACACACGGTGAACCCGTGACGAACATACGTCTCGAGTTTGTCCGTCGTCAGCCCTTCCCGAATGAACCGTGGAGCGACAAACGTCTCCTCCGAGAACGTCAGTGTCTTCCCGCGGAAGAGGTCGGGGAGAACCTCTGTCTGGAGCTTCCGTTTGATGTAGACTTCCATCGTCTTCAGCGGGCACTCCTTCGGGAGGACCCACGACTGCATAAAGGTCCCGGACAGAAAGTTGAAGGTCAGTTGAGTTCCGTGCTTCCAGACTTCTCCTGCACCGTGAACGCCGGTCGCGCCGACGGACGTTGCGATGGCATAATGCGTGGTTCCGAGCTCGAGCATCGTCTCGGTCTCAGACGCTGCGAACTGGGGAGCGCTTCCGTCCTTCGAATAGAGCAACCAGGTATAGACACTGTCCGGCGCCGTCTCCAGGTCCGCACTCGTCAACCGAGGAATCGTGGTAAGAAACGACAGGACTTCCTCCCTGGTCTTCGGGAGACCAACGTAGGCGATGTCACGCGTCCCCTTCACGCGAATCTCGCAGTTCTGCGATGGCTTCATCACAATCGGAAATCCATCGGATGTTATCTTGAGAGGCATTCCCTTGGTCCAAGCCTCGTCGCAGAGTCTCAACGTCTTGGACCGCGTCTCCATTAGTATCACCTGTGAAAAAGAGAGAGGAGTTCCTCTCGTCTTTTTTGGTGAGGGTGTTGTGGATGTGGGACAAACCTGCTTACGCCTTGTGGAAGTGCACCTTGAGGTACTTCTGGAGGTTGAGGTAGGTGACCTCGGTCTTGTCATCGACGCGGAGGAGCTTGGAGAGGGCCGCGTTGGGGATGATGCGGCGCTTGAAGTTGGGGTCAAAGCAGGAGTGGCTCTTGACGTACTCGGAGACGAACTTGGTCACCTCAGTCTGGGAGCGCTTGGAGCCCGCGGAGATGCCCATGAAGGAGCAGAGCTCGGGGGAGAGCGGGCGCTGGACGAGGAAGGCGTTGTTCGCGCGGCGAGCCTCCCAGGCCGCCTTCTGCTCAGGGGTCATCTGGTCCGGGGAAATCTTGCGCTTCTTCTTCGAGTCGCGAGCCTCCTTCTTGGCGGCCTTGGCGGCCTCCTGGGTGGACTTGACCGCCTCGCGCACCTTGGCGGTGAACTCGGTGGAGAGCGCCTTGAGCTGCTCGGTGAGGGTCGCGAGGAGCGCCTCAGAGGACTGGGCGACAACGGGCGCCGCAGTGGCAACGGTGGGGACGACGACCTCGGACTTGGCGGGGGTCTCCTTCTTGGGGGCGGCCTTCTTGGCGGCCTTGGGGGCAGCAGCCGCAACGGGGGCGGGGGCGGCGGCGGTCTTGGGGGCGGTCTTCTTGTCGGCGGGCATCTTGTTTGCCTTAACTGCAGAAGTAGAAGAAGACATTTCTAACGCGTTGGTATACTCCTTACCTGTGGCGGTCATGTAAATCAGTTCTCGAGAAGGAATTCCGGACGCTCTCGACGCGTATAGTGGACGATACCCCGCGGCACCTTCACCTTGAGATAGTAGGTCTGGTAGGCTTGAACGGCATCGGGATGCTTGCAGTCGTCGGGCATGGCTTGGCGAAAGGGGGTCTGAGGGACATCGGGAAGGGAGGGAGGGTTGGCAAAGAGCCACACGAGGTGTCGCGTGGTCTTGTGAAGCCTGTCGCAATAGCGATAGGAGTACTCCTTGCAGAGCCACAGTCCCAATTCCGTGAGCCACCGATAATTGGCGCGACTCTCCCGCACCCAGATGGCACACGGGTGGTTCGCATGGGTCTTCTTGTACGCTCCCTCGGGAAGGTCCTTGGTGCCCACAACGTGGTGGGCGGTATACAGCAACTGCGCTGTCTCGAGAATCATCTTCACGACGTGTTTGTCGCAGTGAAGGCGCGCCGCGAGTTGCGGACAGAGAGACAGGACGAAGATATTCATTTGGGGCGGAGTCTGGTGCCCTTGGCGCGAACGAATCCGTTTTACACACGGTAGAGGGCGGATAACACACAAAAGGCGAGGGCGGGTTCATTGGTCGCATGGAGCAGCATGGTCATCAAGACGTACGACCCCTGCAAGACAAATTGGGTCGGGTGCATCGTCCACGCGCTAATCAGACACCGATGAATCAGGGACAAGGCAAGCCGACTCGTCGTTGGAAGACTGGCCTGAAGCTCATCGCGAAGAATGCGGAGGACCACAATGTAGTCATTCTTTGTCAGCCGAAGAAAGGGCTCCGGGTTGAAGGTCCCAAGGGCATTGTCGGCAAAGACCTGGCAGAGAACCGTCCAGCGCATCCGAAGGCGGTCTTGAAAGTCCGCAGGCTCCTGGGGAACAGGTCGTCGACTCCGGCGACGCGCGGACCACATGCGGCGAAGCCGCTGCTTGGTGTCGACCGACAGCGGGACTTTGGTGTAGGGATTCGTCGGGTCAAGAGACATCAGGGACCATTTCCACAGCGTCGCAAAGTCAAACCACCAGGTCTTCCCGTTCTCCGTGAAGGCAAAGTAGTCCCTCGGGTCCTGTCGGGCAGACGATTCGCATGTCTCCAAGTCTTCGTCATTCGAGAGCCCTGCACGTCGAAGCACACCCGGTCCCGCCAGGGCGAGCCGATGGCGAACGAGCCACCCTCGAATGAGGGCTTGAATGCGATGGGCTGCATGCACTTTCTCTTGATTCGCGTTCACCCAGAGCAGCACCGTTTTGGAGCGGGCGTGGGTTCCACAGAGGGTATGTCCAAGGAGGGCCCGTGAGCCACATTGCTCCACAGACCCCTTTCGGCGCACCGAGGCGCACAGCATACTCTTATTGTCAATACAGAAACTTGCGCTGAAAACGGATGCGGGGGTGCCAGCAGAATGGACCTCATATACCTCCAGAATGTCTACCTCTGCAATCGTCTCTGTCTCTACTCTTGATGCTTCCAAGGTCTCCTTCGGCGACATCCGCATGAACAAGGCGGGCGGCAAGACGGTTCCGATTAAGTACAACGGCCAGAGCCTCCAGATTCGCATCCCCAAGTCGATGTACCCGATGGGTATCAACATCCGCGAGACCGAGAACGGGAACACCTACCAGATGGCGCTCACCCTCAAGGGCTGCGACGTCTTCGCGAAGGAGAAGGCGGGTGCCGAGGCTGGTGAGTTCGGGTCTCTCTACAACTTCCTCCTCGACATGCAGACCAAGCTCCTCGACACCGCCACGACCAACAGCGCCAAGTGGTTCGGACGCTCGCGCGACCGTGCGGTTCTCCAGGACCTCATGAAGCAGTTCATCAGTCCCAGCGTGGAGAAGGTGAATGGCGAGTGGGTTCCCAGCGGCAAGTACCCGCCTAGCTTCCGCATGAAGGTCCCGGTCTACGATGGCCAGGTCAGCATGGACGTCGCCGACAGCACCGGCAAGCCGATTGTGGTCGACCTCGAGAACATCTCGGCCATCTTCCCCAAGCGCGTCGAGGCCTCGGTTGTCGTCACGCCCAGCGTCTACGTCTCCGGGCAGGGCTTCGGTGTCACCTGGCGCATCACGCACGCTCGCGTTGCTCCTCCCCAGCGTCTGACGGCGGCTCAGGTGTTCGCGGACGAGATTGAGGAGGAGACGAATGCTCCGGCGACGACGGCTGTTGAGGAGGAGGAGTCTGCTCCGGTTGAGGAGGCACCTGCTCCTGAGCCTGCTCCTGCACCGGCCGCTGCGAAGCCCGCTGCAAACCGCCGTCGCCAGGTCGCTGCAGCCGTGTAAAGACAGCTGAATCGGGGGGCGGAACATAGAGGACCATGTCCTCATCAACAAACAACACCTTTTCCAATGCAGGGATGTCTAGCACGCTCTCGGTGCTCGTACAGTGCGGAGACCGACGCAGCGAGCGTTTTCCACAGATGGTGCAGGTATAGACCGTCGGGAGGTTCAGGACCATCTCGAGCGTCAGCAGACGCGTCGGCCCGTACAGACACTGCTCCAGAAAGCTCTCGGGAGTCGTCCAGCCTTCGTTGATGAATCGCTCAAACGGCTTCGCGGGCAACCGGGCCCAGAGGTCTCCATCCGTCGTCCAGTCCTCCTGAAAGTAGGTGCCAAACGAGGACTCGTGAAACCAGAGAAGGCGCATCTCTCCCGGAGTGTCCAGGGCATGCTCCGAGCACCCGACACGCTGCAGGTCCTCATCGTAGAGCCAGTAGACATTCGCATGCGTATACCGAGGGTCCCGCGCTCCGCGATAGACCTCGCGCCCGTCCATGGTCCAGAGGTCCGAGACGATGTCAATGTCTGTTTCCGTGATGTCCGGAGAAATGTCTGTGTAGATGAATCCGGGGACCAGAAGGGATTCCATTATGCTTGCTAGTCAAACTTTACCGAAAGGGTAAACGCTGACAGTGTGATGGATTTGGTGGCAGACCGAGAGAGCTCATGACGCTTTCGCCGGTCGCCCTCCTTGGGCTGAATGGTCGTCGAGCAGGAATCCATGTCGGCCTGCACCGCATCATAGTGTTCCTCCAGGTACTCCAGAACCTCATCTTCCAGCACCCAGTGGAAAAAGTTCAGCTGTCCGACGGTGGTGTTGAGGCCCAGGAAGGTAATCTTCTTCCAGCGGCAGAACGGGTCAAACATCTTTTTGCTGTACGCACGCAAGTTCGCCTTGTAGCGGAGGTAGACGTTGACATCGCGCCCAGCCTTCGTGAGATACGCAATGTTGTGCTTCTTCGCGTAGTTTGTCACGAGCCAATCCAGAAGGCGAAGGCTAATCTTGGACTCTCCAAGAAGAATCGGCTTGATGCGTGCGAGAATGGTTGCCTCGCTATAGAATGCCGAGAGGCGCCGAAGCACCATGTCTTCCTTCGATGCAATTGTCTCCATGGGTGTGTTCGGCGCTTTCATAGAAAATGGGTTCCTTACGATATGAGCGAGACGAAGCTTCCCGACGACTTCTGGACGGTAGAGATTGCCGTGGACCCCCTGGCCCGGGTGCCTGAGGTTGGAGCCGACCTCACGAAACTTGAGGCCCACACCGCCGAGCTCGAGAGCCTCGTTCAACAGATGTGGGCGGACATGACGACGGAGACCAAACTCCTGGATGGCACCGAGGTCCCCGACCGCGAAGAGCTGGTCATCCCGCGGATTTCCGAGGAGGAGTTCCAGGCGCTCCTCCACGCACCGGAAAACGAACCTTCGCAAACGGAAGAGACAAAGGAGTAATGGAGGATGCGCTCTCTCAGTGGCTCCTTGACAATCGCCCCTATACTCATCTCGGGACTCGTGTCCGCCAGTTCCTACTGGCTTGCCGTGCTCTACAACCGGGACTCTCCTACACAGCACTCAAACATCATGTTGCCCCCCTCGTTGAGCGACTCATGTTCGGAGAAACCGGACGGCTCTGGCTCCGCGACCGAGCCTTTGAACGTGTACTCCGTCTTTACGGGCAAAACGATCAGCGTTCCGACCAGTGGCATGCGAAACGAGGCGAAATGATTACGGCCTCGGAGGTCTACAAGGTCTTTGGCTCGGAGGAGGCACGTCGCGAGGTGCTTCTGAAGAAGCTGGAGCCTCCCACGACGGCAGACGCCTGGAAGTACAACCCCATTCCGGCCCTGGTCTGGGGCACTCGCTTTGAGCCCATCGCCAAGAAGCTCTACGAGGAGACCACGCGGTGTACGATTCTGGAGGTCTCGTGTGCCCAGCATCCACGCGTGCCGTTCTTGGGAGCCTCGCCGGATGGGCTTATCGTTCCGCTCGATGACGACCCGCGGAGGTATGGACGTCTCGTGGAGTTCAAGTGTCCGATGAGCCGCGTGGAGAAGCCGGAGATTCCGATTGCCTACGTGCACCAGATGCAGATGCAAATGGAGTGCACGGGCATTGACGAGTGCGAGTATGTGGAGTTTCGCTTCAAGCTCCTGAACTACAATGAGTGGGCCAAGTCAAGCCTTCGCAAGGGAGCCTTTGGAGTCTACGATGATGGACGCGTCGTCTATGACGTCGAGACGCATACCGAAGACATGCAGGTTCTCTACTGGGTCCTGCAGTCTACAAAGAAGGACTTCGTTCCGAAGGACCCGAATTGGCTGTCCGACCATCTGCCCCAGCTCCAGTCCTTCTGGGACAGTGTGGTGGAGCATCGGACGAACGGGACGAAACCTGCGGAGAAGACACTTCCAGCGCTCGACCTCTGAGACTTACAGGCGGGTTCCGTCAACCACGCATGTACTACCTCAAAGAAAAGTCCCTCCATAGCGAAGACCCTGTCTACATGCGCCTTCGGTCCGACTGCATGGTGTTCCCGGACGCAACCATAGCCCGCGACTTTGCTGACCGTGGGGTCTATGAGCAATCTATCATTGACTGGGCGGCAAGTCTCATCGACCCCACGAAGACCTTTTTGGATATCGGGGCTCACGTTGGAACCTACTCCCTTGGGTTTGCGAAGGTCTGTGCCGGTGTCCACAGCTTTGAATGCTCGCCGAAGACGTTCAACTACCTCTGTGCCAACATTGCCCTTCGGGGTCTGGAGTCCCAGATTACACCGCATCGGACTGCACTCGGAGACACCATCGGGACAACGACGTATTACACTCGCTCTCCGGATGGAGGGGGAAATAGCTGCATCGATTTCAAGGACCGCGTGTGTCCATCCGTGCAGGTTCCCCTGACCACTCTCGACTCCTTTGGACTGACGAACATTGGGCTCATCAAGATGGATGTCGAGGGCTTTGAGGCGAAGGTTCTCCTGGGCGCGCGGGAAACGCTGAAGCGGAATGGGTATCCTCGGATTCTGTTTGAGTCCTGGCGTCCTGCGCGGGAGGCCGAGGGACTTCCTGCGTCGAAGCTTCGGACGGAGCTCTTTGACACGCTCTATGCGGTCGGGTACAAACGGATTACGCCGATTACGGGGTGGGATGAGATGTTCATCGCCGAGTAAACCACGACATCCAGGACCGGGTCGGAGGCCGGTACTTCGCGACCCATTCATCAATTGTATACGTATCACTCATGCTGCGGTTACACCGCGCGCAAATGGGAATCAGGTTGTCAAGAGTCGTCTTGCCACCCTTACTCTCAGGGATGTTGTGTCCACATTCATAGTCAAACACCGAAATCTTGTTCTTGCACCAGGAGACGTAACACTTGGCGTCAAAGCGATGTCCCATGCGGGAAATCCACACTTGCTCGGCCAAGGCTTTGGGAATCTTCTTCTTTTTGTACGGCTCGCCCGGAAAGTCCCGAAACTCCATTATTCCTTACCGGCGGCGGCGCGTAGACCGCTTCTTCGTCGAGCGACGACGGCCTCCGACACTCTGCTGATAGAGAAGAGCCCCGGGGCGGTCCATGGTCACTCCGAAAAACCGGTAGCCGGGCACAGCAGGATAGTACAGCCTGCCTCCCGTGGTCGAAAATCCCGGAGGAGCTGGGGTGCCCGGCACGTTTGCAATGAGCGCTCCCCGTTCAGGACTCGCTTGGAAGCCCGGAGGTGCAATGAGATTGAGCGGGAGAGGGATTCGCAGCTCGTTGGGCGCCGCGGCAGGCTCAGCTGGACCCTGACGACCAGCCTTCTGAGCGCGACGACGACTCCTCCGGCGAGCGGACCCATGCGGCGGCGGCTTCACCGGACGTTTGTTCGACTCTGCGAGTGTCTCCCCCGTGATGACATTGCTAAACCCCGGCATTATACTGGAATGTAGGATTTATATTGGTTGACCTGGAAAGGCGTCTGCATCCCCGAGGGAGACCCCAGTGCAGCGGGTGCCGGATTCATGTGGTTTGTCATCTGTTCGTACGAGGAGAGCTCCCGTGCAACGGTCCGTCCCACCTGACGCTTGTCGAGAAATTCGGGCTGGAATCCCTCCCGTCCGAGGTAGAGAACGAACATCAGCACAAAGAGTGCGACCACGAGAAGGGTCGTCGGCTTCATTGTGGTATGCCACGAAAAAACGAACCGCTTTCTCTCTAACAAGGAGACCCGTACAATGGAGGAGAAAGCACTCGCAACCCTTCGCACGTTCTTCGAACGCCGCAAGCTGGAGACAACCACGGCTGTGGTCCGCACCGAGCTTGACCGCGTCAATGCCTATACCATCGGGTCTATCCTCGTGCTCTTCAGTCAGAAGGACAAGGGCTTCCAGGAGAAGGATATCGAGCGGTTTGTTGCGTTCGCAAAGGACAACTCCTATACGAACGGGCTCGTCATTGTGACGATTTCCAAGCCCTCCGCTGCAGTTCTGCGCCTCGTCAAGTCGTACGCAAAGGAGCACATTCAGTTCTTCTGGATTTGGCATCTCCAGAATGACTGGACAACGCACCGCTACTCCATGCCCCATCGCATCCTGAACCAGGATGAGGCAACCGCGCTCATCAAGCGGTACAAGCTCACGAGTCCTGCAGACCAGCTTCCATCCATTGACTCGCAGGATTACCAGGCCCGTGTCCTCGGAGCGGTTCCGGGCGATATCCTCGAAATCCAGCGCCACAGTGATGTGGCCGGCCCGTCGCTGTACTATCGCTATTGCGTGGAAGACGTAAATGTTGCCTGAGAGTAATGCTTCGAGAGCGCTTCGGACTCTACACTGACGCAACCTGCCCGCCGGGGAGGACCGTCACGTTCTACCGCGGTGACGGAATCAAGGTGTGCAGGACGAACGCACAAGATACGGCTCCCGTTGCCCCGACATGTGCCACCGGGACTCCCTATCTGATTGTGACAGAAGGACGGGAGACCAAAGCGATTTGTGTCCCCTCGACGACGACGATGTACCCTCCCGACACCACCCAATCCTTCCCGTGTCGGACGGGGGACTATTTTGGAACGTCGGCAGACACGTGGACGGGTCACACCTGCATCCCGGCAACGACGGCGACCGGTGGAGCAACACCCCCTGCCACTGGTCTGGACGCCCTGACCGCGCAGTATACGACGCTCAAGGCCCAGTATACGACCCTGACGAATCAAGCTATCGCAACCCCGGCGCAGATTCCGACGCTTCTCCCCCAGATTCAGTCGGTGAATCAGCAGATTGCGAGCGTGTTGGACCAGATGGTCCAGGCGACGCAGTATGCTCGACAGAGTCCGAACAGCGACACCTATCGCGACCAGCTCATCGAGCAACTCGCTCAGATTCAGTCGGACTACAATGGACTGAAGACCAACACGGATGCCCTGGAAACCCTTCGTCGCATTCGTGGAGCCCAGGACGACTCCTGGAAGGGACCTCTTTTCCTCTATCTCATGGCGTTCCTCGCAGCGGCCATTCTGCTCACCCTTGTCATTCTGTTCCGGGGTCAGAAGAAGGAGAGCCCAACTGCACCGGCGAGTAGCCCTGCTGCAATCCCGGCCTTGACGTAAGACCCCGAGGACGACGGAACCGCGACCTGGTCCATCTGTGTTTTGACGGTGGTATACGTATCCTCCAGGCGCGGTCCCTGCGTCTTGATGGTCTGGAAGTCGGCTTGCGTCTTGGCCATCTCCGAATTCGAGGACCGGTAGGCATTGACATCGGTCGTGATGGCATCCGCCTCCCGCGTGAGCGATTCGCTGAGGTTTGAGATGTACTGATCCAGCCACGCCTTCGTCCCCTCGTAGACAGACTTGTATTCAGGCTGCCCGGTCATTTTGTACTCGAGGAGGTTGTCACGCATCTGCTCAAGCAGCTGGGGAACGGAGGCACTCGTGGACGAGGTCGGGACACTGCTGAGCGGAGGAATCGTTCCGATGCCCCGCGCGAGTCCAAGGTAGGACAGAAGAAGTGCCTTGGCGTCTCCATTGGAGAAGGCGTCTCGGTAGAAGGTCGTCTCGGAGCCCTCGCGCTCTCGGAGAAGGAGTTGTTGTGTCTGGGCGATGTAGTTGTTCACAACCTCCTCGGTGATGGGGGCTGTTGCAGGAACGTACACAGTACTTTGGAAATGACCAATGATTGTCAGAATATACCGCTTGGACCTGTCTTCGGAATTCTGCAGCTGGGCGTTCAGGGCGACGGCTTTCCGCTGAAGACTCGCTGGGGCCATCCGGTAGACTCGGTCGAGTTCCGCAGCGTCTACCGTGCCTCGAACATCCTTGATGGTCTCCGTGAACGCCAGATGCTCGCGCTGGCTAACGAGAGCGATTCCAACAATCCCCGCAGCTAGAAGGAGGGGATACATTACTTCTCGTGAAGGAATAAATGCCGGTAGAATCGTACTTCGAAATCAGCGAGCCTCGCCACGTTCGGCTGACGACCTCTGCAGGAGAGCACACACGCTATGTCCGGATGATGGCCCAGGCCGCCCCGTACATCGTTCCGGGTCAGGTGGTCGGAGCCCCGACGCTCGGATGGAAGTCTCCGGCCCTCAATGCCGAAATCCGTCTCATTGCGCCGCTGTGGGGCGGAGTCAATGGGTTTATTCCCAACCGTAAGTAATGCAGTGCCCGGACGGTTTTAAGCAGGTGGAGGAGGAGTGTGTCTCACAGCGCGACAATTCCATTCGCATGCCCCTTGGGTCTCCCCCGCCCGAGCGCCCGTCGACGCCGACCGACGACCTTCCCGGAGCAGAGTCCGGTCCTCTCTACGAATCCTTTGACAATGTCAAGGGCCTCGTCGATACGCTCAAACCCCTTCGGCCTCCCACGGCTCCTGCGTCCGACCTTGCCATCGAACGGAAAAGCATTCTCACGAGCACAGCCCCGAACTTCCTCCTGATTCAGGTGGAACTCGCCATTGTCATCCTCTGCCTTCTCGTCTATGCCTTTGCCCCCCTCGAGGTTGCTCCTAGCCTCGTTGTCCTTCTGTTGAGCGTGGGAGTTGCAGTTGGAATCTTTCTGTGGAAGTGAGTAATGGCCACCGCGTGTCCAGTTGGATTTGTCAGTGGAACTGCGGGACAGTGTGTTCCGGCATGCCCCTCCTCCGGCGGTCTTGACAATCGGATTGTTAACGGGGAAGCACGGTGTGTCTATCGTCAGGATGCAACGAAGTTCTTCGCCTTGAAGCAGTCTCCGATTGTCCCCCTGAATTCGCCAACGGACTTTGCGCCAACGATTCGGTGGCTTCAGACCAATCGCCCAGCGTTGCATTCCTCCTATCGCGACGCCCAGTCCGACTTTGACAGCAAGAAAGCCCTCCTGCTGGCCGAGATTGCGACAAGTCAGCAGGTCGCCGATGCCTTCCGGGAACTCCAGACGGCAGAGAATGCCCGCGGGGCGAATCCCCAGGCGTATCAGAATGCACGCAACCGCTATTATACCCTCACGCAAGGAGACACGTGGGCGATGACAGAGCGTCAACGTCTCCTGGCCGCAGAGGTGCTGCCCGAACTCTCGCCCTATCTCCAGTCCATCAACTTTATCGCTGAGCGCCAGACCCAACAAGCGGAGACGAAGTCCGCCGTCGGGGCGGTCAAGTCCAAGCTCATCTCGCTGAAGGATGACTTCCGGACGACCACGACCACGTTGATGAAACAGGTCGACGAGCTTCGCAATCAGATTGAGCTTCAGAAACGCCGAGCGGTCGCCGTCCAGGCCCAGACAAGCGATGGGTTCATCAACCTTCTTCTCATCGTGCTCTCGCTTGTCGTCATCTACCTCCTCTACCGTCGCATCATGCGCCCGGCCGCGAAACCCGGGGCCAGGACCTCGTCTATCAGTACCGCTTATACATCTCGCGCGGTAGGACCGTAATGGAGTGCCGGATTTGCTTTGGAGATGAGCATCCTCACACGATGCTCATCCCGTGCCGGTGCCGCGGGTCCTCCGCCTATGTCCACGACCGCTGTCTTCGAACCTATTTTTCCTATTACCCCGACCGTCTCTGTCGGGTGTGCCATGAGCGCATGGGACACCCGTGGCTGGACACCGAACGCAACTACACGTGCGCAACCACCCTTCTTGTCTGGGCTGCAGTGCTTCTCACCCTGTCGGCCGTTCACCCGATTCTCAAGGTCCTGGCCTTCATTGGATTTACGATGCTTGTCCTCGTCCATGTCCGGAGACAACAGCTGACCTACGAGCTCACATTCGCGTGCCTGGCTGTGTCGGGGCTTCTCTTCATGTCGGACCCGTTGGTTCTTCCCCAAACCATCTTCCTCGCCGCCGGATTGCTGATGCTTCTCATGCTCTGCATCTTTGTCCCCGTGGAAACAGTCCTGATGGTCCTTGTGGTCTCGTTAGCCCTGACGTATAGCGTTCTGTTGACCTTCAGTGTCGCGGTTCGGACAGACCCGGCGTTCGCAGGACTGTTCCTGCTTCTGATGATTGTCTTTTGGATGACCTTTGTGCGTCCCCAGCGTGCGAACGAGGTCTATCCCTGAAGCAATGGATGTCGTCGATGACCGAACCGTCGTCGACTTTCAAAAGACCACGTTCTGTGGACATCCACGGGCGGCTGTGTCTCGCTTTCTCCTGCAGAACATTCAGCTCGGACACGCTGACTATTCGTGCTATTGGTCTCTCGAGCTCTTGTGCTCCGGGCTCGTCCATACCCTCTGGATGGCGCTCTTTGAGGCCGCAGCCCTGCATGTGAACCGCGCGAATCCCAACGTCTTCCTCTACCTTGCGCGGGCGTATGAAACCTATGCACCTCTGGAGGCGAACGTCCCCACCCTGCAAAGCACGAGCCTTCGCAATTCCCCCGACGTTCGTCGGATGGTCTGTGAAGCGGCCGCCGTGGTTGCGCTCTGTCGCAAGAACAAGCTTCCGAGCCTTCCGTCTATCAAACCCGCCCACGACTTCGATGCTGTGACCCTCCAAGAGTCCATTCGGGCGCCCTCGACGCTCTACGGCAAACTCGTTCTTCGTCGCGATGACCCCCTGTCGATGGCCGTCCCGATGAACGAACTGTGCTATTGCCTTCGCCCCGACATCCGGGATGCCGCGCGGTCCCTCTACTGGATGTCCTGGGTCTACGCCTATTGCCGTGAGCACAAGAAGCAGACCAAAGCAACCTTGACGTTTGCCGACCGGTCGGATGAGTTTGTGTCCCACGCGCATGGACAGCATGTCGTGTGGCTGCTCTGGGAGGCCGTTCGGAAGCAAGCCCAACCGGCTGCACGCCCGGTGCTGGACGTCCTGTCGAAGATGTACTGTCTGCGCTGGTCTCCCTCAGAGGCGAAGTCCCGTCAGCCTCTGCTGTCTGCGGCGGTTCTCCTCATCTGCGAGGGCGCGACGCTGGATACGACGCCGGTCACAGGAGAGACGCTGCAGATTGCGCAGGTCCTCAATGGCATTCCGGGCTGGATTGACGCCATCGTGAAGACCCGCCAGAGTTTCTCGGCGTAGAGCAAAGGATGCGCCTCACCCAGAAGCAGTCGGCAACGCTCCAGGCGATTCTCCTCTTCTTCCTGATTACCAACCCGATGACCTACCGCCTGACCAACAGCCTGCTGGGCGGGCTCACGGGGCGTCTCGCGGACCCCTCAGGGTGCCCGACGAGCACTGGCCTTGTTGTCCACTCCCTCGTGTTCGGCCTCGCCGTCTACGGGCTGATGCTTCTCTAGGCTCGGAAGCATTTTCGGAAACGAACCTCTCGTACACACTAAATGGAGCATCTTCGCAAACTCGTGACGTATTGGAAGGGCAAGGAGGTTTCCGGGGTTCCCAAGGCGTCCGACGAGCTGTTTGCCTACCTGGAGGAGACCTTTCTCCCCCACGCCCTTCGCATTCTGAAGAAGGACAATGCCCTTCTCGCCGAGGTAGACCTCTTTCCTGGCGTGAAGGTTCCCTGGACTGGCACGGACGATGAGTGGAAGCTCCTGCAGATGGCGGTCCTCTATTCCGTCCTCCACGGCGACCCCAAGGAGAAGTTCGGCAAGCTGATGGAGATGGTCAAGAGCTTCGTCCCCGGCGGCTCTGCACAGGCCGATGAAATCAGCAAGATTCTCGAGGATGAGGAGACCAAGGGCTCGCTGGAGGAAATCCTCGAACTCGTGATGAGCACGCGCCTCGCCAGTGTCATCGGCGAGATTGCCTCGTCCTTTGAGATGTCCGACTTCGGCATTGACCTGGAGGACCCCGCCCAGATTCTAGAGCTGCTTCGCAACCCCCAGGGGAATGACACACTCAATGACATCGCCGAGCGCGCGAAGGGTATCCTCGAGGACAAGCTGAAGACCGGAAAGATTAACCAGCAGGAACTCGTCCGCGAGATTGAGATGCTCCGCGCCAAGTTCACCTCCACCTTCGGCAAGTACCTCAATGAAATGATTGTCGGCGATGGGGGCGGCGGTACCACCGGGAACAACTCTGCGCAGATTCTATCCAACTCGCCGGACGCCCGTCGGGCCCGGATGCTCGCACGGCTTCAGAAAAAGCAGAAGGAAAAAGCTCGCGGCTGAAGGATAAGACATGTCGCAGCCGTTTTGGTATGACGACCCGAGTATCCTGTTTCGGAAGGACACCTGGTCCAGTTTTGTTCCGACGCCTCGGATGACGGTCCCCGACGCCCTCAACGCTGTCGTCCGCTTCTCCGCCTATCTCTCCGTCCTCCTCTTCATCACCTCGCTGGACCCCTGGTACCTGCTCATCGTGCCGGCGGTGATGCTGTTGACCGTCTTCCTGCGGGGATGGTTCCCCGAGGCCAAGAAGATGGTCGAGTCGTTCGTGAGTGGGTATGTCGGCGGAGAGGACGCCACCCTTCCGACCCCCGACAACCCGTTCATGAATGCCCCGCTCACGGACATTCTGGACAATCCCAATCGCCCCCCGGCGCCCGCAGATATCACCACCAAGGAGGTGCGCGAGAAGATTAACGCGGCCTTCGCGAAGACGTCCGACATGTATCTGGACACCACAGATGTCTATGACCTCGTCCAGGCCCAGCGCAACTTCCACACGGTTCCGGAGGATGACCACGCAGGGCTCCTGAAGTTCCTCGGCAAGGGTGCACGCACGGACAAGCTGCTCTCAGAGAGCTACGTAGTTGCGAAGGGTACGGCGGAGGAGTTTCCGCTTCCCAACGCGGTGAGTCCGGCGGCGCCGGCGTCGTGAGCCCCCCTTGACCTCCAGCTCCTTGAGAATCTCGTCGCCGGACGCCTTCTGTCCTGACGTCTTGGTCTCCTTGCCGCTCTTGCTCTTGTACTTCATCGTCGGAAAGCCCTCAACGCCCTCGTCGTCCGGAGTGGCATCCGCATCGACCTCCACAACGTCCGTTCCGGGCGGCGCCTTCGCCTTTGCCTCCTCCCAGGCGGGTTTGTTGGCCTCGCAGTGCGGGCACCCAATCATAAAAAAGAGAACAAGGCACGGACGCTTCTGAAGCGCCTTCTTCGCAGCGTCCTTGCTTCCAGCGCCAACGAACTTCGGCATTTATATACAGAGGTAGAAATGGCGACGCCCGTGCAGAGTCCGATGTATCAGGCCACGTCGACGACAGCGTCAGGGTTTCAGACGCTTCCAAGGGACTCGGGAGGTCCCATCTTCAAGAGCTACGGGGACTATCTCGTTGCCACGCAGAAGGATGTTCGTCCGGGCTCCAGTTACAACGCGACCTCGACGACATACACGGGGTTCCTCGAGTTCAAACCTCGTGACATGGAGATTCAGAAGAAGTACGACGCGATGTCTCCGTCGTGGGAGGGTGTCGACTCCAGCATGAAGGCTGTGGAACAGGGCGTCTACTCGCTCGATTCGGCCGAAGCCACACGCCAAGAGCTCCGGGAGACCGTGAAGGCGACAGAGGGCGGTGGACCGACGACCGTGTATCTCAACGAAACCCCGAAGGACCTCTGGGCCTCCTTCCAGAACCTCCTTCCCAAGCCGGACGATGGCACACCGGACGCGAAGGAGGAGACACCAGCGCTTTGGCCTCCGATTGGAAATTGTTCTGTCCAATAACAAGAATGCTGTGGGTTCTTCTTGCCCTCGCAGTTTTGGTCTTTGCGCTTCACCTGCGCGAGACGTACGTGGACGCCGAGAGTCCCGTGAATCCTCCCGTCCTGACGGCCGGAGGGAAGATTCCGGGGGACTGGCAGAGCAAGATTGATGCCTTCTCCAAACTGAACTCCGACGACATGGCGTACTTTCGCGCTCTCCAGGCGTTCTACACGACGGTCTATCAGCCATCTGCCACGAAGCCAACGGACGCAGATGTCGAACAGTTCCTCGCCGGAACGGGCGCTGCAATTGCGGGCGTAGACCCTGTCATCCTTCGCAAACTCATCACCTCGTCCTTTCGAGTGGAGCTGACAACAACGGCCGAAGCCCGTGAGGAGAAGGAAGCTGTGACAACAGGAGCCCTGGCCGGCTTTACGGGCTCCAATCTCCAGCCCGGGAATGCTCGAGATGGTGTCTATACGCGCGTGGAGCCCATCTATACACCTGCAGACACCCGGGAGAGCGACCGCACGGCGGAGGGGATTCACGAGGAGACGGAGCAAACGAACCCTCGTCGCAACGCTGAGTCTGGAACGCCATTCGCAGCGGCAAATGTTTTGTAAGAGTAATGAAGTCGTGGCATCTCTGGGCAGGGCTTGCCCTCCTTGTCCTGCTCCTCCTGTCTGTCCGCGAAGGATTCGCGGCGACGGCAACCATTAAGAATCCAAGCTCGTGGGACGCCGCTGAACTCACGCGCATCAAGGCCATGGTCACTCCGCCCTCGACACTCCCGGATGGCGACATTCGGCGTGTTGTGGGCGGTTTCTGGAGTGTCTGGGATGGTGCAACCTACCGGATTACGCTCGCAGAGGTGACGTCGTACCTCAACGGTGTCTCTGGACTTGGGGCCAAGCGCAATGAATATCGCGACCTCATCCAGGCCTACTACATCCAGCAGGGGGAGAGTGTCTTCACCACAGCAAGCACCTATACCTCGTCCACGGACACGTCCACCCCTCCAACGCCCCCTGCCGACACAGCCTCTTCGGCGTCCCTGGAGATTGAGCGGCCGACCACCTCGTCGCAGAGCCTGCGCCAGGAGATTGCAACCACCTTTGGAGTCCCGCTGGGCAACAGTGCAGCGATTGACGCCGTTGTTACGAAGGTCCAGTCCTTCTATGATACCGTGTATCTTCCCGACAAGACCCTTCCGACCTATACAGCCATCATGGGCTTCGCCGATGGCGTCGACACGACGAGCCTCCCGGAGGCCGTGAAGAATAACTTCAAGGTCCACATTGTCGAAGTGCTCCAGACCTACTTTGCGCCCCCGATGGGTGTCTCCGGTGCGACCACCCCGAGTTCTGTCACCGCGGGTCCGGCTGCGGGAGATGCCGCCGGGGCGACGGGAGAGTCAGGCGGATGGGCTGGCGCGGCAGGCAAGAACGTCCAGGGCCCAGACAGCGGCGGGCGGGGGTCGACGGACAATACAACGGGTGGTCTGGGGATTCCGCGCAATTACCCCGTCCTCTATGGCGGTATGCAGGACTTCAAGAGCGCGATTCCGTCCAGCAGCTCCCTCGGAACAGACCCGACCTCTAGGTTCCTCCCCTATTCGCGTGTGCCGGGAGACATGGACCTCTACCCAGACCCGTATCGCCTGAACAAGTACTTCTCCACGAGCAGCTACAGCTCTGGCAAGGATGTCCCCGAGCCCGCGCCCTTCCTCGCAGACTTTTCCAAGTTCTTCACGTAAAACGGACCGATGCGGGTTCACAGAAATGACCATACGTCTCAAATGTTCGGACTTCGCAATCAACGCGGGTCCTGCTGGATTAATGCAGCCCTTCAGGGCGTCTTCCGCATCCCTGACCTTCAAACTAGGTTCAGTGATGGCGAGGAAGATTCAGACAACCCCGTGGAGAGCTGCCTCGCTGAGCTCTGGGGCTCCCATGGTGAAGAGGGACTCAAGGCCTTCTATGAGTGTGTCAAGGTCTCTCCCCACATGCCGGCGGGCGAGGACATCGGCGATTCGCACGAGCTGCTCAAGTTCCTCTGGGACAAGGTGCCCTTCCTGGACAAGTTGGTCCGGTTCAAGGTGGCGCATACGACGCGCTGTACGTCGTGCGGACACACGCTGACGAATCATGACAGCGTGACAGAGTTCACAGTGGCGCCGACGAAGCCGAAGCAGTCGATTTCGGACTGCATTGCCGAAGCCGTTCAACCCCAGGTTGTCTCCGACTGGACGTGTGATTCCTGCAAGCGCAAGGGCTGTACGCGCCAGCTCCTTCTCGGGGCCTTCCCGAACATCTTCGTCTTCCACGTCACAAGCCCGCGCATGACATCCTCGTATTCCGCCCAGCTTGTCCTGAACAATCAGACCTACGTGCTCTTCGCGGTCGTGTGCTTCAACGGGGGACACTGGTATACGTATGGGCGGAATCTGCCTCCGGGACAACCGTGGGCCGAGTACAACGATGCAACGGTGCGCAGCTACGACCCCACGTTCTTCCCCCTCGCAGACAGCATGCGCCTGCTGATGTATTATCGTATCCAAGAATAAGGAATAAATGGCGGACGAAGAGATGTCGCCGACCGTCTACTGGACACTGGTTGGACTGTTCATGGGAACCATTACAATTTTTGTCCTCATCTCCACGGGGTCGTTCACAGCCGTCCTCGTCCTCTGGATTCTCGTTGGCGTCGTCATCGGCGTGCTCGTCTATTACAAGTACATCGACCTGGTGCCCCCCAAGAAGGAGACGACCGAGACTCCGGCCCCGGTGACAACCGGCGGTGGACCCCTTGTCGGCAGCGAGGTCTTCCACGTTGCAGACAAGTCGTTTACGTATGATGAAGCGGAAGCCGTCTGTGCAGCGTACGACTCCACGCTCGCATCCCTGGAGCAGGTCATTGAGGCCTACAACTCCGGCGCAGAGTGGTGCAACTACGGCTGGTCCGCGGGTGGGATGGCGCTCTACCCGACCCAGAAGACAACCTGGGAAGCCCTCCAGCGCGAGCAGGACCCCGCGAAGCGCACGGGCTGTGGTCGTCCGGGTGTCAACGGCGGCTATTTTGACCCGATGCTCAAGTTTGGTGTCAACTGCTTTGGCTTCAAGCCCAAGGGTGAGTTCAAGCCGCCCGCACCGCTCCCGGGTGTGGACAAGACGGCCTTCGACGCGATGGTTGCGAAGTTCAAGGAGATGCTCAAGTCTATGACGGTGACACCGTTCTCACGCCGGGAGTGGTCTGGCTATGCGTCGGGAACCTACGGCAAGCAGTTCGCGCAGAACCTTGGAGGGCTCACGGAGAAGTTCACGGAGCACGTGGATGAGTTCACGGAAACCACCAGCGCAACGACGGCCGCCTATGCAGCGGGTCCCTATGGCCTTGCGGGAGCCCAGGGTCCCAAGGGTGATGTGGGTCCGGCAGGTCCGGCGGGTCCGGCCAGCACAACTCCAGGTCCGACGGGTCCTATGGGGTCGATAGGTCCTGTGGGTCCGGCCGGCGCTGCAAGCAGTGTTCCGGGTCCGCAGGGTCCCAAGGGCGATGTGGGTCCTGGGGGTCCCATGGGTCCTGCAGGTCCGGCAGGAGCAGCAGCGGCCAAGGGTGAGCGGGGAGAGAAGGGAGACCCGGGTGTGAAGGGTGATGTGGGTCCTGGAGGTCCTCCGGGCCCGGCAGGTCCTGCGGGCGCCAAGGGCGATGCGGGTCCGGCGGGTCTCTCCACAAAGCAAACGGTTCTTGATACCCGGGATGCAAACGACCTCCCGCAGACGTATTATGGAAAGGGTCCGGCGGTGTACAATGAGTTCAAAAAGTCAGGGGTGGTTGGACTCCTCGGCCCCTGGTGGGGGGAATATGTAACGGTCGAGACGACAGTTCCGTGGTGGGACCAGTCGGGAGGGCCTGTCATTCAATCATCCATGACCCCCTTAGGGCGGTACGCCCGGGCGTCTGTAGCGGGGAAGAATGCATGGAGTCCATGGGCGAAGGGGTGAAGAGATGGGCTCGCTAAAACGGGTTCCAGACCCGCCCAATCCGAATCACAGACGGAACACTTCCCACCCCGCGCCCATAGGAGAGTCCTTCTCCCTTGTAGCACAGATAAGGCATGCCCGGAACGCGCGCGGGAAGCTCTGGGTCTGTGCAGGGCTTGTAGCACAGCCCCGCCACATACTCGATGTGGTCCGGACTCAGCGACCCCGGACCCGAGCAGATGCCCATCGTCTTGGGATACTCACGCCCGCGCATCCGAATCGCGTACTGCCGCATAAATTTCGGGAAGACGGACACATCCGTCGGCCACACACAATCCCCATCGCCGGTATCGTACCCGTTTCCGGCTTTGCGGAAGGGCGCAGGGCAAAACTTGTTCAGGCGCCCGAGAAGCTTCCCGCCACGCAGACGCCCCCAGCAGACTCCGAGCGCGCGCCAACTGCAGTCATTCCTAATCGGCTCACGGCAGATGAGGCCATCGTTGCTCCATCCTTCTGGGCAGGGATTGAGCCCAATCGGAATCCCGACTCCGACGTTCCGGGTGTCCGCCCAGCACACCGGGCCGACGCCATGGAAGCCCGGCTTGCACTTGGGATAGCAGAGGGCTGCGTCCAGGTCGGACTTGTCAGGCGGGCAGGTATTGGGATAGGTGCTGACAAGCTCCGACCCCTTCTCCGTCTTTGTGTCTGTCGTGTACGTCGGGATATAGCCCTTCATCCCCGGGGTTCCCTCAAGGTCCGCGCTCGTTCCCACAACAAGTCCGAAGTGCTCACGTCCCTTCACGAGTGCAAACAGGACCACGGCAACCGCGAGCAGAAGCTCATACATTGTTTTCTGTCTACACTTTAAGATGGACCTTGTTCCGACGCCGACGTTTACCAAAGCGAAGTTTCAAACAACGGTCAAGCTCCCTCCGGCAAAGGAGACGGAGACGACGTATCCCTTTCAGTGGCTCGTCTACAAACCGCAGGCCCATGCGGTTGAGCCGTTTCGCATGAACGAGCCGACCCGCAAGGAGAACACGGAGCGTCGCTAGGAATTCTTGTGGGCCGCTAGGAACAAATGGAAGTTGCCCTTCTTCTTGGACTTGCGGCGCTGGGCTATGCGCTTGCCCCCCAGGACGCTCGCAAGGCGGTCGAGGAAGACCCGCCAACACTGAACCCCAAGGAGACCTTCATCAGCCCACGACCCATTGCCCCCGTCACGGAGCGCGTGACAGTCGTCCAGTCGGCCGACGGGCACAACAACATGGTTCCCTTCTTCGGCGCCAACGTGACGCAGTCCATGTACAGTGGCGCGACCGACGGCATTCTCGATACGTTCACGGGCTCGGGCAAGAACACCTTCTTCCACAAGGAGGAATCCGAGGCGATGTTCAAGCCCGAGGCGGGTGGAGGTCTGCCGTGGGGTCGCCAGGTGGAGACGGAGTTTGAGCAGTCGCGCATGGTGACGTCGATGTCCATGAAGAACGTCGCGCCCATCGACCGCGTCAACGTCGGCCCCGGTGTCAATGATGGCTACACGAACCTTCCGTCCGGCGGCTACCAGCAGGATTCGGCCCGCGAGTATGCGCTGCCCAGGACCACCGATGAGATTCGCGTGGCGAACAAGCCCAAGCTCACCTACGAAGGCGAGGTCGTGCCCGGCTCTCACTTCATTACCGAGATGGGTCTCCAGGCGCCGGTCAAGAAGAACCGCCCGGACCGCTTCCAGGTGCTCCAGGCCGCGGATGGCTCTCTGCCCCACGTCAACACCACGCTGGGCCAGCAGGTCGCAGCCTCTATCTACCCGACCAACCTGATGAAGCTCCAGAATCGCGAGACCACGTCCACCGACTACAAGGGCACGGCGCAGGCTGCAGCGGGCGGTTACCTCACCTACATTCGCTCGTTCACGGAGCCCTTTGAGCAGTTCATGAAGCTGACTGTGGAGGGTCGTCCGGGAGTTGCGGGTCCTGTGGGCGGCATGAACGACCTGGCGGCGGGCCAGCAGACGGGTGCCGTCCAGACCCATCGCGATGAGCAGCTCCTCGTGAACACGCGCTCGTTTGAGGCCCCGCTCATGACCTTCGGTGGCCAGGCCCCCAGTGCCGCGCAGATGGGCTCGACCAAGTACGTTGTCCCGCTCCAGGAGGACATCTACACCCAGCGCAATGAGCCCTCTATCCTGGATGCCTTCAAGGCCAACCCCTATACCCAGAGCCTTGCGTCCAGCGCGTAATCTCACCCTAGAACAATGGCGACCAGTCCTCCGGGATTTACAAGCTATGGAGTGCCGAAAACAACCCGTGCGCTTCGGGCCGTTGAGTCCATTCAGCTTCCGCCGTCAGGACTCACCGCAAAGACTGCGTCGATTCAGAGTGAGTTTCTCAAGGCCCGCGTCGCCTTTGCTCGGCTGGAAGCTGAAATTCTGGACCGGTATCGGAAAACCCTCAGGGAACGGGACCTTACCCCCGACACGGTTGCAGACAAAGCCCCCGAGTATGCAGACGACTACCGCAAGGCCTGGACCCGGAAGGAAGAGGCTCGAGTGGCGTACGAGGCTCTCGCCCAACCGCCCCGGACGTCCCGGGCCGCAGCGGCCGTGCCGGTACCGCCGTTTCCGAAGGACTACAAAGTCCCGCGTCTGCCGGCCGCCGGTCTCACGCAGAGCGCGGTGTTCAAGGGTCTGGTTGCAGGCCGCAAACGGACTACACGCAAGCCCCGGAAGACTCGCAAGCATGGACCTTCTCGGGTACTCCGGCACGGTCGTGGACGTGTGTCTCGTCGGAAAACCCAGGCGTGAAGTCCACGACCTGCTCCGGCAGCTGTTTCTCCACCCCACGAAACTCCGCATCTGCCCGTGCGTCCGAACCACGACTGATGTCTGGCTGTGGAAAGTTCTTCAGTTTCTTCGCCCGACCTACAGCAATGAACTCACTCATTCGGAGTGAAGACCTCCATCGGATTGAATCCCAGCTCTTGGTGCGGCGAGACCAACTCGTCCAAGCAAGCGCGTGGACCTTTAACGCGGTCGCCCTTCTTGTGATTCTCGGCACGTTCTGCTACTTTCTCTACGTCCAGTACACTGGCCATCAGGTTCAGCAGGAGGAGGAGAAACGCATCCCGTTTACGCCGACGACATGGTATTCGGCAACCCGAAATGTTCGCGGAGAAGAATATGGACGTAGCCTCCAGCCTCTTGAAACTGAAGTTGGACATGGTCTACCGCAACCTCTCGACGGAGGAGGCGCAGAAGCGCTACTCTGAGTTGACTGCGACCGTTCCCGAGGCGCCTCCCGCGGAAAAGCCGAAGACCATCATCAAGCGGAAGGTAGTTAAAGCCCTCGTTTCCAAATCTACGTAAAGGGTAATGGCGGTGAGGATTGTCTCGTCTCAGACGATTAGCGGAGACACCTTCTACAAAAACAAGCCCTTCTCGATTGGCTTCTCGACGGCCGGAGTCGTCACCGATGCGAGTCTCTATTTCGGGAACTCAACGGGGACCTCCAATTCTGGGGTGCTTCAATACGTGAATGGAACCACGTTTGTTGCGACGAACGGGATTTCAACAACCGGGTCCCTCGGAACCCTCTCTGTGGACTCGGTTCTCGCGAATCCAACCTATGCCGGAACCGCGACTCCACGCGCGTACGTTGGAACGGGCGGTGTCTGTGCAGACCCCTCGGGGTTCATCTTCTTCACAGTCGCCAATCAAAACCGGGTCTTTCGACTGGACCCCTCGTCAGGAGCTATTTCAGTGTTTGCGGGAACGGGAACGGCAGGAGACGCCAGTGGGAACCGGCTTACAACCGCAGAGTTCCGGGCGCCCCTCTCGATTACCACAGACGGGTCGGGGACCTTCTATGTCACGGACATGTTTCGTCTTCGGAAGATTGATACCGCTGGACTCGTGACGACGGTTGCAGGCGGAAGTGCCCAGGGATTTTCAAATGCAACGGGAGAGGCCGCGCGGTTCGTGTGGCCCAATTTCTGCGTCATTGACCCCTCCCAAAACATCCTCGTCACGGACAGCGACGCTCACTGTATTCGGAAGGTGACACCTGCCGGCGTTGTGACAACCTATGCGGGGAGCCCAACGATTCCGGGAGATTCAACCGGCGCACTCGCCACGTCCAATACCACACAGGTTGTTAGAGTTCGGGCCGTCGGGGTGAACAATACCTGGTACGATACGAGTTCAACGACGGCCGCTGGATGGGATACAAGTGGGGTGATAGCTACGGGCAGGACAACCGCTGCGATTGCGGACCTGTCTGGAACTCTCTATGGCAATCAGTACAGTGGGTTCAGCGGGGGAATTATCTTTTCCTATACACCGTTTCTCTACGGAGACGTGGCGGGCTATAGCCTCTCCGGATATGGTGGCATAACCTCTCTTGCAACCAACGGGACGAACCTGTACGTGGCGGGGGTTGTCTCCTCGACCACGGACCTCGCTCCCTTCTTCACAACAGCCAGCACTGTGCCCTTTATCTGGGGGGACTGCAACAATACAAGTAACGTCCTGAATTACTGTGCGAGCGTTGGCTACGGAAATGGAGTTTGGATTGCGGGTGGACGCGGGTCCAATGAAGGGGGTGGGGTCTACTCCGCATCGAACCTCCTCCGGTCCACGGACGGAAAGAATTGGACCCGGCAAGACATTGGCTTTGTGGACATTTCCTGCGTGACGTACGGGAACGGACGGTGGGTGGTTGCCGGAGAAAAAACGACGGGTACGTTCTACACTGCAACGTCAACAGACAATGGTGTGAGCTGGATTCTGGGACAGCAGCTCTCTCGGTTTGGAGCGCTTGCCTATGGGAATAGCCGATGGGCGGCCGGGGTCCTCGGCAGTACGCCGCCAGCTCCGCTGTATTATTCAACGGATGGGTCGTCCTGGACCTCTGCATCGGACCCGGGCGGAGTTTCGAACATTCAGACCCTCTTTTACAGCGCAAACCTCAAGCGGTGGTATGGGTACGCAGACTCCGGCTCGACGATTCTTACCGCGAACTCGAACGCAACCTCCTGGACTGCTGCTGGGACGAGTTTGGGAGTTCCCATTGTCGCGTTCACGGATGTCTCAGGGTCCATTACGGACATCTCGTATGGCGCACAATTTTACTACCCCGGCGGACTCGCGTACAACTCCAACAAGACGACGCTCTATGTTGCCGATGCGTACAACAACAAGATTCGCGCAATCTCCAACAACTTGGTCTCAACCTATGCGGGAAGTGGAGTGGACGCGTCGACGGGAGGTCCCCTTCTTACTGCTGCAGTGGCTCGGCCCATCGGCATTGCCCTTGACCCAAGTGGAACTCTCTTCGTCAGCTCGGGAGAGCGCCATGATATTCGCAGGATTGGCGATGGACTTGTCTCCACGTATGCAGGACAGTATGGAACTGCAGGAGGTACAGATGGACCGCCCCTCAAGGCGAGGTTCAATGGTCCCGGAGGGGTTGTCGTCTCGAAGGGAGACCTCTACATTGGGGAAGTCTACAATGGAGATGTTCGTCGGATTACGACGTTCCCAGAGGTGCGACCGGGAGTCCCCCGTGTCCCCGTGGGAGGAACCATCATTGCGACCTCGAATTATCCGATTACCATCAACTCGCGACTGGATGTCTCGTGGTCGTCGATTGCAGGCCTCATCTCTCTCTTCAAGTTTGAGCCGTTCTCAAACAATACCGTCACAGCGAATCGGTGTGGCGGTACGACGAACGACACCCTCAGCTATTCCACAAGCTCCACAGAACTGCTTGGCTACCTGACGGGAGCCGGAAGTACGACGGTTCAGTTCCGAGGGTCCAATGGGGCAACCATTGCGTATCCATATACGCTGAATCTTACCATCAATGCCCTGTGCAATGCGACAACGGTTGTGGATAGTGTGTCGACGAGTGTCACCATTTCGGCCGCGCGCATCATCTATTCGCCCTGCAACGCCACTCTCGTCTTCTACCGGAACGAGCCAATCTCCCCTGTGGACTTTTCCCTCGTCACATCCGACGCGAACACGATATATTCTGCGACAACGCTCCCAACTGGTCTTGCCTTCACGCGGGCCGGAGCCCGTACGTTTACGCTTGCTGGAACCCCAACTGTCCAGACGTCTGGAAGCAACTACACGATTCTCGGACAGGACACAGTCGGGCGAATCTATTCCACGGTCGTCTCCATGGTTGTCAATCCCGAGCGGTTGATTCTCGATGTAACGGGGTCTCTTGTTCAATCCAACGTGACCACGACGACAGCGATTGACCCGATTACGTTCACAGCTCGGTTTGCCCCGTACGGGGGCTACCGCTCGATGCGCTATACGTGGTCGCCCCCGCCTCCGGCCGGGCTTGACTTTCTGGATGCGTCTGGACGGGTCATCAACGGGTCAAGTTACGCGGTGGACACGACCTACGACGCGTCCTTCACGATGACGCTTGCAGGGACACTGACCGCCTCGCAACTTCGGAGTTTCGCCTTGGCGAATGTATCCTCCTACAGCATCAACGTCACCGGAACGCGAACCTTCCCCCTGCCGTCGTTGAGCCCGTCCCTCCCCCGCACCATTACACTTCGGTTTGGAGAGACCCTTCTCTTTTCGTCCAATACACCGTCCCTCTTCGTTGGACTCGACGTCTCCGGGTTCACGTATTCGGCAAAAACCTATTTCCCTCAGGTGATGGATACCTCCATTCAAGATATCACGGTGACGGATGGGTATCTTCCGGATGGTCTCGCGGGCCAGTTTGTCTTCGCGCGACAGCAGTTTGAGATAAGCGGGACGCCCATCACTGCGGCGACCTACCCCTTTACGCTGCGGGCCCGGAATGGAGCAGGAGTCACTGCAGACCTTGCAGTGTCCTCCACCGTCTCAACGGACTCGGTTACGATTACAGCGCTCTCCGACTCCTGTTTCAACTTCATTCAGTATCGCAACCTCTCCAACGCGAAGACAGGCTTCTATCCCTCCAACATCGAGTATTCAGTCCGCTCCACGTCTGGCTGTAATGTGACCCTGACCGGTGCGAACCTTCCCGCCGGCGTCTCGCTCGTGTCCAACACAGGGACCTATGACCTCTCTGGGACTCCGACCACCCCAACTGGGTCGTCCCTTGCAATCCTTACCGCGCGGGTTCCTGCGACGGGTGTGGACAGCTCGGCGACCTTCCGGTATAGCGTCTCTGCAGAGGCCTTCTTCTTCTCGTCCAACACGTTTGGACTGGTTCAAAATGTCCCCATGACTCCGGTTCAGGTGAACGTCACGACGCTCAGCGAGAACCCGGTCATTCGCTTTTCGGCTCCCGGAATTCCCCCGTCCCTTCAGATTACGAACACGGGACAGGTCCGAGGAACCCCAGAAGGGTCCGCAAACGGGTCGTTTGATGTGACAGCCTTTACAGCGTATTCGTCGAACTCCAAGTCGTACGCATATACGGTGTCAGCGGACCGAGTTGTTCTGCTCCCGTCTGTCTACACGACGAACACCTCCCCCGGGTGCAATGTCTCGATTCCGATTACAGGCTATAGCCTCAGCGCCCTGACGGTCAGCAACTATCGCTTCCAGTCTCCGTTCCTCTATGGACTCACAGTCAACTCTACCACCGGGCTGCTCTCAGGAACCCTCGCGTCCTCCCTTCCCACAAGCACGACCTTCACTGTCCTCGGAAGTGCAGGAATCGTCGACGGAGCCTTGACGGGAACCATGACGACGGCGAATCTGACGACGCACCGGGCCCAGATGATTGAGATGCGGGCCACCTCCAATCTCTACATCTACTACAGTGACGATAAAGGGTTGACGTGGTCCGATGCCTATTCGCAGTCCAATCTTCTTGCGTCTCGTATCGGAACCAATGGGTCGAACGTCTATCTCGTCCCGACGTCGAGCAGTACCGTCCTTCGCTCGATGACCGGGTCTTCGTTCACATCGGTTGTCGTGAGCAATGCGGTGGGCTACGACCCTCGGTTCACGGCCGTTGTCAACAAGCCAGGAACCTCAACGTGGTGGATTGCGGGCACGCTCTCGAATGGGAGTCGGTCCGCCTATGTCTTCAAATCCACGAACGATGGGCTCACCTGGCCCACTGCAACCGAAGTGACAACGAATGGCTTCACAGACCGCGAGGGGAACCCAGCCTCCTACACCACAAGCAATGCCTATTTGAACGGAGGGATGGCCCTCGCGTACAAGGACGGCGTTCTTCTGCTGGGCGGGAACCAAGTGCTTCGGTCGGAGGACGAGGGAGCAACCTGGTCTGCAGTCTCAACTGGGCTGATTGAGGTGGCGGATTTCTCTGTGGACCAGGAGTCGGTCTGGCTTGCGGTGGGGTCCAGTCTCTATCCATCCCTAATCGACCTCCCCTACATGGGAGATGCGACGACGATTGTCTACTCGCTCGACCAAGGCGCAACGTGGTCGCCAGCGGTAAGTCCCTTTGTCCGCAATGCCTATCAGCTTCTCTATGCGCGAGGGGCGTGGATTGTGGTGGGCTTGACGGGAACATCGCTCCCGTATACCATCGGCATTTCCACGTCCTTTGATGGCATCAACTGGACTCCAATCGTATTCCCCCCGGCCGGATTTGCAGCTGCAACGGACGTGTATCCATCGGGCCCGCTTGCGCCCATTGGGTTTGATGAAACGGACTGGAAAATTGGGTCTGTGTCGGGACCGACGCTCTATTCGCATCCCTACGATACTCCACTTCTGTCCGATTGGACCTCAGCCACGATGACGGGCGGGTCGATGTCGGGAGTGACATCCTCGTCTCGCTTCTACTCGTATGTGGCCCAGACGATTGACCCAGGCCCCGATAGCACGACCATCACGTTCCCCCTTCCCACACTCGGCCCGGTCTTCATCAGCCCCGCACAGTCCACCTACGTCGTCTGGCAGTACATGCCCATTCCCGTTATCACGTTCACGGCGACGGGAACCGACCCCATTTCCTATTTCGTGTCGTCTCTCCCCGTCGGACTCACGTGGGATTCCTCCAAGCACTCTGTCTCAGGGTCCTCTATGCGAACGGGGACCCACAGCTTCACGGTCTACGCGGTGGATGGAGCGAATAACGTCACGACCTTCACGCTTACCCTCATCTGCGACATCCCCCGCATCGTTCGACAGCAGACTGGGGCCGGAGCGTATACCGCACTGGTTCGCGACTACACCGAGGTTGCAGCGGCCATCAACGCCCGCGACACGCGCGTCAATGCACCAGAGCCCCTCGGCTCCTTCGCAGCGCCCTATCCTCCAGACGTCGTCACGCCGAGCAACTGCCCGTGCGAGTAAGCGAAAAAGGTCTGCCTCCCACCCCTGAGGGGCAGAGCCTTTTATGGAGAGGGTCTTTTTATGGGTTGTATGGGTCTGTACAGTCTACTCGTCCGCCTCGGGAATCTCCATGTCCTTGAACTCCAGCATGCCAACCACGCCCACGTGCGTGCGCGCCTTCACCGTCGGGCCGTCCGAGACCGTGTAGATGAAGTTCGTCTCCGGGTTCACAAGGTAGTCCTTGCCGTTGAACTCCACCTCCAGGAACTCCGTCGGCGGCGGCGCGAGCTCCGAGGTCGTCGGGCTGGCAAACGCGCGGATGTGGTCATCCAGCGCCTGGGCTGCCCACTGCTCCGCGGACATCGCGTTCGCGTAGGCGAGGAAGCCCTTGTCGTCGACGGTGACGTGAAGCTCCTCGGCAATCGCCTTGATGTGCTTCTTGTGGGTCGGCGTCAGCTTCTCCACGTTGACCGGCCCCTCAGGCTTGGCCTTGGGCTTGGGTCCCGGCTTCTTCTTCTCCGCGGCCGGTGCGACGGCCGGCTCCTCGACGACCTTGGCCTTGGGACCGGGCTTCTTCTTGGCCACGACGGGCTCGGCTCCGGCGCCTGCGTTCGACGCGGGCACGGGCACCGGCTCGGGCTCGACCTTGGGCTCGGCCTTGGTCTTGCGGGCCTTCTTGGGCTTGGGCTCCTCTGCAGCCGGAGCGACCGTCAGCTCCGCGACCGCAGCCGTGAGCGCGGCAACGACGTCCGCCTCGACCTCCGGCGCCTTCTTGGCCGCCCGCTTCTTGGGCGTCTTCTTGACGGTCTCCACCGTCTTGGCCTCCGTGACCGGCGCGTGCGCGGCAACCGGGGTCGGGGCCAGGCCGAGCTCGATGAGCAGGGCCTCCGTAAATGCATCACGCGCCTCGTCCGCAGTGGGGCCGTCCTCGCGGTCCATCGCGGGATTGGTCGCAGCGACCTTGATGATTGCGGCAGTGATGAGTGCAGCGAGAGAAGCCATGGTTGCTTGATGTGTGTGTGAGTGTTGGGGGGTACATTCCACTCTTCCCTAGCGCGATTGCATCCGTTTTTGTCAGTAAAAAACGGATAGGGGACCCCCCTCTGTCCAGCCGGGTATACAGAATGCTGGACGAGATTCGCACCCACGGCCTTGCCTCCGACATGCTCCCGACCCTTCGCGATGCGTGGACTGCGCGCGCCAAGACTCTCGCTCGGCAACGCTACGACCGCTATGGAGACCTTCTCTACGCCTACCTGCTTGACCTCCTTGTTCCGCAGAAGGAGAGCACCTTCGCGACACTGATGGCGAAGATTCAGACTGCGGCGACTCCCAAGGATGTCGAGGTTCCGCTCTGGACCTACACGGCCTGCTACTCCAAGGTCAAGGAGGAGCCTCTCTTTGATACCCGCATCGGAACCAAGCTCTTCGGCGGAGTCTCTGCCCTTCCTCCTGTCTCTGTCTATGCGGTGGTGCACAACACGGATGTGCTCTATCGCTTGGCCTCTGCGTATGGTGCAGACTTCCACGTCTACGACCGCTTCAGTGAGACGCTCAGCGAGTCGGACCAGCGGGTCCAGACGCGTCGAACGGTGATGCTTGCCTACTACCCCCACGGACTCCCCGAGGTCCTCGCCAAGCAGGTGCAGGACGCGTACGCCGCCCAGATTGGGCGCTCTCCCTACACACCCAGCTGGGCTGAGTCCCTGAGCGTTGCCGACCCGCTCCAGACGCCCGCCCAGAGCCCGCCCAGTTCTCCCCCGCGGCACCGCCGGCGCCGGTGCTCCTGCGAGAGTTACTGACAAAAACGGATTGGGATTCTCCAGGGAGAGGGGGAAGGTACCCCCAACTCTCTCACTCTCTTTCAAGCACACACTCAGCCTTGACAATGGAGACTCTCGCTCACTGCAACATGCCGTGGGGCGATATGCTGTACGAGGAGCAGCAGAACAGGAAGACGGCGCTTCTTCGGATGCCCGAGCCCGAGTGGCTCGCGTGCGTCAACGCCTACTTCACCCGCCTGCGTGGCAACGGCCCGGCCCTCGTCTCCGCCCTCGCCTGGGCGAACGACATGAGCGGCCGCCGCGCAGAGTTCCAGTCGCCCAAGCCGGCGACGATGGGACAGCCGATGCCCGACGACGAGCGCAACTGGCGCGTCTGGCAGGACATGGTGAACGAGCCCGAGAAGTACGGCTCCGACATCGGTGAGTGGACCGCCCTCGACGAGGAGGTCCGCCGCGGCCCCAAGCGGTGGCGCGTCGCCGCGCACTGGTACGGCAAGGTTCGCGAGTTCGAGGAGTCCGAGTACTCCCCGGCCGCGACCGTCATCCAGGCCGTCTGGCGCGGATATGTCGCCCGCTCGCTGCTCGCGCACCGCTTTACCTGCGCCCGCTGCCTCTCCCACGGCGTCTGCCTCGTCCCGTGGACGGAGCCCGACAGCTACATCTGCACCGCGTGCAACGAGGAGTGGACCACGCTGCTCAAGGTCCTCGGCAACGAGCTCGAGCAGGAGGACGAGGAGTACCAGCAGTGGCTGGACGACTATGAGGCGCGCGAGGCGGAGGATAGGGCCCAGGGCCTGGAGGAGGAGGTCTGCGCCGATTGCGGCGAGGACATCCTGATGTATGCGGCCAAGGTCGGAGGGGAATGGTTCTGCGCCGAATGCATCCACGACTGGGAGGCCTGCGACCGCTGCACGCGACCGTTCCTCCTCGGGACCCGCTGCGACAACCACTGCCGCGACTGCGGAGACGACTTGACTGGATTGGGACCAACAAACGGCTTCTGTTCGACGGACTGCCAGTACAGCAACTGGAAGTCAACCTAAACCAAACACCATAAATGGGCGGCGGGAATGAGAGCGTCCCTCAGGGGTGGGAGACGTTTTCTCATATCCGCTTGGTCTTGACGTAGTAGGCATTGAGGCCGGCGACCTCAAAGAGAAGGTGGAAGGCCGCGCCCGCCACGAAGACGGTGACCCATTTTCCATACGAGCCCACAACCCTCTCAGCAACCCAATAGAGGGGGAGGAGAACCAGACCGATGACAATCGCTTCGAGCAGAACGTTCATAAAACGGATTGTATTCTCGCGAGAAAAACCATCCGCATCAGAATGAGGAACCTTCACAACGCACTTGCAGACACACTCACTCGCTTTCAGCCCCAGCTGAACTGGCGCATTCTTCCCGACCCGGATGTTCCGACCCGCTGGCGGGTTCAGGTCTGGGCCGCAGAGGAGTCTCTCCTCGAGGTTGAAATTCTAAATCTTGAGGGAGACGCTGTGGGCTGTGTCCTGGACCGCAGGAACATCTCCTTCCGCACGATGCAGCGCTTCATGGATACGCTGATGGGCAACTTAGAGGACGCTCCTCCCAACCATCCGCCGGGCGGTGAGCCGCCGTACGTCTAGAGCTTCTCCACCTTCTCTGCAACGACTTTGACGAGTTTGACAGGCTCGGGTTTGACCGAGCATCCATGCACTTCGGGAGTGCGACACGCTGTACAGTAGACACCACCACATTTACACTTGAACTCCAGGTGGCTTTTCTTCTTACAGGTTGGGCACTTCATTTGGTGCAGGTGTCTTTGTCTGGACCACGAGGTCGGTTTTCGTACAGGGGCACGGCGTCGGCGTACAGGGAGCCACACAGAGCTCGTGCTTGGTTGCCGACGGGCACGCCAGATGGCGGAGGGTTGAACTGCGATAGAGACAGCCCGACTCACAGAGACTCTTGAGTTGGGGAGGGAGGGAGCAGACACGACGGAGCATTGCTGGTTGTCCGGGTCTGAACTGAAAATCTGTTCTGAAGACAATGCGCTACGCCACCGTGGTTGACCCTGGGGTCGTCTATGACCCGGAGCAGTTTGCGCGGGAGATTGCGATTTACCTTGCAGACCCCGACGGCTGGGTCTCTCGGGGTGTCACGTTTGTTCCGAGTTCAGTCTCCAGAGCGCAGATGGTCATCCATCTGACGCCGTTCTCCGCGATGAAGTCCTTGGGCTGTGATGCTGCACTGTCCTGCGCCGAATTCAATGGACGGGAGGTCCATCTGAATGCGAAGCGGTGGGGCGAAGGGGCCCGGGAGAGCAAGCTCTCGCTCAAAGCCTATCGCCAGTACATGGTCACGCATGAGGTCGGCCACATTCTGGGGTACGACCACTCGCGGTGTCCGGGTCGCGGTGTCCCAGCCCCCGTCATGCTCCAGCAGACGATGGGGATTGGACCCTGCAAACCAAATACACGGCTGACGAAGTATGACAGCAAAGCATGATATACGTGCTGCTTCCTCGCGGAGACCTCGGGTGGGACGACCTTCGTCTCTTCACATCATTTGCAGCCGTGGAACGCCTCGTCACTCCGCAGAGCTATATTGTTGCCTTTGAGGGAACGGACGAGCTGAAGGCCGTCTGGCTGTATCAACTCGAACAGGGTAGGCTTCGGCGCTACCCCGTTAGTCCGTCACCTTGAGAATCATGACACCTCCCGCAATGAGCGCAATTGCGAGGAAATCATGGAGGTGAAGCACCTCCTTGAAGAGCAGCGTGCCCACAACGGTTGTCGCCACAACCGAGAGCCCGGACCACAGCGCATTCGTCATCGCCATTCCACTGGAGTTGAACGTCAGTCGAAGGAGATAGCCCACCATCGCATAGAAGAGAACGCCCGCGGCAAACCACGCGGTGCTGTCGGTGCTTCGTTTGAAGCACGACATCGCCATCGTCTCCATCATGACAATCAAGAGAACGTACCAGTAGATGCGGGGAATCTGCATTGTGTTAGGTCGCGTAAATATGCTCCTGCAGAAGGCGGCGCATGATGACGGGTTCTTCCATGCGAGTCCCACGGTAGTCCTCATGCTTCACACGGTAATGAAATGACCCGGGAGGAATCTTGTCGTGGTGCGCCTCGTACTGCGCGAGACTGATGAAGTCCACGCGGGGAAGTGGAGTTGGACGAAGTCCCGAGGCAAGGAGAGCCTTCGCAATCGCAACATCGTCAAAGGCGGGAAGGGTCAGGGCAATCCGCTGGTTGGCGAGAAGCGTCCGCGCAACATCTGCGCTCATCAGAATCCCTGCCCCCGACGCAAACTCCAGTCCTGTCTCCGGATTCACTCCACACTGTCCAGCATAGACCCGCTCACGAGGCCGCGTCTCGAGAGACCGCAGGAGTTCCTTGAAATCCCAGACCGAGGACAGGTTTGTTCGGACCACATAGTCGTACCTCCGGCGCGTGAGAAAGTACTGCAGCGCCTCTATCGTTTTTCCAAGGATGGTTCCATACCGTTCAAGTCCGCGGAGCGTCAGGGTGTCTGACGTCAGTGTGGGAACGAAAACAAGGGGGCGGGACTCGATGAACACGCACTCAATGTCCGGGTGCGACTTCATGTAGGTCCGCCAGACCTCACGATGGTGGCTGTACACGGGGTAGGTATCGCTGGAAATCACCAGCATCAACACTTTCATTTCCCCTTTAGTTAGAATACGCAAGGCCGCCCATACCGCTCATGATGCGGAGGATGTTGTAGTTGACGGCATACAGGCGGAAGTTATACGGGAACGCCTTGCTGGGGAAGGTGCCCGCCACGCCCGTGGTGATGCTGTCGAACACGAGCGTTGCATTGTCGATGCGGCTGAAGTTGCAGGTGCCAGACGGCTGGTGCTCCTCGGGCTGGATGGCGAAGGAGTACACGTTGATGGGGGTGGTCGCCGAGATAGCGTCGCTGGACCACGCCGACGTGCCACCGGCCGTGTGGTGCTGGTAGGGCTGGACCTTCCAGAAATAGTCGCCATAGCGTTCCGCGAAGCGGTCCTGGCCGTTAATCTGGAGGCGGCAGCGGTTGACGATGTCATTGTACGAGAAGGGCTGGGTGTACGAGCTCGCCGTGCCCGTGACCGCGCCTGCCGTTCCGCCGTTCGCGGCTGCCGATAGCGTGATGCCCGTGAGGGTGGTGTCGCCGCAGTCCGTCTTGCGCGCGTCCTGGAAGACCCAGATGAGCTCCTTGACGGGGTGGTTGAGGGTGAGGTCAATGCGCTCAGACGACGAGGTAATCTGCTGCTGGCCCTCGAACTGGAGCTGCTCGATGAGGTACTCGTGGCTCTCCTGGGCGAAGCGACGGCGCTCCTCCACGTCGAGGTAGATGTAGTCCATGTAGAGCGCCATGTCGGCGATGGCCGGGAGGCGAGACGCCGCGTAGCTCACCGTGGTGTTGCCCGAGCCCGCCTGGGAGTTCGCGGAGACGAGGTTGACGGCCTCATTGAGGGTGATGTTGAAGCGAACCTCGTGGTACTGGAGGGCAATGAGCGGGAGCGCAAGGCCGGGGTTGCGGTTGAACCAGAACTGGAGGGGGACGTAGAGCACCTTGGGGCGACCGCCGCAGGCATCCGCCGTCGTGACACTGGTGACGTTGCCCGAATAGGGGCCGCCGGTCATGGAATCGAGCTTCCACGCGGTATCATAGTCAGACGTGAGGGTCTCCCAGAGGTAGAGCCACTCGCCGTAGTGGCGGTCGATAATCTGGCCGCCAATCTCCACCTCAATCTGCTGGAGGAGTGCATACCCGAGGCGGCGCCCGTGTCCCGCGGACCAAACAATGTCCGTCGCATACTCCGCCCCGTCCGTGTTCGGGAGGGTAATCTCCACGTAGGTCTTCCAAATCAGGTCAGCATTGCGGTTGACCGTCGCGACGAGGCGCTGGCCGTAGACGGGCGCGCCGGTGAAGTTCACGCGGAAGGCCTCCATGGCGAAGTTGGTGTGGCGCTTGTAGAGAATCTTCCAGAACGTGATATGCGGATTGCCCGAGAGATAGGCATCCTGAGCACCATAGGCAACAAGCTGAAGGAGACCACCGCCCATTTGTTTATACCTTCAGAAGGAAAACTTCTCCTTGAGAAGACTGCGCGCACAGAGGATGTAGAGGAACAGCGCGTTGGCGACGGCGATGGCGAGGACGGGGAGGGTGCGGACGGCTGCCGTCCAGCCGACCTTCGGGTAGGTCACGGCCAGGTAGACATCGAAGAGCACGATAAGTCCTGCATAGACGGCGATGATGAAGAACAACACGTAAAAATACTGGCACACGGTCTCGCTCTTGATGCCCTTCGTCCAGTCCGCTTCGGTCTCCTTGGGGTCGGACATTTGTCTACCGGAAGAGATAAGAATGGCCAAGTCCTTTGCTGACCTTCTCCTAGATTTGCGGGCGCACCCAAGGGCTGTGGGGGTGATGGAAAACGTTATGGACGACCTCCTTACAGGAGACCGAGGCCTTCCCGATGAGACCCTCTACGACCTAGAGGAGTTTCTCCGGAAGATGCGGGGTCAGGCGCGCGACAACCCTAGGGTCGTCTCGGCAATCTACGACTACCTGGTTGAAGTCGTCTCCAATCGGGCGGCTCGGCCAGCTCCTGTCATTATCCCGCCCCCGCTGGGCAATGCGTTCGCCGAGTTTGACCTTGAGGGTGGGCGTCGGCGTCGGGGAGGCTATACGAATGTATTTGCGATGTGGCAGAGGGAGGTCCTCGAGACCCAGACGACTGCGAAGGTCAATGAAGTGCTCAGTGCGCTTCAGCAGATGTACAATGAAGCGACAACTGCGCTGCATGAGGGAGATGGGCATCTCAGTCCTCCCCAGCAAATCTTGCTTGCGAACTACCAGGACCTGGTGTCTCCGGTCCAGGCCGCCCCGAGCGTCGAGGCTCTCTATCGTGCGCTCCATGCGTTGGAGGAGCTGCTCCATCCCCAGGAGCACGCTCCCATTGCCCGGAGGCTGTTCGGGGGCCGTCGCAAGTCCCAGACGAAACGGTTCGGCTCCTGCGTCAAGTCCGTTCGCAAGACGGTCAAGGCCCGCAAGGGCTCCAACGCGGAATCCGCGGCCATTGCCATCTGCACCACCACGCTTCTCCACCCCCGCGGTCGGACGATTAAGCGCTATCGGAAGGGCCGCCTCACCACACAAAAACGTCTCCGGAGTGCATAATGTATCCAAACTGGGGCGTCATTGGTCCCGATGAACCTGAAGACCCCGTTCGCCTTCCCCAACGACAGAATGCAAACCTTCCTCGCCCCTCTACTGTCGAGGGGCAACCTCCCGCTCCCGCGCTGGCCTCGGAAGGACAGCCACTTCCGAAGGGAGGGCGCTCACGTCGTCGCCGCACCAAGCGCCGTACGACACGCCGCCTGCTCCGCCTTCTTTCGCGTCGCTCCCGCTCCGTACGCAAGATGCGTTCCTGAGGCATCACAGACCGCCACCCGAATCTCACCCTTCTTCGTATCGTTCGAGAGCATAACATAGGTCGGCGTACACCCCAAGACCTTCTGGCAGTGCTTCTGGAACAAGTCCTTGTAATTCGTCGCGGACGTCACGACTTCCTCAATCTCCAGATGGGCTTCGAGCACCGCAAGGACGAAGGCGTACACGATGGTGAATCGATGTCCACAGTCTGCCCAGAGCGCCCCGAGGAACGCCTCGAAGATGTCCCCCAGCTTTTTCGTGTTGTTTCGCCCATCAATCGCGGTCGACTCCTCGTTGTGTCGACTGATGACGTAGAATTTGTTCAGCCCAATCTCCTTGGACAGCACGCCAATTCGCTCATTGTTGACGAGCTCCTTGCGCGCATCCGTCAAGAAGCCCTGTTTCCGCTCTGGATACTTCCGGCGCAGATACGTGGCCACGCAGACGCCCAACACGGAGTCTCCCTCAAACTCCAGACACTCGTACGACTCATCCTGCAGCGGCATGACACCCGAGGGACACGGCGCGAGTTGCGCAGGACGTCCGTCAGGGGTTGTATACTCCGTTCGCCGCACGTAGGTCGTGTGGACCATCGCCGTCTGGAAGAGGGCCGGCTTCTGCACGCGATAGTGGGGGAGCCCATAGCGGTGGAGGATGCGATGAATGTCCGTCTCGGTGAACCGGCGGTTGCTCGGATTGTAGGGGCAATAGGTGTCCATTGTCTGTCTCCCCGCTCGCCGCGCGTAGGTCGGTTTTCACGTGAAAAATTGTATAGGGGTATACCATACTTGCGACCTTGATGGTGAAGCCCATGATGCTCCTGGCCAGCCGCGCTGTAGAGGTGAATCGGTCGGTGGTTGTCCACCTGACTCGACTTCAATATGGGTTTCTGCCTGAGCGGAACCTCGCTCAGACACAGGAGATTCTCAATACACTTCAGGACCTTGTCCGGCAGATGGAACACTGCCTGACCCATCCACCCCCTCCCACTCGTCCTCCTGCCATTCCTCTTAAGTAGTCGTCTCCTCCTCATCAAAGGGCTTCAGGTCAAACGCATAGTCCGTCGCAAGCAGCTTCCGCTCGTGGCGGACCACAATCTCCCGCATAACATCCTCGCCGTGCTCGGGCAGGATGTCACGCAGGTACTCCTCCAGCTGCTTCTTCGAGAGCGTCCAGCCCTTCTTCCACTCTCCGGGCTTCTTGACCAGAAACATCATCTTGGACTGGTTCAGCGCAATCTTCTGGGGAATCTCGGCTCCGGCCCGCTCGTTGTAGACCGCAGCGAGGTCGAGTTCCACCGACCCGCGCTCATCGCGAAGGTCTCGTGCCTTTGCGTTGAGGTCTGCGAGGCGCTTGGTGATGTCCACATAGCGGCGAAGCGGGGTTGCAAGAGAGTCCATTGTGCTTGTCTCAGTCTCCGCGCGGAAAGTATCCGTTTTGAACAAGGATGTCGTGGCTCGATGAAGACCAGGTCAACCGACTCAAGGAGGTCTATACCAAGCATCATCCGCGCGAGCCCCCCATTCAAGGGGGCGATGCCGAGGCCACCTGGGAGGAACTCCAGCGCCGCATGTGGTCCCACTGCAAGACGGGGCAGGCCGAGTGTATTATGACCTCGCTGATGAAGCGCCCCAAGGCCCCCAAGGAATGGGCCGTGAATCGCCACGAGTGGCTCAGTTCCACGGACATCGATGCCGCAGAAAAGAAGCTCTTCGTCGAGATGGTTCCGGACTATCACTACGTGGGCTCTGTCCCGATGGACTTTGACCTGAAGGACGAAACCCAGAAATGCCTGGTGTCCGCACTCTGCTCCATGAAGCTGGACAAGCTCGCCGAGTCCGGGAAGCACCGGATTGGCATCGTCATCAACACGGACCCGCACGATGGCCCTGGGCAGCACTGGGTGGCTGTCTTTTGTGACATCCGCCCGGAGCTGGAGTATCCTCGCATGACCTACTTTGATTCGTATGCCCAGACCCCCGAACCGGAGATTCGCACGCTGATGAAGCGCTGGAAGCAGCAGTGGGATGCGACGAAGACCCATAGCAAGGGCATGAAGCTCACCTTCAACAAGACACGGCACCAGTACAAGGATTCCGAGTGCGGCGTCTACTGTCTGTACTTTCACCTGGCGTGCCTCCTGGAGATTCCGATGGATGCTCGAATTCCCGACGAGGTCATCAACGCCTTCCGCAACTTCCTGTTTCGGATGCCAAAGGAATCTCCCGCAAAAGAGTAATGAACGCGCTTCTGCCTGCGCTACTGGCGGCGGTGTTGGTGTACCTTCTCTATGACACCTGGACGCAGAAACACCCCGTTGCACCACGCAGGGGCCGTCTCTGTGATTTCATGGCCGCGGGCTCTGTCTTTGAGGATATCCCGTCCGCCCTCAAGCGAGGAATCCGCCTCCTGGAGGTCCATATCTATTCGGATGAACGCGACCAGCCCGTGGTGGCCCTGAGTCCGCAGACGGGTGGAAGCAACGTGGCCATCGACAACGTCTCCTTTGAGAGTGTCTGCGTCGACATCGCGAACGATGCGTTCCCCTCGGACGACCCCTTCATTCTGTCGATGGTCCTCCATACCGACCGCACGGTGACGATTGACAAGGTCGCCGAGCACCTCACGACCATTCCCCGGCAGTTCCTCCTCCAGGACAAGCACCTCGCCACGGCGCCGCTCGCCCACCTCAAGAACAAACTCCTCCTCGTGTCCGGTGGGACCGTCAATGGCACCGCCCTGGAGCCGCTCCTCAACTTCAACTGGTCTGACTCGACCGTTCGCCGCCTGTCCTACCAGGAAGCGGTGTCGCCGCGCGACCCGGAGGACCTCAAGCGCTTCACGCGGAACAACCTTGTCCTGGTGGCTCCCGACCCCCGCTTCAAGACTCTCGTGGGAAATCCCTCGGCACCCCTTGCGTTCGGCTGCCAGTGGAACTTCTTCCTGTCCGGACCCCCCGGGTTCGTCGCAAAAGAAAGTCGCAGCCTGTAAACAAAATGGCTGACGTTGCTCCCGAAGACCAGGCTGCCGGCAAGCGCTCCAAGTGGCTTGCCCACGTGAAGAAGACCATGAAGGCCCACAAGGGCAAGTCCCTCAAGCAGGTCCTCAAGATGGCCAAGAAGACCTACAAGGGTGGCGCTGCGCTCTCCCCGGCGTCTGTCGGCGGTAAGCGTCGTAAGACCCGCCGCGGCACTCGTCGCGCTTAAAGTCTAGCCTCGGAGGAAAGGCAATGGACTCGCAACCGCTGACTCGGAAAGAGTCCAAGAAGTCCGCGAAGGACAAGAAGCAATCCATCTATTCGACCAAGCACATTCGCACGGTGGAGGCGCTGAAGGAGAAGCGCTCAAAGTAACCGACTATGCGAGACACGATACGTCGTCCGACGGTCTCTGTCTTTCGTCCGACCCCCTCCCGCCAGCTTCCTGCAGGTTTTCCCGCGGTAGGTTTTCTTTGCACACCCACTCTTGTAGTAGGCCACGTGCTGCGCATAGCCCTTGAAGGACGGAATGTCCTTGCCGACCGCCGTCGAGAGGTCCTTCAGGAGTCCATACATCCACCGTTGATAGGCCGTCCGACTTCCGAGGGCCGGTTCGTGGTCGCGAACCGTTCGGGCATAGACCTTGCGCAGACGCTCAAAGGGATAGACCTTGGCGAGGGCGTGGAGAAACGTCCGCTGCGTTGCCATCTGCTCGGGTTCCGGGGCATCCGGATAATTGGTCGCAATCGCAAACAGAAAATCCCGTCCGGGGACTGCAGTCGGCTTCATCGCCAGGTACTTCGCCTGGACCTCCTCAAACGACGGGTCGTCACCGGGGTCCACGACGGTTGGGTCCTCCTGGGCCTGCCTCCGGAGCTTGGCATTGACGCGGTTGTGGAGGTCGTAGAGCCACTTGCCGGGGTCGCCGCGGAGCGGGTGCTCCTTGACGAACTGCGTTGTGGACTCGCGACAGAACCGACACGGGAGGATATCTTTCATGGCGTTCAGCACATCATCGGGGTGCTCCGACCGGAACGCGATGAGATGGAAGAGCTGCCACGCACTCGGGCCCCAGAAGCGTGTATCCATTGTGTTGTAGGAAGAAAGGCTCTCAAGGAGCGGGTCCTTTCAGGACAATCGCGAACCCGGTGGGTGTCGTGGGGGCACCCCTCACAGTAACAACGGCTGTCGTCGGGAAGGCAGCGCTGGTCGCGGATGTAAGCGCCGGGGTGTTCGCATTTGCCGTAAAGGAGCTTCCGCTCCACGTCGGTGTAATCGACAGGGTGACCCCTCCAAGAAGGTCGCGCCCGGGATTGGCAAGGTCGCTCAGTCCGGCATAGACCACCGAGGGAAGGTTGACGAAGTTCGTAAAGGCAACCTGAACGGTAGAGGCGGGAGGAACTCCGTTTGCGGGGTCGTCGGCTCCGAACGTGTACTCAAAGATGGGGGCGGCGTCAAGGCTCACAAAGTTAAACCCCTCGCCATCGATGAGAATAAACGGAGTCGGTGGAGGTCTCGGGGGAGGCACGTATCCCTGATGGCGAGAGTTGACATACCCGCGGGTCACGGAGGTGGAGAGTAGGGACTGGCCCGGATACACCGCCTGCCCCTGGGTCGTTGTCCGGAGCGACGACAGGAGCGAGGTCTGGGACGGAACATAGGACGCAGACCGCTTGGTCGGGTCGGGGACAGTTGCAGGGGTAATCGCACGAAGCCGCGTCACACTCGATGCGTCGGGGACTCGCGGCATTGTTTACTCTCTCGAACCTTTCTCAGGGGCAGAATACTTTCGCAGAGAGAAACAAAATGCTCGACACCAAGGACCTCATCATCATCACGGCGGCGATTTACCTTGGCGGGGTTGTGTCCAAGTTCTTCACGGCCCTGACCGAGGGCATCATCACGCCCATCCTCGCCCCCGCCGCGGCTGCAGGCAAGGGGGTTGGTGCGTACACCGTCACCATCGGCGGCGCGACCCTCAAGATTGGCGAGCTCCTCTCCTCGCTCATCCAGCTGATGCTGTCCTTCTTCATCGTCGTCTTCACCATCGGCATCCTCCGCACCTACTTCCTCTCCAAGATTGGGGCCTCCCGCACTGCGTAAAAAAGTAGAGTGCCTTGTACAAATGGGCAAGACTCGTCGTCGCGGCGGCGGGATTGGAGACTATTTTACCCTGGCCTACGCGAACCCCCTCAACTGGGGAAAGTCCCCGGATGCAATCAAGGCTGAGAAGTGCGCGAAGGCCACGACCGCCTATGACGCAGCGAAGACGAAAAAGGACGAGGTCTGTCCTGGCGAGGCGTCTGCAGCAGACCTTCCCGCAGAGACCGTCGTCACAGACACCACTCCTCCGGCTGCTCCCACCACCACCACGGGAGCACGCCGTCGTCGTCGCCAGACCCGCCGCAAGTACAAGGGCGGCAAGCATCGCAAGGGGCATTAAAGCATTCCGAACCGGAAGCTCGACCATCCACCGGTGGGCAGCTTTCCATAGAGCGCCTCCACGCGCTTCCGCAGCTCCTGAATTCCCACATGCACCTCGTTCTGCCGCTTCCAGTCCTTGAACACAGTCGCAATCTCACTCCACGACACCCTCTCGTATCCCTCTGTGGGGTCCGTGATGGCCTCGTCGTTCGCATGGAAGTGCTCGGTCATGAACCGCGCAATCGCGTCGGACTCCTCCTTGTACTCGTTGGTGTACGCATCCACCTCCTTCGGAGGAGCGAGACGCGTCAGCCCCCGGCCCTCCATGTGGAGGTGAATGAGGTAGGCCATGAAGCACTCCGCCCACTCCTTGGAGAGCACCTTGTGCATGATGCTCTCGTCCATCGGCAGCTCGTTCGGAGCCTTGGGGTGCGCAACGAACTTGGAGGTGAACTCAATCACCTTGAGACGGCGCCAGGTGCCTCCGTCGGCGGAGTTGACCTTCGGCTTGTCGTTACACGCCAGATGGCACTTGGCCTGAACATCAAACTCCACCATCTCCTTGGACCCCTTGAAGAGGTCACGGCCGGTCACCTTCTCGGAACTCGTCAGCTCCTTCATGAAGCCCGTGGAGAGTGGCTCTCCCTCATCCGGCTCGGACATGAAGACGAACCGCTTGCCCTTCATGCGCACCAGCTCGGGATTCGCAGCGCCCGCAGCTCCACGCTTCTGGGTGAACATCGCGATATTCGCCTTGTAGCAGTAGTCCCCGAAGGCCGTCGCGCACAAGTTCATCAGCATGGACTTGCCGTTCGAGCCACTGCCAGTCAGGATGTGGAACCGCTGCGTGAAGACACCCGACAGACAGGTCGCGAGATGCTTGAGGAAGTACTCGCGGGTCTGCTTGTGTGGGAGGATGCTGTGGAGGAACTGTTCCAGCTCAGGCCAGCAGCCGAACTGATGGTACTGGGTGTCCAGGCGATACTCCACGTTCGTGCAGAAGCTGATGTAGTCCTCCGACTGGCCGGGGCGGAATATCTGTGTCAGGGTGTCGTAGACACCGTTCGTGAAGGCGATGAGGTGCTTGTTGTCATCCAGCTTCTTCGCGAACTCCTTGTCATAGAAGAGGACGCGGCACTCCTTCATGACGCTCTCCTTGAAGCCCGTGCGACGGAGCTTGAGGCGGGCCGCCGAGTAGAGCTTCTTCCGCATCTCCGCCTTGCAGGTGTCGCAGGACGGGTCCGGCTCCTTCGCGTGCCCGCACTGCCCGAGCGTCATAATCGCCGTGAGACAGGCCGCTTCCTTGTCCGCGAAGAGCTTAGAAATCGCCTGCGGAAGCCGCTTCTGAAGCTCGACACCGTGGTCCGTCTGCTTCCAGAGGTGCGTGTCGTACTGATACCACTCGTTGTTCCGGAAGTCGGCGCACTTGAACTCGTCCCGGTACTTCGCGTGGACGACCTGGGCAAAGTCGTACTCGGTCGTGGTCTCCGCTGCAATATCCACCAGGCGGTCCACATTGTCGGACTCAATCGCGAGATAGCCGTCGTAGTTGTCCACCTTGGACCAGGCCCGCAGACTGCCAATGCCGAGTCGGTCGCCCTCCACCCGCAGGACGAACCCATTCCACGCTGTCCGCGCCTTGGCCTCGCGACCCGCAACCGTCGTCTGCGCCATGATGTCCAGGAACACCTCTTCCAGGTCGGGGTGGATGTTCTTCAGGCACTGTCCAAACGCCGCCCAGTCATTGTGGTCGCCATTGTAGCGATGCTCTCCGAGGTTCTTCGCGTGCCGGTAGACGTAGTCCTTGAATTCGTCCGTCAGCGGGGCGATGTAGACGCCACGGCCCGGAGACGAGCCGCGTGAATCGGGCTGCGTCCGCTCCATCTGGCGTCCGCGAGACACCGAGCGGTTCACCGGAGCCTCGGCCGGAGGACGACAGGACTCCTTCGCGAAGTCCGTCAGCTCCGTCTCCTCGTCCTTCCGCGAGCGCACCGACAGCCGCTTCACAAGCTCCGGCGTGATGACCTCGGGGACGTTCTCGTCGACACTCAGCTCGCCCGTCTCCCGGTCCCAGTCCAGCATGTAGCGAATCTTGTAGGGAAGCGCGCCATCGGTGTTCTTCTTGGAGCCGAGGAGCGGCCAGTTGTTCGTGTGGCTCAGGGGCTGCTTGTCATAGACGTCGTCCCAGGGCTTCGTGCATCCGAGGTTCGGGAAGAAGGTCTCCATGTCCTTGAGGAGCGAGCGGCGGAGGTCCTGCTCAATGCTCGCACGGGTCTTGACGCCCGGAATCTGGATGTGAATGCCGGAGCTCGAGAGATTGTCGGCCTTGTTGTAGGTCGGGTGGTCCTTCTCTAGCACGTAGAGCTCCACGCTCTCGGGGAGAGTGTGATAGAGCTTGAGCTTCGCCATCAGCGCCCCCGCAAAGGCGACGACCTGCTCCTGGGTGTGCTTGTGCTCTTCCACGAGTCCCGCGTACTTGAAGTCCAAATCCACGCGAACCTGACCGACCGGTGTGGACTTCTCCGTGAGGAAGCGAGCCTTGCAGTTGCGGAGGTCGGCGCAGTAGAGTTTGAGGAACTCGTCCAGGTCATCGTCGGTAATCATCCACTTCTCGCGGTTCTCGAAGGACCAGTGGCTGAAGGGCTTGTCCTTGTCGGTGACCTGCCTGCTGACCTTTTCCCGGTCCGTCTTTCCATTCGGGTTTCCATTCAGAAAGAGGTCCAGACGAGTCGCCATAGTACCTTCCGAGACAACTTCCCACCAACGCATCCGTTTTGAACGCACGAAAACGGACCGACAAACTCTCGGAGGAAGACAAGCACAATGAAGTTCTGCCGTGACTGCAACAATATGCTCTACTCCATCGAGGAGCGCGAGGGGAAGGCGTTCCTGAAGTGCAGGTCGTGCCCGTACGAGGAAGAGGTGCTCAAGGAGAACCCTGTCGTCTATGAACACACCCTCCAGCAGGACACGTCCACACAGTACTCCATCAATCCCTACATTGAGTTTGACCCCACGCTGCCGACGTTCACGACGATGGTGTGCCCGAACAGCCAGTGTTCGACGCGGGGCCGAGAGTCCTCCATCAAGGGCATCAAATTGGATGCCGAGACCGTGATGTGGTACTATCGGTGTACTGTGTGTAAGGAAACGTGGAAGCAGTTGGCGCGTCAGAGTGATGAGTAACTACCACCCCGCCTGCTGGGGGAGACGCGTATAGGTGCTCGTAGAGGACTTGAAGCCCGCCGGGACACCACCCTGGCGCTGGACGACCGAGGGTCCCAGTGCACCGGACATTCCTGCATAGGAGACGGTCGAGCGGGCATCAGGGTTGGACCGGGTCTGGACAACCTGCTGACCCTGGACACGGGCGTTTCCGACGATGTTCGTGACCGTGGGATTCAGGACGAAGGCGGCCTGACTGGCGAGAACCTCGGCATTGAGAATGCTTGCGACAGGAACCACCTGGTCTCCCGTCTGAATCTTCCGAGGGACGTTCCCGTTCTGGTAGGAGGTTGCCGCACTTTTCAGCTTCAGGTAGCGTGTATAGTCCGAGGCACTGAGCGTGGGCATTGTTTTACGCCGAGAAACGCTTCCGGGCGAACTGCGGAGAGGTCCAGACTGGAATCGCGAGCACCGTTCCGGCAATGTAGCGTTGGACCTCGGACGCCCGAAGCTGGGCAGACATGTACCCATCTTTCGTCGGAGCCACAAAGGTGCGGGACTTGGTCTCGGGGTCGGTGTTCACAGTTGCAGCGGCCTTGCGGACACGCGTCGCCATCGAGGCATCGGGCACGTACGGCATTTGGTTAAAACGGAAGAAACAAACCGTAGACAACGATAAGCAATGGAGCACCCTGAAGTCAAGCCCGTCTTTCGGTCGCAGGTCGTGGAGTCGGTGAAGGAGCCTCGAGTGACCCGCGGGTATTATACCAAATACGAGTACACGGCGCTCGTCGCGATGCGGGCCCAGCAGCTTGCCGAGGGAGCGAAACCGCTGGTGGAGCTGACAGGACTCCGGACAAGCGACCCGCTGTTTGTGTGGAACGTGGCCAAGCGCGAGATTGAGCAGCGGAAGCTCCCCTTCGTCGTGCGTCGTCAGCTTCCGGATGGAACCGCTGAGTTCTGGTCCACCCAGGAGTTGGAGATTCTCTGGTGAGAACACAATGGACCCATTTGGAGAGCTGGACGCGAAGCTGGAGGCGGAGCTGCAGAAAGATGCGTTCAAGACCAAGCTGGCAGCGTTCCTCAAGGCCTATACCGCGAAAGACAGCGCCGCGGTAGGACAGATGCGGAAGGACCCACAGGTGGAGTGGATTTTTCAGTTCACGACCTACTACGACCTCAAGAAGAGGGAGGGAAGCCTCAGAGACCACGAGCGCGCCGCACTGGCCGACATTGAACTGAAGTACCGCAACAGCATTCCGAAGGCGTATTCCAAGGGGCTGCTCAAGGCGATGCTGACGCCTGTTGCCCCGACGGCCCCGGCGGTGTCGCCGGAGGTTGCGCGCATTCAGAAGTATGGAATTGCGACTCGGGAGGATGCGTTTGCTCTCGCAAAGGGGAAGGGTCGTCGCCGGACGGGTCGCGCGCGTCGCGGGCGCGGGCGTCGCAATAGAACCAAGACGCGCCGGCTGTAATCAGCGCGCCAAGGCAGACCCAGGCTGCAACCTCCATTACTTCAGGGTAAGACTCGCGAGAATCGCCGCGAGCATGAGGAAGAGTCCATCGGCCCACCCATGCTCCTTCGACGCCCCCCACACAGAAATCCCGAACAGGTCCCGGAGCCCTCCGGACGCGTTTGCGAGCACTGCCAAGACAACAAGCGCAATGATGATGTTTCGCTTGGTGAAGAGGCGCATGAAAACCGATGTATGTTCTCTTCGGAGAAACAACGGTACCATGAACTTTACATCGGATATGCTTGTGAAGCTGACGCCGCAGGAGAGACTGCTTCTTCAGGTGCTGTATGAACGCGTCTCCGCTCCTCCTCCGCCTCCTCAGGAGTGGCCGTGGACCATGAAGGGACCTGCAACCGAGGCGCAGGCGTTTAAAGCCCGGAGAGGCGTGCCAAGTCCTCACTTGAGGGCGGGAACAGGAGCAGTGGAGGTGCCCCCTGTGGAGGAACCAACATCTTCGGCGGGTCATGGGTCACCAGCTTCATTGCCTGTGCAACGTCAATCGACTCCGACGGCGTAAACCGGGAGTGGTCCTTCTGGATGTCTGTCGCGATAGAGTCCATCTTGACGTCCTTGGTCCAGACGAGGAAGCCGAAGCCCAGAATCAGCATCAGCGCAAACCCAACAAGTGCAAAGTTGCGATACGTGGCACGCAGCAGCATTGTGTTTTCGCCAGAGAAGAAAAACGGAAGTCTCCGAGACTAACCAAGAGGACCTCACACCATGGACTTCCCGATTCCCGTTCGCTGCTATACGTGCAACAAGCCCCTGTACGGGAAGTGGAAGGCCTATCTTGAGCGCGTCAAGGCCTACCGCAGTCAGGATGGACGAAAGGAGTCAGACGAGCTGGTCTATCTGACAACGACGACGAAGGTCACTGCGGAGGGCCGTGCGATGGATGACCTTCGCCTCTCGCTGGAGTGTTGTCGGAGACACTTCCTGACACATCCCGGGGTCTGAGATGGCGTCCACAAGACAGTTGAAACAGTAGGCCTGTCCCGGACTGGCAATGGAGGCACACTCCTCCACACAACAGATGTAGAGCCATGGAATCCGAATCCGGAGCTCCATTTTTTACCCTGCGGGAAGATAAGAATGTCGTCGTACAGCGAGTACCTCGCACGGAAGATGCAGCGGACGCCCAAGGTCCTCGACACACGCCCCCACCGGGATGCGGGGCATCAGACGGAAATCATCAAGCGTCTCGCAGCCTCTGGGGTTCAGGAGCAGAAAACCACCACGCTCTCGGGGAATCTGGTTCTGAATGCTCCGTCGACACGCGTGAACGCCCCCATCAAGGGTGGTCACTCGGTTCAGGATACCTCCCGGTATGCGGACTATGTTGCGGGTCAGGCGGTCGCCCAGAGTGCCATGGCGGTGAACGCGAAGGCGCCCCAGATTTCGCTCGTCTGCTATTCCAGCTCGACGATGCCGGACTACAATGACCGGTTGGCTGCGGACACCCAGCTTGCCGCAGTCCAGGCTGCGAAGAACGCCTACCAGCGCGGCTGGTCCAGCGCGGCGTGCTGCCAGGTGTGTGGGAAGCCCCCGCAGTTTGACAGCGGGTGCCAGTGCCAGCTCACGGTGGCCCAGCAGGTCACTCTGCCGACGTCCAGGTCTCGCCCTGAGGTTCCGTCGTAAAACGGATTGATTCTCTCCAAAGCAGACAGACTGTGTCCCAAATGGAATCTCGTCTGCATGCCATTCTCCTGCGGGGTGTCCCCGTGGGCTCCACGTTCTTCGATGAATTTGTCAAGGAGTGCCGGGCGTGGTATGAGCAACCCGCGCACAGCATGACCGACCTCCGGACGCGTCTCAACACGAAGCTCCGTGGCGACATCTTCGAAGAGTTCTGCGTCCTCTATCTCAAGCACGTGCGCGGCTACACACAGGCCTGGCGCCTGGAGGATGTCCCGGACGACATCTTGGGAGGTCTGGGCTTGAAGCGCCAGGACATGGGGATTGATATCATCTGTGAGCGGAACGGTCGCTACTCCGCCGTTCAATGCAAGTACAAAAAGCCCTCCGGAACCAAGTCCAAGACCATCGTGACGTGGAGTCAACTCTCCACCTTCTACGCGCTGGTCTTGCGCACCGGCCCGTGGGAGACGTATATCGTGATGACGAATTGCGATTATGTTCGCCACATGGGGAAGAAGACCTCGAAGGACCTCTCCCTCTGCCTCAAGACCCTTCAGAAGATTACCTCCGACCAGTGGACCCGCATGTGTGGCCTGGAAGGACATCGCCTGGTGGAGGCGCCAGCTCCGAAGGTGCTGACCCCCGAGCAGCTTCGCGCAGCGCGACTTGCCAGGTTTACAGCGACGGCCCCTGTGGAGACCAATGTTGACGGTGTACACCGTGCGGGTGTCCCGACAGCCGGAGTGGATTGACCTCTCGGGGATTCCGCTGAACGACCTGGTGGACGCTGCACTGGCCGTTCTGGCGCACCAGAAAACTGCCGTTGTTTGGTTGGGGTACCTGGAAGGCTTCATGCTTTCGGCGCAGGAGGAAACCCGGCTTCGCCCTGTGCTGCGAGCCTTTTCCTGTCACCTTGTCTGCTCCCTTCCCCTCTTCCTTCCCCATGCGTGGAAAACGGACGTTGAAGTGATTTACACAACTGACCCCAATGGAGTCCCCGATTCTCACAACCATGGTGGTGCTGTACTCGATGGGCGTGCGCCTGGACACGACAATGCTGGTGGAGCGCCTGCCGCTGACCCCGGTGTTCATCAAGCTGGAAAAGCAAGGCGTCCTCAAGCGCGGCGAGTCCAAAAAGGACCGGATTCGGCACCGCGCAAAGCCAAGCGCACCCAAGCGGACGACGGGGTTCGGCCACAATAGCATCACGATGGTGCTGTTGTCCTCTGGAGCCAACACGCTGCTGGAGAAGGAAATCACAGTCAAAATCTTCCAGAACGGCGTGTTTCATATCACGGGCGTTCTCGATGAGCGGTATGACCGGGATGTGGTGGCTCGGATTCGGCGGGCCATTGAAGAGGTGTGTCCCGAGGCTGTCTTGGAGGGAACCTGGACACCAGACACGCGCCGTGTCGTCCTCATGAACTACAAGACCTCGCTTCGGGGTGTCTCCAACCTCTCGCGCGAGAGTCTGCATTCCGCCCTTCGTCGACAGGGCTATAAGACGAACTACGAACCCGCAGTCTATCCCGCGGTCAAGGTCTACTTTCCCGACACCAAGTGGATTGCGAAGGTCTTCAGGACGGGACAAGTAATTCTGACGGGGATGACAACGGCATTGGAATGTGAAGCCCTGGTGCAACAGCTCTCCCCAGCGCTGTCAGCTGCGGTAGAATCTCGCGCACCACTCGCCCTCCCCATGCGAGCGTAAACATCCCGAAGCCAACCGTGCTCAGCATCATGAGAATGCCCTGTTTGGAGCGCTCGGAGGCCTCCACATCAAAGAGCCGCAGATAGGGGTCCAAGAACGAAGACTCGTCCTTCAGGAGACGCTGCTCGACCTTGGAGAACACACACCCGTGGAAGAGAATGTGCTGCCCCCAGACCAGGCCGCAGAAGCCAAGCATCAGGGTCTGGAACCAGAAGGCCGGAATCAGCGTGAACGACAGAACCACGCACACCAGGGCCATGTAGGTCACACCCGTGTGAATCGCCCGGACGATGCTTCCGGTTTTTTCATCGTCGTCGCCAAAGATGCGTTTGACGAGCCACGTTGTCCAATTTACTGCGGTCTCCTCCATACTAAACTATCGCAGAACAAAGCATGTCCGCCGCCCGCGAATTGACTCCCGAAGAAGTTGCCGAAGGACGCCGTGGAATTACCGATGAGCAGCTTTCCGCCACCCAGATTCAGGCGCTCGTCAAACGAATGGATGCCAGCAAGAAGACGTGGCGCATGCTCAAGCGGCAGGGAAAGACTGCCGAGTACGAAGCCAAGCTCAAGGCCGAAAACGAGACGCTTTACTTCAACTACCCCAGTCTCTTCCAGATGCACGTGGAAGACCGCCTCGACCAGACCTTCTTTGAGATGCTCACGCTGAAGCGCCGCATTGAGCGTGGCGAGATAACGGCCGAGCAAGCGAGCACCCTGGTTGGCCAGCAGCTCTTTACTCGCTTTGTTCCCCAGGCCGCGGCTCCGCAGGCTCCTCCGCCTGCCCCCCGGATGTCGTATGAGGAGTATTGCCGCCAGATGGGCCAGGAGTAAAAACGGACCTGCCTTTCTCTCACAGAGGGACAGGAATGGAGCTCAATCGGATTCTGTGTGGAGACAATGTCGCTGTCCTCGAGACGTTCCCGTCCGAGTCCATTGACTTAGTTGTGACCAGCCCACCGTATGACAATCTTCGCGACTACACGGGGTATGCCGTCGCCTTTCCCGCTCTGGTTGCACAGCTCGTGCGCGTTCTGAAACAAGGCGGCGTTCTCGTCTGGGTCGTTGGCGATGCGACCGTCAAAGGAAGTGAGACGGGAACCTCGTTTCGCCAGGCGCTCGCCTTCCTGGACGCCGGGCTTCGGCTTCACGACACCATGATTTACGAGAAGAACACCTCCTCGTTTCCTGCGAAGCGGGCGGGAACCCGGTACACGCAAATCTTCGAGTACATGTTCGTCTTGAGCAAGGGAACTCCGGCCCACGTCACCCTTCTCTGCGACAAGGAGAACAAGTGGGCTGGGTGGACCAATTGGGGCAAGAACACGACCCGCGCCAAGGACGGGACCCTCGAGCAGACCACCGACATCAAGCCAGTTCCCACGCACTCTCCGCGCACGAACATCTGGAAGTACGTCGTTGGAAAAGGATTCAATTCCAGCGACAAAGAGAGCCATGAGCACCCGGCTATCTTCCCCGAGAAGCTCGCAGAAGACCACATTCTGACCTGGTCGCGCGAAGGTGACGTGGTGTTGGACCCCTTCTGTGGCTCGGGCACCACGTGTAAAATGGCAAAACGCCACCGCCGGTCCTACCTTGGAATTGATATCAGTTCTGAATACTGTACACTTGCTGAGCGCATCCTTGCGAAGTATTAGAAGACCAGCGACCGCCCCACCGTCCGCATCGGGCGATTCGTCGCATGGCAGAGGAGCGTCGTCAGGAACTTGTTTGTGAAGCCGAGGGCCCGTGTGCTGGAGCCCTTCGAGCCGTGGGGGTGGATGTGGAGGTACCGCTGTCCGCGCTGGGACACCTCACGCGCCCGCACGCACGCCTGGATTTTTGCATAGTCGTCCGCCAACACCGCACGCATGGCCTCGGGGAGCGCCTCCAGGTCATACTGGAAGGCGTCCACCACCGTCTTGTCCTCCGCCGGCAGGTCCGCGTGTTCAAAGACGAACACAATCCCGCGCCGAAGCTTGGGGTAGAGTCGCGTCTCCGTCATGTCCGCGAGGAGGTGGTCGAGCGTTTCAGGCTTGGCCGTGCTCCCGCAGTTGGTCAGGGTGAGCCGCTCCTTCGCGCACCACCCGTCGCGCGTCTTCTTGACGTGCGTCGCCTTGATGTCGCCCTCCTCCGTATCCGGATGGGGGTCGTTGTTCGGGAGCCGCCCGTAGAGATAGAACTCCACGAGCTTCCCAAGATTGCCCTTGTCGCGAGGGCGCAGGTTGAATGCATTGGCGTCGCAGAACGCCTTGAGCCCACTGTCCCGTGTCTGCGCGTGCTGGATGAGGGTTCGGAAGGTGCACGGCATCACGGAACGAAGCTCTGAGAGATGTGCCATTGTGTCGGTGGGTTCTGCCTTTCTCTAGCGGAACTCGATTTGTTTTTGTCAGTAAGCTCCCTAGGAATAGAGGACCTTCCGGAGGCCGTAGGACCGCATACACTTCTCGAGGAACTTCTGACAGTCCGCACAGGGCTTGGAGCCCAGGACATCCCCTTGCTTGTTGACGCGAACGACAAGGAGAACACACCCGTTCAGTTGTGAAAGGTCTCCCAGCCGTTTCACAACTGCACGTTCGGCATGAATCGTTTGGTCTGAATAGCCACATCCGCGAGACCGAGACCCCACTGAGTTGCGGGCCGTGGCAATTGGCTTCCCCCGCAGCAGCAGGGTTGCTGAGTGAAAGCTCGTCCTGTGGACAGGCTTGTAGTCCATTGTACGAGACGAGGAGGAGGGGGTCTGCTCGTTCGTTTTACGCATAGCGCTGCGTCCACTCCCGCGCCATGCGGTCGAACTCTGGGCGGTTGTCCACATAGAGCCGGGCAATCTCAGGGACGAGCGGGTCCTTGGGGTTCGCATCCGTCAGCAGCGAGCTGATGGACAGAAGCACCTTGGCAATGGAGAGCGCGGGCGACCACTGGTCTTTGAGGATGTCGAGGCAGATACCGCCCTGGCTGTTGATGTTCGGATGGAACACTTTGGTCTTGAAGGCAACCTTCGGCGGCTTGAACGGATAATTCACCGGGAACTCAATGGACAGCAAAAACAGCCCTCCTTCATAGGGGCTGTCTTTCGGTCCAAGCAGGGTTCCTTCCCAGGCAAACAGCTCTCCTTCCCGAACGGGACCTGCTGTGCAGACATCAAGTGGATTCGTTTGAAGGTCATCCAATTCCTTTTGGATACGGCGTGCCGACATTGTCCTCTTCCTGAGACTTGCGTGTAGGTCTCACACGTCCGCGAACTGGACGTAGACACGCGTCGCCGGATAGCCTGGGAGCCGAAGTGGAATGCGGTCTCCCACGAGCTTGAGGGTCTCTTGGTTGACCTTCGGGGCTCCCACTGTAATCTCGCGGACCATGCAGTCGTCTGGGAAGGCGGCCTGCTGTCCATCCTTGCGGTAGAGGAGATAGACTGCATCTTCCTCGCGGTTCAGTCCAATGATGAACTCATTTCGGTGGGCCTCAAAGCGATAGTGGTCCATCCAGAGCGCTTCAATCTCGGCATAGATAGCGTCGCGTTGGTCGTCTGTGAAGTCGCGAATGTCCTTCAGGAACCCATTCTCAAAGAGGTCGACATAGAGCGAGTAGAGCTTGCGGGAGGCCATGGTTGCGTGTACCGGTGTCTCTCCAGAGCGGAACTGTTCCGTTTTCAACAGCCTCCCCGCAGGCGGAGCACGAGGTGAAGGGTGGACTCCTTCTGAATGTTGTAGTCCGCCATCGTGCGCCCGTCCTCCAGCTGCTTCCCTGCAAAGATGAGACGCTGCTGGTCCGGCGGAATGCCCTCCTTGTCCTGAATCTTCTGCTTCACGGCCTCGATGGTGTCCGCGGCCTCCACGTCCAGGGTAATCGTCTTCCCGGTCAGAGTCTTCACGAAGATTTGCATTGTGTCTGGTACAGAGAATCCTCTCTGTAAAAGACAAAATGGAGGACATCCCTCGCAAGTACACGGTCGTTTTCACTGTGGCGAATCTGGGAGAGCTTCAACAGAACCCGGACCTCCGGATCACCCACGACCGCGAGCTCAACGCGGCGATTCTGAAGTCCTTCAAGAAAGCCCTGAAGACGGCGTTCCCCCGTGGGACATTGAGCGACGACGCGAGAACCTTTACGACGGCCGAGACGGTCAAGCTCATACCCGCGGGACAACCGGTCCATCGCTTTAAGGTCCCTGAACTCGTCCGGAACGACGCACTTCTGGCGACGTTGGCCGAGTATTCGGGGGGTGGCGACTTCAATTCAGGCTACATTACGCTCAAACCCTTCCCGTATGTGAGTCCGACGGCTGTGAAGGTTGTGGGTCGCAACATCCAAGTCAACCCGTCTGGGGAGCGGATGGTTGGGCTTCCGGATGAACTTGAACGGAAGCTCAAGACCTACGGCGGGACCACACGCCGCCGGGGCCGCAGCCGCAGCCGGAAACATCGTCGCCGCGTATACTAATGCCTCGTCTTCGACGCAAGACCCAACGCGGACGCGGTCCCGGGATGTCGCGCCCGGCAGGACTCCCTCGCGTCTTTGTGGCCTGTCATACGCCCTCGCGGCATGGGAAGGTCACCTGGGAGGGCCACACCATTGTGGGGTACGTGGACGTTGAGGACGGGTCTGCAGTGAAGGGTGATGCGCCCTACTACCGCGGCTGGGACTCCATTCCTGCGAGTCTCAAGGGGACCGTTGACATCGTCCTCTCGATGTATTGTCCGTCCGCGCCTGCGCTCATGCGGGAGCCCTTCCAGTGGGACACCCCCGTCGCCACCACAGCCTATGGTGTGCAGGAGACCCACGAAATCCTGACAAAAAGTGTTCCTCTCCTTCGCCCGGGAGGAACGATTCTCTTTCCGCACATTCCCTCTGTGCGCCCCGAGACCCAGGCCGTCCTTCGCGAGAACGGGCTATCCGTCGAGTCTGTGGAGGTTCCCAAACCCCGCTGGATTCGCCATCGCCAGGAGGACCGGTATGATGTGAACGAAGACGCCTCCCGCGAGACGCTTCGCGCAATTCAGATGACACGCATCGCAGGCGGTCGTCGTCGGCGTTATCCCTTGAGCTCACGCCGCAGGTCCATCAGGAGCTGACCCAGTCGGTTCTTGCCCGGCCACTTGGACGGACGCTTGGCAATGCCCGTCGCAGCGCCTGTCCCAATGCCCCAGTACTTATCGCGTGCATTCGCCTCTCCAATCGGCTTGTCGCCTGTCGCGAGCAGCTTCGCCTTGAGGTCCGCGTGCTGCATGAACTTCGCCTTGAGCGCGGTGGCCATGAAGGCATCACGCTTCTCCGCCCACTCATCCTCCTTGAACCCCGCCACCTTGTCTCCGTAGGTCTTCACAGACTTCGGCGACTTGGTCTTCAGAATCTTGGACTGCGCCTCTGCATCTCCGAACTGCTTGGCCTTGGACCACTGAAGGTAGTGTTCGACAGTCGGGAACGTCATGCCGTCCACCTGCATCGGCGCATCATAGCCCGTGCTGAACTCCTTGTACTCGGCGAGGTCGTTGGAGAACAGGATGGGCTCCACTTCTGCCTCCAAGGTGAGCGTCTTCTTCCCCTTGACCACCGTCTTGGGCTTGGCTGCCGTGTTCGCCCCTTCAGGCTCCTCCGGCTTCGTCTCCGGCTCCTTGCCCTCCGGCTCCTCCATCGTCGGAACGGTCACTTCCTCCTTCGTCTCCTCGGGCTCAGGCTTCGGCTTGGGCGTATACTTGAAGGCGAAGCTCCGGTGGAGGAACGAGAAGGCCTGATGCTCCGGTCCCAGCGTGAAGCGAGTCTGGTTCGCATACGCATCGCCGAACATCGTGGTCTGGACGAGGTCATAGCCGTTCTCCGCGAGAATCTCCGTCACCTTGCCCCACGGGACGAGGTACTCCTGCACGGGGCGCTCGAAGCTCTCCAGCTTCACCGTAATTTGGCGCCCAAAGTCCTCCGTCCACGCCTCTCCGTCCGCATAGTCCTTCTTGATGTCGCCCCAGACCTGCTTTCCGCTCCGGAAGAGGTGCCCAGTCTGTCCCAACAGGAGGCTGTACACCGCCTGCCCATCCATGCAGGTCCCGACGAAGAGACCCTTTCCATGCGCCGTCAGATTGCCGACGAAGGTGCGGAACGTCTCCTCGCTGCCGCAGGCATAGTGAATCGCGAACTGGCACGAGATGACATCGAACGTTGAAAGTCCAGCGAAATTTTCAAGGTAAGGAGTGGAGGGAGACTCCTTCCCCAACAGGAGGCGCAAGTACCGATGGTCCTGCGTCGCCAAGGATTGTGTCATATCGGCGGGAATGAAGAGGACGGGAGGGAGGCTTTCCTTCGGAGTCTCGCGCTTGGTGAGGAGATAGCGAACACAGGCCCCCTGACGGGGAGCCGTCAGATTCTGTTCGGAGAGGTCAATGCCCACCACCTTCGACGGCCCGACCATCTTCCATTTATGCAAGTCGTTGCCGCGCCCGACGGCGAGCTCCAAGAGCGTCGAGCCCTTTTTCACGTACGACTTATAGAGCTGCTTTTTGAGCGTGTTGTGAAACTCCAGGACATCCTTCATCGCTCGGTCGCGAGACTCCAGCGTGTCCTTGTAGTAGAGGCTATCCTCCGCGATGTCATCGACCGGGGCTGTCGCGACGTTGCGGAGCATCTCCTCTGTGATGGGGGTATGAATGTTCGTCCAGATATCCTCAGCAGTCCAGATGTCGTTTCCAAATTGGGGTTCGCCCTTCACACGAAGCTGGTAGGTCTTGTCATACCGCGTGCGAAGGACGACCCAGCGGCCCAGCGTGGTATCGCGGGAACACTCGATGATGGTCGTGTCCTCCACCCGCTTGCCTTCCATATCAACCGGAACCCCCTTGTTGTCCAATGGGACACGGATCTCAGACGCATCGGGGGCCCGAGGTGCGGACGGCTGGAAGGGACTCGGGGCACGCTCAGAGGGATTGTATTTGAGGTCTGGAGGAAGGTCAGGAGGTGTATACTCCCCGGTGAGGGTCTCACACGGGTAGAGAATGTCGGTGCCGGGGTTTCGCGCCACGTAGAGAGTCCCCTTGCGGACTTGGAGCTTGAGCACAGGGTCATAGGTCTCTCCAGGAGAGAGCTTGACCAAGAAGTCAATTGAATTTTGCATAGGAGGCTTCCATTTGTAGACGGCGGTCCACGTCGACCCCTTGCGTTCCGAGACGGGACCCAAGGACGAGGCGCGCGGTGTGAAGATGAGCCCGTCCGTTGCATACTCGAACGCCGTGTCCAGGAGCTGCCGAATCGAGGTCTCCATCGCAGGACCGTCCCCCGCGAGGAAGAGCTTCGTCTCAATGCGGAACGGCTGCTTGGCGAAGGCCACCGTGAAGTCCTTCTGTGTGTCCTGGACGAAGAGGCGTGCACAGCCGAGACGCGACTTGGTCGGGTCCTTCAGAATGTCCTCGTCCGTCGTGAAGAGCGGCAGACGGTCCACCCGCTTTCCCTTGTAGACGAAGACGTCGAAGATGCAGAAGAGGTTTCGGTCTGCGATGTACTCTCCGTCCACCACGTCTCCCGTATGCTTGTCATCCTTCGCAGTCAGGCCCGTCCAGGTGAACGTGCCCTTACGCGTCCAGCGAATGAGCCGGCGGTCCCGCATGACCATGAGCATGCAGCGCTCACCATCTGCCTTGTTCGTGACCGTGTAGCCCGAGAGGATGTTCCCAGGGCGTCCGGGCGTCATGTGACGGCGGGAGAGCGTAATCGGGTTCAGGAACGGAATCTTGGAGGCATCCGTCTCCAGCTTGTAGCGCTGCATGTCCGACTCCGTGAGGAGGAAGGGGCTCTGCTGGTAGGCGCCCACGAACCGCTCGGCGAGGGAGAGAAGCGCCTTGACGAGGACCTCCGGAGGAGCCCGCTTGTCCACGACCTCTATCTCCAGCTCATAGGACGGCTGCTGCCGGAGAAGCTCGGCGAGCGTCTTGAGTCCCTTCGTCTTGGACTTCACCATCGACATGTCCACGCGGAGAAGGCCATCCGGCGTCGTCCACGACTTGCGGCTGAGGACACGGATATGGCTCTTGGGGTCCATGGGGCTGCCGCTGAAGTCCCGCCGAAGGGCTTCCTCCTGGCGGAGGGTGACTCGCAGCTTCAGGTCGGGGATGTCCAGGACGTCCTGGTCGCCGTTCACCTCTGAGTACCGCACCTTTCGCTCGACCTCCAGCGGGACGCCCCGGAAGCTTCCCGTGGAGCACACCTTGAGGATGCTGTCCGGCGTTGTGATGTTGACACGAAGTCCGTCGGGATAGGAGAACGTTGCCCGATGGCTTTCGAGGGGACCCGTCAGGTCGTCCATCGCCTGAAGAATCCGGTCGGCCTCGTCCTTGGTCTGAATCGCACCGGCGAGGACCTTGACCTCGAGTTCTGCTTTTGCATCCGTGGACGCGACCTTGACCAGCTTGGTCATCGTCTCGCGGACAGGCGCAGGAAGAAGAGACTCCATTGCTTATTCTATCGCTAGGTTCTCTTTAGTCCGTTTTCGTCTGGCGTGAAAGCGCTTTCCGCTCCAGCGTGTCGCTCTCCATGCGCTTGCGTTGGTCGGCATAAAAAGAGACCAGGATGTCCAGCTCCCGAAGACACTCCTGCGGGAGGTTGTCTGAGGAGACCAGAACTCCGGTCTGGGTCTTGGTGTACTTGTCTGTATAGCGTTTGAGAACCTCAAACAGCTGGGCGTGCTCGTGCGAGTCGAGTCCCTCAATCCGCTCGCGCAGCGTCTCAAGCTGCCCCCGATTCATTTGTCTTACCCTCTCCATTCGCCTTCCGTCTCAACCGCCGCGGTCCGCTTTCGGAGGCCTTGGTTGCGCCAACGTCCACCGTCACGACCTTCTTCTCGCTCCCTCCCCCGCCGTCAATGGGGGCTGCAATGAGCGGCGGAAGCACATCGTCGTCGGCCCCCTCGGCCCTCGGGGCTTCGGGCTGAACGAGGGTGCGAAGCTTTCCCAGGACAACGATGGTCTCGTCGCCTTGCTGAAAGCGAGCGCCGATGACCTCCACCTCAATCTCCTGCTGCTCGGCGGCCTCATCGAACTCTGCGTTCCCAATGTGAAGGTCGCGGGGGAGGAGAATCTTCAGCGGAGGAAGCTCGGCATGGAGACCAATCTTGCTCTTGAGAACGACGGGTGCACGGAAGACCTGGCCGGGGTGAGGCAGACAGACATCCGCCTGAAAGTTCACGACATAATCCAGACCCCCGCGAATCAAGTTCATCCGACCCAGTGAGTGCTCGACGACCGTCAGGCTGCGACGCATGAGATAGCCCTCGGGGACGCAGCGGCCTTCGTAGTTGTGCCGAAGCTGTGCGAGGAGACTGGTCTCAATGTTGCGCTTGAGGTCCTTCGCGTGAAGGTGCACATTTCGTGTCAGCTGCCGGCGTTCCACAAGAGGGTCCATTGCAGTCTCTCCTGTTTCTTACGACGGGTTCGTTTTCTTAAACTCCGTCGCGAATCGCTTGCTCAGGTCCGGACCATACAGGACGGACATCTCTTCCGGCGTAAACCACGCGCAGGCATGTTCCTCGCGGGCGAGGAGTTCGCAGTACACGCAGACCTGGGGGACGCTCGTGACCCCTACCGGAAGTCCAACGCCCTGCTTGTCCACCGTCTTTGCGAAGAGTGTCATCGTGTCACGCTTGCAGCACCCTGTTCCGCAGGTGGTTGTCTTGAAGGTCTTGGAGTCCTTCTCGTACGCCCGAACGACGGCCGTGTCGGACACCGCCTTCAGCTTGCTGAGCGTGAACTCTCCCCCTGCATTGAGCGAGGCAAAGAGGGTGTTCGTCGCAATGACCTTCGAGAACCGGGTGGCGAGGGCGGCTGTCCACTCTGCGACCCGCTCTTCGTCGTCTCCAATCGGAGGCTCATCGGGGTCAAACTGATTGGCTCCCCGAACGAGAATCTCTGTCCCAGGAACCCGGACGCGGTCTCCGAACTCGGGGTTCGCCCGAAGGTAGGCCCGCTTCTCGGACTCCGTCAGCTTGTGGTCAAACACGTAGGCGTCCAGAATCTCCGGAGCGAACCGCGTCAGCGCATCTCCGGGGAAGGACATGTCGGCCCGCTTCGTCGCAAGAATGTCCGGCTCAATCTCCACCACCTCTGGTGCAGGGACCTCCTGGGCCTCGGGGAGGTCGGCCTCTCCACGCCTGGATTCCTTCATCACGCGGTCGGTCAGCGTTCCACGGGTCGTGATGCGGAGTCCCTCGGCTGTCTCCACGGGAAGAAGGGCATAGAGAGACCCTTTGGACTCGAGAATGGACTGCCGATTGAAGGCATCCCGAAAGCGAGTTCCCGTGTCGATGGCCTGCTGAATCGTATAGAGACTCACCTCTCGGCGATACGGCTTGAGCGCCTCCAGAAGCTTGTCCTTGTCCCAGATGGGCTTGTCCAACAGGAACCGTCCGAGCTTGTCCAGGAGTTCATCCCGGACGTCCAGAATGGCCGACAGCGGACGAACGTGGTCCGGGTCTGCAGGAGAGGTCTGTACGGCACAGTCCGTCGGAGCCTCGCGGGTAAAGGCCGGGGGAAGCATCTCGCTCAACGAATACCGAACGGTCACACGCCCCTCGGACTGCTGCTGGGCAATCTTGAACTCATCGCTCAGCCATGGAGCCGGAAGCACGACCCGGAAGGGACAGTCCATCGCCGCCCGTTCGAGCACCGTTCGGACTCGCGCAATCTTCTCGGCTTTGGCTTCTACCTTCGTGCGGTAGGTGTACTCGTCATAGCACTCCCGCCGGTTCTCGGTGCGAACCACGTGGAGGTAGACCGTGCAATTCTGCTTCGCGGACTCCAGGAGCGTGTGACTGCAGGTGCGGAGACTGCGCCCGATGACCTGCTCAATGCGACTCATGTTCCACCACGGGTCCAGGATATGGGCCTGGCGCACACACCGGAAGTCCACACCCTCTGCGACAAGCGGGCTGGAGATGATGACGCGAATGCGCTCGCCATTTCGGTTGTCCTCCCGACGGGCCTGACTCACGAGATTCGCAATGGTCTTGTCGTTGTCCTTGGAGGTCAGCAGGATGTAGCTTCCCTTCGTGCGTCCCCGGTAGGCAGGGTTTGCAAGCTGCGGAGCTCCTCGAAACGGCCCATAGCCATGCTCTTCCAGCGCCATGGCAAACAGGAGGGCTCCCATCGTGACGTAGTTGGAATACACGAAGACGATGCCCTCGCCTGCCTCAAGACTCTGGAGGACGCGAACGAACTTCGCAGAGACCTCTGGGAGGGTGGCCGGACCGAGGAACGGCTCGCCACGATAGGCATATTGGTCTCCTTGGCGGGTGAACACGTCGTCAAAGTCGCCGTCCTTGGGAAGCACAGCGACGGTCGGCTGCATGAGGAGACGCCTCCGTTCCTCGTCATCTGCACCCTTTGTGGCCTGCAAGACCTTGGCCTGCAGTCCCTTCGCCGGACTCTCGACGACGGACAGGTACTGAAGCCCTTGGGTATACGCCTCTCCCTTGAACGTCTTGGTCAGAGACGGGGCGACCGACCTCGGGGCGGGAAGTCGAAAGGGAAACGTAAAGGGGTTCTCACCCTTGACGTAGGAGACGTAGGTCTGACAGAGGGCCTCAAACTCCGTGCGCTTGGCCTCCTTGAGATTGGCGGCCTCGTCAAAGAAGTCCGCGGCGAGAAGGGGAGGCGGAGGAGGCTTTCCCTCGTCCTTGCCATGGTCCTCGTTCCACCGAAAGAGGTTGAAGTAGAGCATGAGTTCATCGTAGGCCTCATACATAGGAGTTGCCGTGAGCAGGACGAGAATCATTCCCTTGACCGTCTTCGTGAGGCGCTCGAGTCCTGCGGTAATCGCCTTGGCATTGACGACGTCAGCCTTCGGGCGAATGTTGTGGGCTTCGTCAATGATGACCAGTCGATTGTCGAATGTCGCATGGGCCCAGTCGGAGAACGCCTTGCCTCCGAGCGACTCCTTCTCGTTGATGAGATTGCCGAACGAGGCATACGGAACGAACTCATAGAACTCGGAGATGAGCTTGTCGGCAGTCTTCTCAAGTGTGTCACGCACTGTTGCATCCGCCCAGTTCTTGGGATTGGACTCAATCCGCTGGAGCATCTCCAGATAGCGACGCCCCGTGCACTGCTTGGACTCCAGAAGTCCCGACTCCGTCAGCTTCACGCGGCTCATGTCAAAAATCTGGTCGCGAAAGGTCTCTTCGACCGCCGCCGACGAGACAACGAGGACCTTCTTGTCCTGGTATTCAGGGCGAAGGATGTACTCCTCGGCAACTTGAATGGCGGTACAGGTCTTGCCCGTTCCGGTTCCGTGGACAACTAGAACCCCGCGGGTGGGAGCGTCGGGAGAGAGGACGCGGCGAAGGAAACGCTGATGGGTCTGCAGGGTAAACGCTGCCTGGGTGGAGGAACAGGCCTTGGAGCGAAGGTCCCAGAGCGCCTCTTCGGACGGGACCTCGGGGAACGACGTCGGAGCCAGTTCCTCTCGGGACAGCTCGGGGTGCGTGAGGTTCACCATTGTCTCCTCTCACGAAACTCTCCACGTCGTTTCAATGCACCACAGCGGAGCGTCGTCCTGGTCCGCCCACTGAATGCGCGAGACGACCTTGCCGCTGACACCCGAGGGGAAGATGGACCACGATGTCTCGTTGTAGTCGGTGTTCGACTCCTTGGGGCACGCCGTCTGCTCGCAGAGGGGGTCCACGGTGGCGGGGAGCGGAATGCCGCTGAGGGTGACTTTGTAGGTTGCGGTGCCGTTCGTGACAGGCGCACCGGGAAGTGTATAGGCGACCCAGAGGCTGACGTTGTCGCCAGCGACTGGGGTGGAGGGTTGGCTATCAAAGCCAAGCAGCGTCGCGCGTCCTGTGCCGCACGACTGGATGGTGGTGAGTCCGAGAAGGGTCTTCAGCATTTGTGGTGAGAGGGCGACGTCGCTCAAAGCCACTCGGGTTTGGGTCCGAGGGCGCCACCCTTGGGTGCTGCAGAAAGACTCCGCGGCACAGGGCTCGCCCTCCCTCGACTCAGGTCCCCTAACGCCTCTTCGAGCTGGCGTCCCGATATCGAGCGGCCCACTGGGGCTGCCGCTGGGGCTGCCGCTGGGGCTGCCGCTGGGGTTTCCACTCCCGAATCTGGTGGTACAGTCGATGGCAACGCCGATGAAGGCGCAGCGCTCGGTGCACCACTGGATGCAGCAGCAGAGTCAGCAACTGATATATTGCTCGTATTCGTAGAACTCGGGAAGGAGACGTTTCGTTCGGTTCCGAGTCCCCTTCCTGGGGCGACTGGAGTACCAAACTCAGTCCTCGCACTCCGATTTGTTTCACCTGGACGAAGTGCGAACGGAGAGAGCATACCGTTGGATTGAGCTGCGCTTGTGTCCAGCGGGGGAGGTGTCCGAGGCGAGGTGGGTACTGGGGCGGCTCCTTCATCTTGCGGTGGGGGTGTACCCTCCTCCCGGTCCGGAGCTTGAGAGTTCGCGCCGGCCATCTCGGTGACGAAGCCCGCGTACGGTTCTGTGTAATGCACAAGCCACGCAGTGATGTGTGTCGCCTGCGACCCAAGTCCTTGTTGATAGGTGCATTCCCGCACTGCATTCTGATGAATCGTCTTGATGAGCTCATCGGTGAATACAGCTACCGACTCCGGCAACGTGTCCCGGCTCAGAATGTCCTCCATGACTTGAACCGCAAGCTGGTCGGTGCCGTCAATGAACGCATGCTGAATCTCAGTTTCTAGCTCAGTTGAGATAGGCCACGTCCCCCGAACGACAGCATCTTCTTTTGCAGAAAGGATAGACATCTCCAATGCATGGAGGCATAGCATCTTCGTCATATCAATCGTGACGTCTACAATCGCGGCATTGGTCTCAACGGCCTCGTCCATCCGCATCGCCTGTATCCGCCCCCGATACGAGATTCCTCCCCGTTGGTTCGTTCGGTAGGTCCTCTTTCGTCCTCCTGGCTGAGGGGCAAGCCCCAGTCGGTTGAACGTTCGTTGAAATGCGGCATACTGCTCGGGGGTCACTGCAGCTTTGGTGCGAAGAACGTCGCGCACAATGTCTGGGGCAAGCAAAACAGCTCTATCGAGAAGCCCCGTTGTAAACCGCGAGACGATGGTTCCCACAGGTATCTTGTCAGTATTCAGTTTGGTAACAAAATTCTCGGTAAGAACCTTACTAATCGCTGCCGTGCGCTCACTAATCCACGTCGCTCTGGATTTCTCTGTCCGCGCAAGCAACTCAGTATGCGTTGGTCTGTACGTATTGTACGGCTTATCAATGATTGTTTCAAGGTCTGCTTTGATGTTGACTTGATTGGGAGCAAAGGTAGCAATACCAGTTCCACCGGTTTTGTTGATTTTCGCCGAGAGGTAGACAGTGTGGCTTTTGATTTGATTGCAACGAGAGTGTGCCCATGCGTATTCGCGCTGGAGGAGTGCTTTGTACGATGTCTGTTCCTGCTGATTGAGGACTTTAACAAGTTTTGAGTCATAGAGGCCCGAGACAAGGAGAGCCCAAAGAACGGGGAGTTTGTGTTCGCATTCTGGGTATCCGAGGATGTCCTTGTCTGCTTTTCCTTTCCCGACTCCCACCCCGCATATCCAACAGGGTGTCGTTCCGTCGACTGTATTGTATGGGCCGATAACCGCATCGCATTGTGCGCCAGCATCTCCTATCTCAAAAAACTTACGAAGATCACTCTCTCTCGATGCGGCTTTGATTCGCTCCGTAAGGGTTTCTCCCCAGACTTTGGCACAGACAGCCGTGAGTTTCTTGGTAAAAAACTCGTCGAAACTTAGACTCCCCGTCCCTGCGGCGACCTTCATTGCGGACTCTGGAACCATGAAAAGAGGAAACAACGACTGTGATGCATTGCGATAGATTGCGTTGAGGGCGGGACTTCCTATCATGACCTTGATAAACGCCGCTGGAGCTTTGGATTTGAGCACATCTATCTTCTTGGATACAACCTCAAGACGCTTGCGCTGCTTTCTCGTGACTCCCCTCGAAAACATAGCGTTGGTAAGTGTGGTTTTTGCTGTGGCTGCCTCTTTCTCGGCTTGTTTCCGAAGGTCTGCATCGTACGCCGCCTTCTTTGCGTCGGCGACCTGTGCAACGCGCGCAGAGCGGCGGCCCGCTACAGCGGCTTCGGCTTCACTTGGTCCCGCAACTCCTTGGGCTTGGGGAGGAGGTCCGGGTGGTTCTGCGGCCTTATCCGCCTCTGTCCGATACACGACTCGCTGCTCAAGGGGAACTTCAGCTTCATTGGCCCCACTCGCGAGAATGGCTTCAATTGCATCGATATAGTCTGATTGCACCGGAGGAAGTCCCTGAGAGGGCAGTGCCCGAGAGAACATATTACTTCCTCCCCCGAAACGATTTCACCGCCTACCACGGCATCAGGATGTCCTCCATCCGGCACTCGCCAGGCTCCAGCTTCTGCAGGCGGGTGTTCACCTGCTCCAGCGCCTCGGCCTCCAGGTCCAGCTCTTCATCCGCTCCCTCTGGCAGCTTCGTCTCATCCACCAGGATGTCCACAAAGCCCGTTCCACACGGCGGCTTCTGTCCGAACATGATGTTCGCAGACACACCGCGCATGCTGTCCCGGTCGGCCCACGTGGCCGCCTCAAACATCGTCTTGCTGGTCTCCTCGAACGAGGACTTCGCAAGCACGCCCGTCTCATTCTTCTTCATGCCGAAGCGGTTGACCGGCACGATGCGTCCGCTGAAGGTCATGGTGTCCACCAGCACCGCGAGGTGGTGGAAGTTCACCTTCTCCGAGCTGAAGACCTCATTGATTTCCTCGTACAGCGAGAGACGCGCCGCCTCAATGCCCAGGACCTCATTGACTTCATGGATGTCGTTCGAGAAGGTGCGGGTTGCATCCACGCCATCCACCACCGCCAGCTCGTAGAGGTTCGTGCCCTCCACATCCAGCACGTACTGGTCCACCGGCGTATAGCCCCCGAGCTGCTCGGAATACACCACCTCATTCTTCACTGAGCGCAGGTGAACCCGACCGATGCCTGTGACACCCGTGAGCTTCGTGTCCAGAATCCGGTCCTCCAGGAACCGAAGCTGGATGGGGTTCTTGATGACCGTGGGGTCAAACGAGATGCGCAGGACAAGGTTCTTCGCTGCGGTGTCGCTGTGCCGGCACTCCACAATCTTCAGCCCCTGGTCCGACATCAGTGCGCTCTGAATCTGGACGAGGTCCATGATGTTGCGCGCGCCCATCTCGAGGTCGTTCAGCTCCAACCGCAGAATCCACGGGCTGGTGCCGCAGCTGTTTGCAGGGTCCAGACTGAAGGCCTCGTACGCCGTCAGCAGCTCGCGGTCCTCCTCCAGCGCCGTGGTGGCCGCCAGGGGATACGGGTCGTAGAAGAGCTTCACGCGCTTCGTGATGTCGCGCAGCGTGGTCTTCTGGATGGTCTGCATCAGCTTGATGGCATCGTTCTGGCTGGTCTGCATGTCCTTGCGCATGTAGACGGTGTTGCTCGGGCGCTTGGGGTTGGAGGTCGCATCCAGGAGCTCGTTGATGCGCGGGACACCGGAGGTCGCATTCGCCTTGGCCGTTCCCGCAGAGTGGAAGGTGTTCAGCGTGAGCTGCGTCGTGGGCTCTCCAATGGACTGCGCCGCAAGCGCGCCGACCATCTCGCCCGCGTGAACCTGCGACTTGATGTAGCGGAACCGGATATCGCGAAGGAGCTCATCGAAACTCTCCTGCGAGAGGCGGTGGACCACAATCGACTTGCGCGGCGCAAGGTAGAACCGGAGCAGGCAGTGGAAGACCTTGTTCGTCGAGAACTCCTTGATGAGGGACCCGAGGGCGCCGACGACGTGCTCGGGCGTCAGGTCCGTCTTGACAGAGTAGGGATTGGAGTACTTGGAGAGGAGACGCTTCATGTGGACCGGAGACTGCAGCGTGTCGCTCTTCCGCGACCGGAAGACATCCCGCACGAGCATCTCGCGGTCGGCCAGCAGCTCCGGCACCAGGTCCGGAACCTCTCCCTCCACGGGGTCCTTGAGGAAGCGATTGACGTCCTCCGTCGAGAGCGCGAACTCCCGGTAGACCGCCTCCATCGTCAGAAGGGCGAGGTCGCAGGGCTGACCCTCCACCGACACGCAGTCCACGCCATCGTCGCCATACTGGAACTGGATGATGCTTCCCGTGACGTTCCGCACCGTGCCATCGTACTCCACGTGCTGGTCCTCCATCGTCTTCATGAGACGGCGCTGAATGTACCCCGTGTCAGAGGTCTTGACGGCCGTGTCAATGAGACCCTCACGTCCAGCCATGGCGTGGAAGAAGAACTCGGTCGGCATGAGTCCGTCCACGAAGGAGTGCTGGACGAAGCCACGGCTCTCCACGCCATCGTCGTAGCGGGCGAAGTGCGGCAGGGTGCGGTCCTGCAGTGTGTACTGAACCCGCTTGCCCTCAATCAGCTGCTGCCCGAGGGTCGCCACCATCTGCGTGATGTTCTGCTCACCGCCCTTCGACCCGGAGTCGACCATCTGCACAATGCGGTTCGTCTTCGCGAGCGACTCCACCACCTGCTTGTTAATCTTCGCCGCAACGTCCTTGGTCGCACTGATGATGTCGTCCTCCAGCTTCTCGCCGTCCGAGATGCCCGAGACGTTCTTGTAGCGACCGCTGTGGACGTTCGAGAGAATGTCCGCGACCGCCTGGCGGCCCTGCTGAATGGTCGTGTTCACGAACGCCATCGTCTCCACGTTCGCGATGAGGTCCGAGGTGCCCACGCTGAAGCCGGTGTAGAGGTTATACTGCGTAACGATGGCCTGGATGTCGTTGATGAGCTGGCCTGCACGCTCCGGGCTGAAGTCGGTGTAGAGGACGTGAACGAGCCCTGACGTCGCCGACTTCTTGAGAACTCCGCTGACGAGCTGGCCCTCCTCAATCGTGATGCCCCCGCCACTGTAGTTCATCGGAGGGAAGGCGGCCGAGATGAGCTCCGCCCCTGTCCACGGCGCGTTCTTGCGCGCGAACGGACGCTTGATGCGCGCCAGGATGTTCATCGCAATGGGCTCGGGAATCGTCACCCCTGGCTGCGAGATGCGGTAGGCGCCCGTCATCGTGTCCTGGAAGAGCTGGATAATCGGGGAATTGGTACGAGGGCTGATGATGTTCCGCAGCACGGTCGCGAGGAACCGGAGCTCGGTCGCGGCCGAGATGCTCTGCGGCACGTGCATGTTCATCTCATCACCGTCGAAGTCTGCATTGTAGGGACGGGTCGCGGAGACGTTCAGGCGGAAGGTGCTCCCCGGCAGAACACGCACGCGGTGGGCCTCCATACTGGCCTTGTGGAGCGAGGGTTGGCGGTTGAACAGCACGATGTCGCCGTCGATGAGGTGGCGGTGGACGATGTCGCCCTCGCGCAGGTCAATCGTGTCCGGGTTCACGTAGCCGAGACGGAAGTTCGTCTGGTCGCGCTTGAGGTAGACGTCCTTCGCCCCAGGATACGTGGTCGGGCCGTTCTGCACCGCCTTGAGGAGGCGCTCGCGGTTGTAGACATTGACCGTCTCCGGGAACGTGAGATTGGTCGCAATCTCCTCCGGGACTCCGAGCTCGTCCAGCTCGATGGTCGCATCGGGCGTGATGACCGTACGGGCACTGAAGTCCACACGCTTGCCCATGAGGTTGCCGCGCACACGACCGGTCTTCGCTCCGAAGCGAGACTTCAGGGTCTTGAGCGGACGACCGGAGCGCTGCTGCGTCGGCGGCATGCCCTTGATGTCGTTGTCCACGTAGGTCGCGACGGCGTACTGCAGCAGAGCCGTGAGCTTGTCAATCATCTCGGCGTTGTCGTTCTTGTCGATGCGCTCGCGGACGCGGTCGTTCGCGCGAATGATGGTGATGAGCTGATGCGTCAGGTCATCCTCCATGCGCTGGTGGTCGTCCATGACGACGGACGGGCGAACCGTGAGCGGCGGAACCGCGAGGACCGTGCAAATCATCCACTCCGGGCGAGCGAACTTCGGATTGAAGCCCAGCTCCGTGCAGTCGGCGTCGGTGATGCGCTGAAAGGCGCGGTAGATAAGCTCGGTCTGCAGCGGAACAGGAGTAGGTTTCTCAGACTGTCCCTTGGGCGTGGGAAGAATCCCCTCAAGACTCGCCGCCTTTCCAAGGACCTTTGCAACCTTGGCGAACGTGGGGGTTGCGCACGCAGGACACGCAGGGGGATGAGTATCATTCTCCCGATGCCACTTGAAGCGTGCTCCGCCTCGGACATCCTCTGGCGCAGGAGCCTCGGAAAGCCGCTTCGAGCACGCGAGGCAGATGAGGTTGCAGAGCTTCTCGGTAGATTCAAAGAACTGATAGAGATAGACAGGCCGAGCGAGCGTAATGTGTCCAAAGTGACCGGGGCACAGCTGGTTCTGCTGCTTGCACGTGGGGCAGACCTTGCCATTCTCTATCACTCCGAACCGTGCGTCAAAGACACCGTTGGGGACCGGCTTGTCGCTCTGATACGTCTTGTCGGTGGTGACTTCGACAACCGACCGCTTGCGGATGTCCTCGGGGTTGGCAATACCGAACTGAACGCTGACGATTGTGTCCCCCATGCTTGTACTTCCTTACCTCTCTGTGTAGATTCTTCCGTTTTCTCCTTGCGCGAGAGAGCAATGAAGCCCATTGCAGATTGGATTCGCGACCGGACTCCCGGGTGGACCGATGAGGGGCGCTACCAGGTCGTCTCGTTCATCCACACCTGGGTGCCTCCAGTCTGTCTTCTGGGCTTCGTCTTCACTGACAACCTCGTTGTACGCTTTCTGACGATGTGCCTGCTTGTCCTGACAGTGGTGTCAGAGTTTGTCTTGCGCGACTGTCTCGTAACGATGGTGGAACGCGAGTTTTCGGACTCCACCTGGGACGATGTGTTTGATTCGACCTTTCGCCAGTCGGGCTGGGCGCTGACCCGCTCCGAAAAGATGGCGTTGAACATTGGCTTGAATACGGGGTTCTTGGTGCTGGGAGTGCTCATGCTTCTGCGACAGAGCGTGCTCTGGATTGCGTGGCTTCCCGCTAGCGTGCTCCCAGCTCTAGGGTTACTGACCATACATCTTCCGACTCCAGGTACCGCTGGACTGCTGCCGAGTCAAATCCCTTCTCCTCAAGGGTCGCTTTGAGGCGGTCAAAATCCTCGCCCCGCTTCTGGCTGAAGAGGTTCCACTGCCGAATGGGCGTGAGCTGAATCCAATCCACGATGGCCAGCGCCAGGAGCTCGGATTGCCGAGGAGGGATGTCGTAGGCCTTCTCGCTATCTTTGAAATCGCGAACGAGTTGCGCCCAGTGGTCGAGGAGGAGACTCGGCATTATGTGGAGAGAGGACAAAATCCTCGAGGCCGTACAACCCCATCGGGGTTTGCTTCGGAGACCGTTGGAGGGCCTCCAGCTGACGTTGCAGCCCTGCAGGATAGCGAGGAGGCTGCTTCGGGCGGATGAACGTCACCATGTACCAGAAGACGTCGAGGGGAAGCCGTTCGTACGCTCGCTCCAACAGCACGACCTCGTCGATTCGGTTCATCCGCTAGTCTTTCCTGCGAAATTACCCAATCGGAGTTGAGAAGACGGCGTAATGACAGACAATGGTCGCGGTGACCGGAGGCTTTGAGTTCAAGATTTTGAGAACCGTATAGTCCATCTCAATTGTCCAACCAACCGAGTAATAGACGCGATACCCATTGAGCGCTGTACTGATAGCCGGCTCCGCTCCCTCGAGGTTGAAGCCTTCAACGAACACGCGGCCGTTCACTGGCTCGATACCGAGGGCCAACGAAAAGACGGCCGTTCCCGTGTCCCCCACTGCGACTCCTGAGAGCGCGGTCCCTGCCGTCAGGTGATTCGTATTAATGAGAAGGTACGGACCTCGTGCGGTCGGCCCCGTTGGGCCTGTGTCTCCTGTGTCTCCGATGTCTCCTGTGTTTCCCGTCGGTCCCGTGGGTCCTGTTGCACCCCCTGTTCCACCGTCTCCCGTGGGTCCTGTCTCCCCTGTCGGTCCTGTCGCCCCCTGCGCTCCGGCTCCCGCATATCCAGGAGGTCCGGTGGGCACGAATCCAGTTGGCCCGTACGGTCCACGGGGTCCGAGAGCGCCTGTGCTTCCAGTTGCGCCGCTTGGACCCTTCGGTCCTGTCAGTCCACTCGGTCCCACCGCGCCCTTCGCTCCGGTGGGACCTGTCTGGAGAGAGCCCTCGCCCGTTGGTCCCGTCCAGGTCTCGCCAGTCGGACCGACTGCACCCGTGAATCCGGCGGGTCCCTCCGCCCCTGTCTCACCGCGCGCTCCCGTGCGGCCTGTAGCCCCCGTCGCTCCCGTGTCCCCTGACACCCCCATGGGCCCAACGGCTCCTGTGTTCGAATTTGCACCCGTGGGACCGGTCGCACCTGTCCTCGTACTTGCCGGACCGGCTGGACCTGTCGCACCGGTGTTCACTCTGTCTCCGGTCGGGCCTGTCACAGTTGAGGCGACCCCAGCCGTGCCCGCAGGACCAAGAAGTCCAGCCGGACCCGTCGGCCCCGTGGGTCCATAGGCTCCCGTCCTGCTCCCGGCCGGCCCTGTGGGTCCTGTGTTCCCCGTCGCTCCCGTTGTCGCCAAGTGTCCAGTCGGACCGCGGGGTCCGTCGGGACCGGTTCGTGTCGGACCGGCGTCTCCTCCAGGTCCAGTCGGTCCAGACCCTTGACAGAGAGGAACCGAATAGGAACAGGCTTCACGCCGCGGATTGTACGACGACGACAGCATGCCTTTATGCCGTATATGTATAATAAACCCGTACTGTTGCCGTCGTCGTTCCCGACGTCAGCCCAGTTGCGGCTGCATACGCCGACCATTCGCCTCCTGTCGGAGTGATGTGCACTCCAACGACGGCTGGACTCCCATCCGTTGCCACAATCTGATACCCATTGAGCCACGCATACGATGAGGTTGTCGACACTCCCGTCCCAGTGCTTCCGGCTTTGATGCTCGTTGTCGTCAGTCCGGTCAGGTCAATGTCTGCGGTTCCATCGACGATAGTTGACTGGGGTCCCGTACTCCCTGTGTTCCCCGTGGGTCCTGTCGGTCCGCTCGCTCCTGTTGCGCCCGTCTCTCCTGTCATCCCCGTCGGTCCCGTCGGTCCTGTCCAGCCCGTCCACCCCGTCGGACCCGTGTCTCCGGTGTCTCCTGTCGGCCCCGTGGTTCCCGTCTCCCCCGTCGGCCCTGTGGTTCCATCTACACCGGTCGGTCCTGTGGGTCCCGTCGGTCCCGTATAGCCCAGTCCACCCGGCCCTCCCGTGGGTCCCGTTGGGCCTTGAAGTCCGCGGTCGCCAATCGCTCCGATGGGTCCCGTCGGTCCTGCGGGTCCAGTCGGTCCCTGCGGTCCTGTACTTCCAGACTGGCCTGTGCTCCCCGGAGCTCCCGTCGGCCCCGTGCGCCCCGTCGGACCGGTCGGTCCTGTGGCCCCCGTCATGCCCGTCGCTCCCGTGCGTCCCGTGGGACCTGTGGCCCCCGTGGGACCCGTGTTCGAGGCCGTGCCTGGCGCTCCAGTTGGACCCGTAGGACCCGTGGCTCCTGTGGGACCTGTGTTGCCTGTGTTGGTTGCGGTTCCCGAGAGACCTGTGGGACCATCAGCGCCCGGGATTCCTTGCACTCCGGTCGGACCCTGGGGACCTGCCGTTCCTTGGGGACCTGTCCATCCCGTCGGTCCCGTCGGTCCGGTCGGTCCGGGAGGTCCTGTATTGCCTGTGTTGCTCGCGGTTCCCGAGAGACCTGTGGGTCCGGTGCCTCCGGTCGGTCCTGTGGGTCCTGTCTGTCCTGTCGGTCCGACGGGGCCTTCGGGTCCAAGACATGGAGCGGGTGCGCAGTATTGCAGCCCAACGCCCGGAATATAGGTCGTCAGCATCTCTTGTTCACTTCGCTTCAAAGTTTTGCGGCGAAGAGAACAAATGGACGCCTCCGGTGAAGTCTCTGGCACGAACATGGACGCCTCCGGGACCAGCATGGATGTCTCTGGCAGCGAGGTCTACGTTCCCCCTCCCCCTCCGCAGATTACGCTCGCGGACATTCTCGCGGCAACCGAGCTTGTCGCACAGAAGGAAGCCCAGGATAAGGCTGCGCTGGAGTCCATCGGGACCATCTCGTTCGAGACGCTCCGGGTGACTCTGATTCAGTGGGCGAAGGCTGGCTTTCCGAATGCCTCGCCGCTGTACTCGGTTGCGATTACGCCGCCCGAGACGTGCAGTGATGGGGTCAAGCGTGGCCTCGCGGACTATGTGCCGTTTGTGAGTGGAAAGACGATGGCTGAACTCATTGCGCCGCTGCAGGCGCGCTGCCCCGAGTTCGTGGTGTCGTTTGCGACGACGGGTCCTGAGATTCTCATCGTGGTCTCTAGGGCTTAAAGGTCCTGTAGGGATGGGTTGACGTCGGAAGAGTCGCCTGAAGTCCCCACTTCCACGCGAGGTAGCCTTCTATCTGTTGGCGTTGCGTGGTGGTGAGCGAGGTTGTATAGACGACAACTTCAGCGATGTTGCCGTTCAGGGTCTCGGGAGACCCGCTCGCTTGATTCGCAAGTCCATAGGTTGAGATCGCAAAATTCCCCGACGTGGCCGCAAGCGCGTTTCCTTCAACCCCGTCCAGAAACACAGCGCCGGCTGTTCCTGTATACTGAGAGCATCCCACGACGGGAACCCCTGCGACGTGTGAAGCCCGACTCTCGGCAATCATCGTGAGGTTTCGGTAGGTTGTAAGTTTACTCGGTCCTCCCCCTTGAATGTTGATGCCCGTGGTGCGGGCGATGCCGCTCCAATCCCCTTCCCCGGGACTCGCAAAACTAACAACACGCTGGTCCCTCTCTGTGACGAGAGCGTTGGGTTGGTACACGGCGAGAACTGTTAGCGTCGGTCCCGTAATCGAAACACTCCCCCTGATCGTCGACCCGTTAAAGGCTACACTCGCCCGCCCGCCAAAGGCTGCAGTCGTCCGGGTCACGGTTCCAATCGGTGCTCCGTGATTGCCAAGTCCAGACTTGTCGCGCCACTGCGTCACGTCCGACCCCGACAGCGTGAATGTGGCCGAATCCGCTGCATCCAACCACAGCACGCATCCGGATATCTGGGTGGGAAGAATGTCGGGAGCACTATACCTATGGGGGTGGAGCGTCCCCCCGAGACCCCCGCGCAGACCCCACTTCTCGGCAAGATAGCCTTCGATGCGCTGGCGCTGACTGCTCGTAAGGGGGCCGAAGTAAAACAAGATTTCGTTGATAGACCCGTTCATATAAAACCCATCCGACGGGGGTGTTCCGCCCGATGAATTGTTATAGGCCGCCACGAGAAGTTTGAAACTCGACGTATACGTCGCCGTGTTTGCATAGGAGCCTGTCCCCACTACCGTTCCGTTCTGACGGCCCGTAATCGTTGACCTATCCCAGCTAAAACTCAGGAGTCGGCGAGTTGTGGTCGTGTCTGAGAATGACGCATTCGACCCGTATCCGCCAGTGTCTGCTTGCGTGGCTAAGTACATGACTCCGCCCGCACGGAGCATCGTATAGCGATAATATTGGTCTGCATTCGCAACTCTCGCTAGGATTGAACCATCCGCAGTCGTGTTGAATTTGGAGACCGTGAAGATATGGAACTGGTTGCTTCCGAGACTTCCAGCCGTTCCAAAGTCAATATACTGCGAGGATCCGTTGAACGTCACTGCAGGAACGCCGTCTACTGTCGTAAGAACCGGAGAGGCAACAGCAGTTCCGATATGACCATTCCCGCTCTTGTCCCGCCACTGCGTCACGTTGGAGCCCGACACGGTCATCGAGGCCGCATCCGCAGCATCTATCCAAAACGCACACCCCGGAATCTGCGTCGGGGTAAAGACCGGACTCAAGGCGCGCTTCAGCTGCAGCCAGGGGGTTGTAGGCGAGGGGAGATTCGCCTGAAGTCCCCACTTCCACGCGAGGTAGCCTTCCATCTGCTGGCGCTGGGCAGTGGTCAGTGTATTGGAGAACAGAATCAACTCCGACAGCGCTCCAGCCCACGGTGCCCATCCGCCGACTCCAGCACCGATGGCGATCATGGTTGCATTCATAGTTACGGTTGCAGGCGACCCTATCATCGTTGCAGCCGTCCCGTTTCTCCAGACCAATGTATTTGACCCATTGAAGCCGACCGTATACATGCGAAGACCAGTCTGCGCTCTCAATGTCGTCACGAACTCAGCGGCTGGCCAGCCCCCTCCCGTCCACACCCCCAAGTCCGCATATCCACCAGCGGTGTGGGGAACGGGACCCTGGACAGATCCATACTCATTTCCGTTGACTCCAATCAACCACTCGTTCGCCGATGTACTCGTGGTGGAATAGACAGCAAAGACCGTGGTCTGCTGTGTCATCGTATAGCCCCCCTGAAACCGCGCAGACGCATTGAACTGAACTTGGTTTGATACGTACGTAGGGGGCGTGTTGCAAAGTGAAAGCGTTGTCAACCCCGTCTTGTCCCTCCACGCTGTCACATTGCTTCCCGAGAGCGTCAATGAACTTGCATCCGCAGCATCCAGCCAGAGTGAACATCCTGGTATCTGGCTGGGGAGAACCACGGCGGGAGCAAATCGGAAGGGATGCGAGACTCCGCCCATGCTCGAGCGCAGGCCCCATTTGTCCGCAAGATAGCCTTCCACTTGCTGTCTCTGTGGAGTCGTGAGAGCCGTTGTATAAATAAGGATTTCGGCGTAATCGCACGACAGATACTCGCCATCGTTGTCCCCGGACCCGAAAAAGTGTCGGCTGGCGGACGACCCTGCAAGCGCACCTGACCCCAAATCCCTTCCATTCGCGTAACTGTTGAATCCTCCGCTAAGTGTGGCGCTATAGATGAACGGAACGGATTCGGCGACCGAGATGACATTCGTAACTGGGTTCCCCAGTGAAGCGAACGCAATCACTTGGGCTGGAAAACTTGTCGCCTCCGTATAGATTTGGCGCTGCCCGTCGACGTTGTTAATCAGTAGCTGTTGCTTCCCGCTCCCCAGGCCTGTAATCCGTACGACGAAAAAATAGGTAATGTTCACGGCTTGAATCACGTTCGTCGTTCTGACACTGTTTTTACTTGCCCGTACAAACCTGGCGGCGGTGAGACCGTTGGGCCAGGTCGTTACCGTGGGCATCGTGGAACTTCCAGGTCTTCCGTTGACGCCGTGATTGTCCGTCCCGCTTTTGTCCGTCCACCTCTCCCCCCCATTGAACACGGCTGCATCCGCAGCATCCAACCAGAGCGACAGGCCATCAATGTCCAGGGGAGAGAAGGTTCGGAGAGCCGGAAGGGCCAGAGGGAACGCGTGCGCTGCAGGCAGAACTGAAGGTTTCACGCGGATCGGAATCCCCCACTTGGACGACAGATAGCCTTCAACGGTCTGCCGCTGTGTCGTCGTCAGGGCATTGCTGAACAGGAGAACCTCAGAGATGACTCCGTTGAACATTCCGTTCCCAGGACCTCCCCAATAGGGATTCCCACCCGGAATGTAGATGGTCGTGGCTCCGACGTTGGAGACCGGGGGCGTGTTGTATCCGCCAACCCCAGGATTGATGTTGGCGTATCCATTGAGGAAGACACTCCAGTACGGCGTCGTCGACGACACCATGCCCGCCATCATGATGGGGAGATTGATCGTCGTATAGTGCGAGTTCCCGGTTCCTCCAGCCCCTTCTTGGGAGGCTTGATAGGTCTGGAAATCGCCGCGATACATCAGCTGGTATCCATTTGCAGAGGACCCCACGAAGAGGGGAATGTTGAGCCCCAACGGTCCCGGGCTTGTCCCCATAAACACAACGAAGGCGGTGAGGTTGTTTCCAAGGGTCGCCGCCGTCGAACTCGTCATCACGTTTCCCGCCGAGAACTGGATGCCAGGACGCCCGTTCATCGCTGTCGCGCTGTAGATACCGGTCGAGTTTGTCGTGACGGTGCGATTGGCTCCAGACTTCTCTGTCCAGGCCGTGACGGTGTTGGAACTGGAGAGTGTCAGCGTTGACCGGTCTCCTGCATCCAGCCAGAAGACACAGCCCGGGATAGTCAGGGGAGAGGGCACTGGGTCCCACTTCTGCGCGAGATAGGCTTCCACTTGCTGCCGCTCCGTCACAGACAGCGACGACTCGAACACAAGCACTTCATGAAACTGCCCGTCAAACGTGTTGAACGCCCCCGGTTCGAGGGTTCCGATGCGGTTGCTTGATGTAATGGATGTCCCACCGCTTGTCTCGGAGGCTCCCTGGACACCGTTAATCCAGAGACTCCGGGCTCCGCTTGTCTGATAGAGAAGGGCCCCAATGTTCCGCTGTTTCACCGCCCATAGGTTTGAGGTCTGAAGGTCGTTGGCTCCCCCAGACCAGAAGGTCTGAAGGGTTCCCGTGCCCGCATTGCCAGACCGGATTCCGAAGATGCTTCCACCTCGCGCACCTGCCGTAATCAGCTGAATTTCGTACGAGGTCGCCGTTGGCGTAAAGACGAAGAAGATGGAGAAGGAGGAGCTTCCGATAGGGAAGGTGTTATCGGGGAGGGTCAGATACTGCGACGACGCTCGCGTAAACACGACGCCATTGGACGCGGTGCTATACGTGAGACCATTCACCGGAGTTCCATGACGCAGGTTCCCGCTCTTGTCCCGCCATTGCGTGACGTTGCTCCCGGACAGAGTCACTGTGGTTGCGTCCGCCGCGTCCAACCAGAGTCGAAGCCCCGGGAGGGTGTCTGGACTGAACCGGGGGTTCTGCACATATCTCCCGACGAACGACATCTTTGCTTACAAGAGCAGAATTGTATTGGAGGTCGCGCCCGAGATGGCAAGCGTCTGCGTATTGTACGACGGGATGACGAGCGGACTTGTCAGATTGAGCGTGTTCGTCAGCGTGATGGTCAGCTGGGACGCCGTTGCATTCCGGAGCGCCCAGAAGTTTCCACCCGCAGAGGTCGCGGTGGTTGCGGGAAGCGCGAGGGCGTTGAAGCCCGAGTTCGTGAGATAGAAGTACGTGTTGTAGTTCGAGGACGAAAGCGTCTGTGAGGTTCCGGTGACCTCAGACACTGTAATCGGAGAGGCTCCTCCACCCGGTCCTGTGACTCCGATTCCTGTCGGACCCGTGGGTCCCGTACTTCCAGTGGGTCCTGTCGCACCCGTGGGACCCGCCACCGTGGAGGCCGCCCCCGTACTTCCAGTGGCTCCAGTGGGGCCCGTCGCACCCGTGGGACCCGTAGCTCCAGTGGGACCCGTAGTTCCCGTCGCACCCGTGTTCACTGCAAACCCTGCAATGCCCTGGAGACCCTGGGGTCCCTCAAGGCCTTGCGGACCTTGAATTCCAGTTGGACCCTGAAGGCCCTGAATCCCTTGAACGCCCTGAATCCCTTGAACGCCTTGAGGTCCTGTCGCCATTGTTAGGACGGCTGGAAATTCTACGGGCCAGAACTCAAATGAGTCTCGGCATGGACGTCTCCGGAAGCTGGACTCCTCCTCCCGATATTCTCACGATGTCCGACATCCTTGGAGAGCATGCGGTCTTGGTCGCAAAAGAACAGGCCGACGGAAACGCCCTTCGCTCGTTTGGAACCGCGTCTGTCCTCGGTCTCAAGCCCGTCTTTGTCGAGTGGGCGTCCAAGGGGTTCCCGGATAACTATCCCCTTCTGACGGTGGAGGTGACCCCACCGCCTCGCTGCAGTGACGGTGTTGTCCGGTCGCTCCCGGACTACATCGACTTCTGCGCAGGGCAGTCTCTCTCGTCTCTGATTGGTCAGCTTCAGGCCAAACTGCCTGACATTCGTGTCTCGTTTGCGAACCTCGGGGGCTCCATTGCTGCGATTCTCTCTAGGGTCTAACCTTCGCAAAGGGATGCGTTGACGGGAGCCTTGCTTGGAGACCCCACTTCGCTGCGAGGTAGCCTTCCACTTGCTGGCGCTGGGGTTGTGTTACATTCGAGTTGTAGCAAATGACTTCGGATAGATTCCCGAGAAACCTGTCCCCCAGACCGCCCCCGGTATCTGTTCCAATGATGACTCCATTCGTCCCTATGTCTCCAGTATTCCCTGCTAACGTTGAAAAGGTTCCACCATTGACTGAAACTGCACTTGTATTGGAAGAGAGTTCACTTGTTCCAAACAGATAGGTAACAAGCTGTGGACTTAAGGTGCCTGTTGCGATCGGCGCTGTAATCGTTGTACTCCCAGCAATCCCCAAGATATTAGAGGTGGAGCTATGCGTTCCTAAATATCCATTCGGGTACCCCACGGACGCAGAGATAAGAATCCGTTGCCAAATATTTGTAAGTGATGTAAGATGCACAACTATAAACCAGGCAAACTGACGATTGGGGGCTAAGGACCAGCCCGATGACGTCAGAATGTTATTACTAAACGTAACAGTTGGGCGCGAGTTAAATCCAGTCGCATTGTAGGTTGGATTTGAAGTTGTTCCAACAGCATTTCGTCCGTTCCCGCTCTTATCCGCCCACGCGGTCACATTGCTCCCGGACAGGGTCAATGTCGTCGTGTCCGCAGCATCCAGCCAGAGAGCAAGCCCGGGTACGGAGACCGGAGCAAACAGCGGCGTGGACGGGAGAACGCTCCGGTAGGGATGCGTTGTCGGCAGGGAGCTCCCGAGCCCCCACTTCTGCGCGAGGTAGCCTTCCACTTGTTGCCGTTGGACGGACGTGAGCGTGCCGAACAGAAAGAGGACTTCGCCAATCGTCCCGTTGAACGCGAGAAATGACATGGGCGGCGTTCCTCCAGTGCCGTCGTTGTACCCCCCAATGAGAAGCTTGTAGGTCGAGTTGAACGTTGCTGTATTGGCAAAGGAGGCGGAAAGGACAGAGGTGCCGTTCAGGTACAGTGTCTGCGTTGTGCGGTCCCATGTCCACGAGATGACTCGGGGTGCAGTACTCGTATCCGCAACGCCAGGAGCAGCGCTCCCTCCGTCTCCCTGCAAGAGCACCAGGAGGGACTCCGATTGCCGCAACAGGCTGTACCGATACTGCGCATCCCCGTACAACGACTTTGCGATAACAGAGCCGGCTCCCGTCGTGGTAAACTGGCACACTACAAACATGTTCAGGTTCGCACTCCCGAGGTCCGCGACATCTCCAAAGTCGAACACCTGACTCCCGTTGAATGCAACGGCAGGGCGTCCATTTAACGTTGTCTGCACAGGAGACCCAGACGACGTCCCTGCGTATTGATTGCTGGACTTGTCCCTCCACTGCGTGATTGCACTGCCCGACAGCGTGAGGGTGGTGGCATCCGCTGCATCCAACCAGAAGGTCGGAGCGAGCACGTCCGTCGGCTGAAACGCACGCATGATGGGAGGTGTCAGTTTGAACGGATGGCGTGTGGGAGGTTTCGATTGAAGTCCCCACTTCCACGCGAGGTAGCCTTCGATTTGTTGGACCTGAAGCTCCGGCAATGCGTCATTGTAACACAGGACTTCGCACATGAACCCATCCGCACTTCCGCCAGCATTGGCATACCGCATTCCAGTTTGAAAGGGCAAGGCCGACCAGTTTGCGCCTCCTGAGGTTGCTAATCCAGAGGGAGCAAGCGGGGTCCCATTGTAATTTCCAAAGACGGACGCCCCATCATATTTGGCTGACGTCAGGGTTGTAACCCCCACAAGCCTTGGTTGTGAAATAAAGGGTGCAGTCGCAGTCTCAAATGTCGAGGGAACATAATACTCATAGCTTGAGGGAAGCCCTTGAACTGCAATCCCGAGTCCAATGATTTTTCCACCGACAGGACCATTTGGATTTCCAATCCACGCCGCACAACTCGTGTTATACCCCGACTCGACACTGGAGGCGAACACAAAGAATAGGGTCAGTTTCGCATTTCCGGTGAGTTCAAAGTTCGTCGTCGACCAAAGCGCGTTCGTCCCCGTTGTGTTGATGACATTTTGCCCATAGGTCGGAGCTGACTTTCCGGACGGGACGGTCATCAAATAGCCCCGACTCGATTTGTCTCTCCATAATCCTATGCTCTGTCCTACGGTCGTAACGGGTTGTGTTCCACCACTATCTTGAAACAAGGTTGTACGGTCCGCTGCATCGAGCCACATGATGCACCCCGGAATCGTTCGGGGGTCAACCCCGAAGTACTGTTGCGCCCCGAAGTTCACGCACGACGCCATTGTTTACAGCAGTAAGAATGTATTGCTCGCGACAGGCGAGACAACGAGGGTGATTGCGTTCGAGGGGGGAATGATGACGGGACTCGCGATGGTCACGCTATTGGCCATGGTCACGCTGAGAGACGACGAGGTTGCATTTTTGAACTGGAAGAACGTTCCGCCTTGCGACGTCGCAGTTGTGCTCGGGTTTGTAATCGTGTTGAACCCCGAATTTGTGATGTAGAAATAGGAATTCGCCAACGACGTGTAGTTCGCAGAGATGTCCACCGACGTTCCCGTCACAACCGTCACGGGAAGCCGCCCGTAGACCGACCCCGAGACATCCAACGCGTTCGCAGACCCGAGTCCCGCACGCGGGGCCGTTGTGAAGACTCCGAGTCCAGTTCCCGTCAAGACGACGTTGGATTGGGCCACGATGACGTTCGACGATGTTCCCGTCGAGGACAACAGAAATCCTGGACCCGGAGAGGTGATGCTTGCGCCACCTCCTCCTCCCGAGGAGGCTCCCGTCGGTCCAGTGGGTCCCGCGACTGTCGAGTTCGACCCTGCAGGACCCGTCGGACCCAGCAGCCCCGCAAACGGAAGACTCCCCCAGGCCGCCGTCCCGTCGCCAATCTTGAACTGACCCGTGTCCAAGACGAGACCAAGCTCTCCTTCCGAAAGAACCGGATTTGCGCTGGTCCATTGCGATGCAAGCCCGCGGCGGAACTGCAGCCGGACGGGCATTTACCTTATACGCCACCGAAATCAATGACAGGGTCTGTCGCATATGTGGAATCGGGGGCCCCTCCATCAAAGACTCCAGACCCACTCGAGGGACCCGTTGGACCTGTGACTCCCGTCCCCGCGACACCTTGGAACCCCTGGATACCTTGCGGTCCCGTCGGACCTGCCGTTCCCTGAACGCCCTGATTTCCTTGCACGCCCTGGATGCCCTGGGCTCCGGTCATGCCTTGGAACCCTTGGATACCTTGCGGTCCAGTGGGCCCCGCCGTTCCCTGGAGGCCCTGATTGCCTTGCGCGCCCTGGACGCCTTGGGCCCCGGTCATGCCCTGGAACCCCTGGACACCTTGCGGTCCCGTCGGACCCGCTGTGCCTTGGAGACCCTGATTGCCTTGCGCACCTTGGACGCCCTGGGCTCCGGTCATGCCTTGGAACCCTTGGATACCTTGCGGTCCAGTGGGTCCTGCCGTGCCTTGAACTCCCTGATTGCCTTGCGCACCCTGGATGCCTTGTGGTCCCGTCATGCCTTGGAACCCCTGGATACCTTGCGGTCCCGTCGGACCCGCCGTGCCTTGAAGTCCCTGATTGCCTTGCGCACCCTGAACTCCCTGGGCCCCTGTCATCCCTTGGAAGCCCTGGATACCTTGCGGTCCAGTGGGTCCCGCCGTTCCCTGGAGACCCTGATTTCCTTGGGCGCCTTGGTTGCCTTGCGGTCCCGTCACACCCTGCTCTCCCTGGGGACCCTGAGGTCCTGTCGCTCCCGTTCCCGAGCTTCCAGTTCCTGACCCCGGTGGACCCGCAGGACCCGTTGGACCCGTTACACCGGCTCCCGTCGGTCCTGTCGCCCCAGTTCCATCGCGACCTGTCGCTCCTGTGGGTCCCGTGGCTCCTGTCTGCCCAGCAGTTCCCGTAGCACCTGTCTGCCCAGCAACTCCCGCAGCACCCGTAGCTCCTGTACTTCCCGTGGCTCCAACACCACCAGCGGAACCTGTCGGTCCAGTGACTCCCGCAGTTCCTGCAGCACCCGTGGCGCCTGTACTTCCCGTGGCTCCAACAGCACCCGTGGCTCCTGTCGGTCCAGTGACTCCCGCAGTTCCTGCAGCACCCGTGGCTCCTGTCTGCCCAGCAACTCCCGCAGTTCCTGCAGGACCCGTGGCTCCTGTACTTCCCGTGGCTCCAACAGCACCCGTGGCACCCGTGGCACCATCACTCCCGATGTATCCCGCCGGACCTGTAGCACCCGTAGCTCCCGTGGCACCCGTGGCACCATCACTCCCGATGTATCCCGCCGGACCTGTAGCACCCGTCGCACCTATGGCACCATCACTCCCGATGTATCCTGCCGGACCGGTCGGACCCGGCACCGTCGACGCGGCTCCTGTGGCACCTGTGGCTCCAGCAGCACCTGTGGCACCCGTCGCACCTGTCTGCCCAGCAACTCCCGCAGTTCCTGCAGGACCTGTGGCTCCCGTGGCTCCATCACTCCCGATAGAGCCCGTCGGCCCTGTCGGACCCGGCACCGTCGACGCAGCTCCCGTGGCACCCGTTGCGCCAGTGACTCCCGTCCACCCCGTCCAGCCTGTCGGCCCCGTCCAGCCTGTCGGCCCCGTCGCTCCTGTTGGACCTGTGGCTCCTGTCGAGCCCGTCGGTCCTGTTGACCCTGTAGCACCCGTGTCTCCCGTTGCGCCAGTGACGCCTGTCCACCCTGTCCACCCGGTCCATCCCGTCCAGCCCGTGGGTCCCGTCGGTCCTGTGTCTCCTGTTGCACCAGTGGCTCCGGTGGCTCCGGTCGGACCTGTCCATCCCGTGGGTCCTGTGTCTCCTGTTGACCCTGTGGCGCCCGTCCAGCCCGTCCATCCCGTCCATCCCGTGGGTCCGGTTGACCCCGTGTCTCCTGTCCACCCCGTCCATCCCGTGGGACCGGTCCATCCCGTCCAGCCCGTGGGACCTGTGACGGTACTCGCGGCTCCCGTTGCGCCGGTTGCTCCGGTGGGTCCTGTGGGCCCTGTCACGCCTGTGGGTCCCACAACCGTGGACCCCGGTCCCGTCGGTCCTGTCACACCCTGCGGTCCTGGACCTCCACCTGGACCTTGAACACCGGTCGGACCTTGGGTTCCTGTCGGACCTGCGACACCTTGAGACCCTGCGACACCCTGAATGCCTTGGAGCCCCTGGGGACCGACCGGACCGGACGGACCTGCAATGCCTTGGAGTCCCTGTGGACCTGCCGGACCCACCGGTCCTGTTGTTCCCTGCGGACCCGTCCGTCCCGCAATCCCTTGGGGACCCGGCATGCCTTGGAGGCCTTGAACGCCTTGGGGTCCTGTCGCCATTGGTAAACTGGGCGGGAAAATCTACGCCGGGTAAGCAAATGAGTGATACAGTTGAAGACACCTCTGAACTCGCACTGAATCTAGAGCCTCCCACTGCTCCGCCAGACATTTTGACCCTGGCCGACCTTCTTGCGGACCATGACAGTCTTCTCGCAAAGGAGGCCGAGGATAGGCAGACTCTCGAGTCGTTTGCGTCCCAGTCCATTCAAGGGCTCAAGCCGAAGCTCCTGGAATGGGTGCGGAAGGGACGTCCCGATGGATTTCCGATTGTGAGTCTTTTGATTCAGCCTCCCGCCCAATGCAGTGATGGGGTCGTACGAGACCTCCCGGCCTACATTGAGTTTTGTTCCGGGGCGTCGTTCGCTGACCATGTTGGACGTCTGCAGGCAAAGCTTCCCGATATCCGCCTCTCGTTTGCGAACATCTGTGGGGCTGTCTGTCTCACGGTCCTCAAGGCCTGAACTTTGAATAGGGATGGGTCGCTGGGAGCCTTCCTTGGAGTCCCCACTTCCACGCGAGGTAGCCTTCCACTCGAAACCGATCCTCCGTGCCGAGACCATCATAATAGAAGAGGATTTCCATGATGTCAATGGCTGTGTTAAACGTAGCCGTTCCCAGTCGATAGGTTGCACTTGTAGTTGTATAACTTAACGCTCCATCCGACGTTGTGAGGGTTCGCGAGGTCCCATTGAATGTTAATACATTCGTAGCCGCCCCGGGACCGTTTACAATGCATGTCATGTAAACATCTGACATCAGTGCGGCAGAAATGTCCGCAGCAACTTTGATGGGAGTGACCGTCCCGGCCGGTCCCATCGATATTCTATTTGTCGTGGCATTGACATGCCTGACAAGGACTTCATCGAACCCAGTTCCTGTCACCCGATTGAAAAGTCCACTGAAGGTTCCGGTCGTTAAGGGCGTGACCTGTCGTGCAACGATACACCACGTCCGAGGCGTTGTATTCAATGTCAGCGTGGTGCGCAATTCAGCTCCCGCCGGACACCGAACGTAGTTTAACCCATTTGCGATGTTCCCCGACGTACAGGACCCCACTGCATTGGACGCATTTCCTCCCAGCGACCCTTTGTTGACCCAATTCGTCACCTGCGTCGTTCCCGTGAGGGTTGTCAAATCTGCTGCATCAAACCAGATGGCACACGTGTTCGACACATTCTGTGGAGCAAAGAGCGGCGTGTAGGGAGGATTCCGGGAATAGGGGTGGGAGATGGGGAGAGACCGATTGGTTCCCCACTTCCATGCCAAGTAGCCTTCAATTTTTTGCCGTTGAGTGTCCGTGAAGCCACTCCAATCGTATTGGAGAAGCTCTCCCAAGACAAAAGGGGTCCCGCTACTGCCAAGGAACATGGTTACCGGCGTATTCCTGGGGTAATTTGCGGCTGATGCATTGGAGTTCTTGTTCAGTTCGGTCCCATTCACGGTAATCGGTCCGCTTCCGTTCGCATGGTGCATCACCACGACCAAGGGAACGCCGAAGGGTTGTGCGGGACCGTTCGCGTCCATAATGGCTGCACCGTTCGTCGTGGTTCCCGATATACGGGCATAGCTAGCATTGTTGGAGAGATAGGATCGCTGACCGGGATTGACATAGGTTGAGAACGACTGTGTACTAAACCCTTGTATAATATTACCGGTACTCACATCCACGCGATAGGCGATGAATTGGGCGCGTTCATTGTACACGAATGTCAAATTTCCGATACCCATGAATCCCGCCATATACACTGCGTTGAGGCCATTGATGTTTGACACTCCAGTTGTCAATGTGCCGCCCGCTCCCGTCAAGTTGTTGGCCGCCAACCCGCCCATTGTACCCTTGTTGCTCCACCGCGTTAGTGCCGGTGCACCCGTAAGGGTCGCAGAGTCTGCGGCATCAAACCAGACGGCCGGCCGGACTCCAATATCCTGCGGGATAAACTGGCGCATCACGGGTGGATATCCCTTGTAGGGGTGGCTCACGGGAAGGCTCGCTTGAAGCCCCCACCTCCACGCCAAGTAGCCTTCCACTTGCCGACGTTCACTGGTCGATAGCCCTCTATCGTACACGATGATTTCTCCCACGGTTCCAAGCCAGAAGTTGTCGGTCGCGGAGAGAAGGCCGGCACGGTTTCCGATAGCATATCTCGTGATCGCAAAGGCCGACCCACTTGAGGTTGGACCCGTCCCTGCAACCCCGTCCTTCCAAAGCTGTCCGTTGGTTCCGCTATAGACCCCTGCAGCTTGGAAGGGGTCGTTATTCGTCAGGTTCGCCGTGCTGGAAATTACTGCGTTGCGGATGGTGGTAAGCGGCCGCGAGCTGTCGCCGACGTAAAGTGCAAGAACTCCAGTTGTGCCGGTGTCATCAACTCCCGTTGCAGCGGCCATACTCAGCAACCGCTGAGTTTTTCCGACCTGAGGAACCGTCGTCACCGCAACCGCAAAGTAGCTGAGTGCGGCCCGCGTCATAGTGGGTGAAATCGCCCCCGTAAAGTAATTTCCCGTTCCCAGTTGGACCGCGGGTCTGTTATTCAGGGTTGAGACCGTTGGAGTTCCCGTTGCGGTCGCTGCCGTACCTCCATTCGCCTTGTTGGTCCATGCCGTCAGTGTTGGCGCCGTGCTATAGGTGAAGGTCCCACTATCCTGTCCGTCCAACCAGAGGCGGCAGGCTGGAATCGTCCGGGGGTCGAACGCAGAGTACTGCTGGCCCGAGAAGCCGATAATCGCCGCCATTGTCTAGAACAACAACATTGTGTTGGCATTACTGGGCGAGACAACAAAGGCGACTGCGTTGGAGGGTCCAATCACAACGGGACTTGTCAGGCTCAGGGTTGCATTCACGGTCACGCTGAGATACGCCGAGGTCGCATTTTTGAGCTGGAAGAAGGTGCCGCCCGCCGTTGTTGCCGTCACTGCAGGAAGCGTTAGATTTGAAAATCCACCGTTGGTGATATAGATGTATGTGTTTGCGTACGCTTGATAATTTGCGCTGAGGTCGAGCGTTGTCCCGGTCACGATGTAGACAGGGAGACGCCCATAGATAGTTCCAGAGACATCGAGGGCGTTGGCAGACCCGACTCCTGCGCGCGGTCCAGACGTAAAGAGTCCAAGAGAGGTCTGGTTGAAGACAAGGTTCGATTGCGCTTGGGCAACCATCTCGGAAGTTCCGGTCGCCGTGAGAACATATCCTGCGGACGGATTCTGAATGGGAATTCCCGGCCCAGTCGGTCCTGTATCCCCGGTATCCCCCGTGGGCCCAGCAACCGTACTGTCCGCTCCTGTTGGACCTATGTCTCCCGTCGGTCCTGTCGACCCCACCCGCCCGGTCGGATAGAACCGAACATTTGTGAACGTATATCCACCGGTCTCTGTCACAGTTGTTGCTGCTCCAACAAACCTGTACTGGACCCCTGTGTTGAGCGTAATGGTTGTGAGAAGGACTGCATTCTTATAGACGAACGCCTGTCCACCGTCCGTGTAGATAGAGAAGATATCGGTGGAGACGTACGTCCCACTTGCAGTTTCGCCTGACCCCGACGCATTGGTTGAAAACTCAGCCCCACCGAATCCGTATGTGAAGATAACTGTGCAATAGTTCGAGAACGAAGTATCTGCTATCCCGACCGAGACCACGTCGCCGGGGACGGTGATGCTGGGAGCAACAAACTGCGTATACGTCCCCTCGTTGAGGATATCTAACGATTCGACCGTCCGAACCACCGCATCGGCTGCACTGAGCACGAACGATGTCGGGGACAGTACCTGTGCACTGCCCGAGTCGACAGCGAGTGTTGTGAACGTCGCCCCTGTCGGTCCTGTCGGTCCCGTGTCTCCCACAGTTCCACGCTCTCCCGGGTCCCCCGTGGGTCCAGTCTCGCCAGTGGAACCTATTGCACTAGGTCCACCTGTGGGATACACACTCGCGCCAGAGATGGTTGCGATAACACCTGGCCCACCCAACCCTTGGAGGTTGGTGACCTCAGTTTCCCTCCCGCCTAGGAACCCTGTCTGAATCACAGACCCATTCAACAGAATCGTCCCAACGTTGCCCCCAACGATGACGGTAATCGTATCCCCTGGGCTGTAGGACACTGGAGTCCCATCCACATCATTCACAACCGGGGTCAGTGTCGACGCATCCGTGACGTTGACATACGTGTGGTAGAATCCCAAGTCGACCTCCATCACTCCACCCGTGTAGGTGGGCACCGTGCAGCGGAAGACAGCACCGCCAACGACCAAGTCAAAGACCGACGGAAACGCGGAGCTTACTCTCTCCGACTCATCTCCGTCCAGCTCAATCACCGAGTCTGTGATAGTGGGAGACCCGAGCACCGCAACAAAGCTGTTCGCATGGAGTCCGGTCGGGCCCGTGTCTCCGGTCGGACCTGTTGGACCCGTGTCTCCGGTCGGACCTACCTCTCCTCTCTCTCCTGCCTCTCCTGCCGGTCCCGGGTCTCCGGTTGGTCCCGTGTCTCCCGGACTCCCACGCTCTCCTGTCGGCCCAGTCGCACCGTCAACGCCCACATAGCCCGTCGGCCCGGTTGGTCCGGTCGCACCATCAACCCCCACATAGCCTGTGGGTCCTGTCGCTCCAACGTCACCGGTGGGTCCCGCAACTGTACTGTCCGCTCCTGTCGGTCCGGCTGTTCCTTGTGGGCCAGTGGGTCCAGCGGTTCCCTGAGGCCCGGTTGGCCCTGCAACTGTACTGTCCGCTCCCGTTGGCCCTGCTGTGCCCTGAGGTCCAGTGGGTCCAGCGGTTCCCTGGGGTCCAGTCGGCCCGGCTGTGCCTTGAGGTCCGGTTGGTCCTGCAACTGTACTGTCCGCTCCTGTGGGTCCTGCTGTTCCTTGAGGTCCAGTTGGTCCCGCGGTTCCTTGGGGTCCGGTCGGTCCTGCCGTGCCTTGGGGTCCAGTGGGCCCGGCTGTGCCTTGCGACCCCGTGTCTCCCGTGGGGCCCGCCGTTCCCTGAGGTCCGGTCGGCCCAGCTGTGCCCTGAGGGCCTGTGGGTCCTGCAACCGTACTGTCCGCTCCTGTCGGTCCTGCTGTTCCTTGAGGCCCAGTTGGTCCTGCCGTGCCTTGGGGGCCTGTGGGTCCTGCCGTGCCTTGCGGCCCTATGTCTCCAGTGGGTCCAGCGGTTCCCTGCGGGCCAGTCGGTCCTGCCGTGCCTTGGGGTCCGGTGGGTCCCGCAGTTCCCTGGGGTCCTGTCGGTCCTGCAACCGTACTGTCCGCTCCTGTCGGTCCTGCTGTTCCTTGGGGTCCTGTATCCCCAGTGGGTCCCGCTGTTCCCTGAGGTCCCGTCGGTCCTGCTGTGCCTTGAGGGCCTGTTGGGCCTGCTGTGCCTTGAGGTCCTGTGGGTCCTGCAACCGTACTCGCAGCTCCTGTGGGTCCTGCCGTTCCCTGAGGTCCAGTGGGCCCTGCTGTTCCCTGAGCTCCGGTTGGCCCAGCAACTGTACTGTCCGCGCCCGTGGGTCCGGCTGTCCCTTGAGGTCCGGTGGGTCCGGCTGTTCCCTGCGGTCCTGTATCTCCAGTGGGACCCGCTGTTCCTTGGGGTCCGGTGGGTCCTGCGGTTCCCTGAGGCCCAGTCGGTCCGGCTGTGCCTTGGGGTCCGGTGGGTCCAGCTGTGCCTTGGGGTCCTGTAGGCCCAGCAACCGTGCTGTTCGCTCCTGTGGGTCCTGCGGTTCCCTGCGGTCCTGTGGGACCCGCTGTTCCCTGGGGTCCTGTTGGTCCTGCGACCGTACTGTCCGCTCCTGTTGGTCCGGCTGTGCCTTGAGGGCCCGTCCATCCCGTCCAGCCTGTCCAGCCTGTGGGTCCAGCGGTTCCTTGTACGCCCTGGATGCCCTGGATGCCCTGCGGACCCGTCACTCCAGCCGCCCCCTCGGGACCCTCCGCTCCCTGAATGCCCTGAATGCCCTGCGGACCTGTCTGCCCCGTGGGTCCGGCTGTTCCTTGCGCACCCTGAATGCCCTGCGGACCTGTATCCCCTTGAATGCCCTGCGGACCTGAGGGTCCGGCCGTTCCTTGCACGCCCTGCACGCCCTGGGCTCCTGCAACACCTTGAACCCCCTGAGGACCTGTGGGGCCAGCTGTGCCTTGAATCCCTTCGATGCCCTGTGGACCTGTCCACCCCGTCCACCCCGTCCAGCCCGTGGGTCCTGTTGCGCCTGTATTCGTCGCAGTTCCTGCCGGACCGGTAGCTCCCGTTGCACCCGTCGCCCCTGTCGGACCTGTCGCCCCTGTCGCTCCCACGCTGACATAGGGGAGGAGAGTCCACGCTGTTGTCCCATCGCCAATCTTGAGACGGCCTGTGTTTGTTTCAACTCCGGGTTCCCCCGACAGGAGCGTGGGGTTGTTCAGGCTCCAGTTCGTCGAGGTGTCCCGTCGAAGCTGAAGCTTCTTCGCCACCGTCGGACAGGATGACATTGTATTTTAGTCGCATACATTTGTGCCCGAATCGCCGAAGTCAAGGATGTCCACACCAGAGCCATCGATGATATCGCACACATCGGACGTCGCATTGCCGGCATCCGCGATGTACTCCGGGGCAGGACAGACGTGCGGGACACCGCGAACACACCCAGTGCAGATGGCCGTCAAAAAATTCCACTCCAACGACCCGTTCGTGGACCCCTTGTGCCCCACTGTAAGGGTTGGGTTTGAGATGATGGCTCGGCGTCGAACTCCCTCAGTAAAAAGACCTGCATCTCGCGTCTGGGAGTGGAACGAGCGCGATTTGTGGGTCTGAACCGGAACCGGAAGCGGGCTGGGGGGAGGCGCGTCCTTGTTCAGGTAGAGTGTGTACGAATGATAGAGCACCACAAGGGCCAGGAGCCCAAGGGCAATGGCATTGAGCCCCATTGTCTACCGCTTAGATATCCTCCACATTCACTTCTCCCTCGTCCTCGCTGTCCTCCGCAATGATGATGCCTCCTTCCTCCTCCTCTGCACCTCCTGACATCTCTGTGAAGAACTTGGCATTCAGGTCCGGCTTCAGCTTGCGCAGCTTCGCTACTTGAGCTGCAGAGAAGACGGCAACAATCTCATGGGTTGTCTGCGCCAGTCCCGTCTCTGCGAGGACGACAAGCGCTCCCGGGTCCACCCAGACATCCTTCTTTCCGCGTCCACGCAGACCTCCCCGCATGGGAACGATTTGCGTGACCTCAACACCATGGTCGCCCTCGTATTCGTTGAACTCCTTCTTGACATAGAAGACCTCCATTCGTCCAGACCCCATACGACGCACGACGCGACCGACAAACACGCCATCCGTGTTTGTTCCATCGCGATAGTCCTCGAGGAGATTGTCAATGATTGTCCGGTTGTTCCTCGCCTTGGAGGACTCGGAATTGCTCTGAGACTTGTGCTTGGACCCGCCAGTGAGATTGCGAGGCATTGTGCTATCTCTTTGTCTTCCGCGTACGCTTCCGTTTTCCACCGAGACCGTGCGGAATTGGCTTCAGCAATCCGTGCATACGCTTCCAGCGCATTTCAAATCCATCCACTGGCGACGGATACTTCGCAGCGAGGGCCACAATCTCTTCGAGGTCCCCCTTGAGAAAGGGCGCCTTCATCAACGTCACATACCGCATCCAGTCCTTGAGCTCCTCTTCCTTGGCCTTCACTGTTGCCATTGTATACTCTCCACCAAACTTCACACCCCCCCTCGTCGACACTCGTTTGCCCCCTCCCTCGATTCTTGCAAAACGCTTGAGGGTATTTAAAGGACGTTGACCATTTACACGACCCGCCCTCTTCACGACGTCATC